TTCCAACTTTTTAAATATACTATCCTCGTTCAATTCTTCACGTATTTTATTGAGGACTGCTTTAGTTTCCTCGTTATAAACACTTAACATGTGAGTGTAATCTGTCATATAATAAACAAATCCTTTTATTTTTTTTTTTGAAATGGACGTAAACATCAAGATTTCATTTGATCAGTGTAGCCGGGGTTACTTCCAAAAATTCCATAAGAACTATTCCATTGTCATTGACACAATGTACCATATTTAGTATAAATAGTAAATATAAAGTAGTGAAATAAAATGAAAAATTTTTGGGGTATAGAGGTTATAAAAGTTATGAACCTGTAAGATGACATAGCTGCTTTTGTGTGATAGTATGCTAAAAAACTGTGGAGTAAACGCTTTGTCAGAATTAACAACAGATCCCCAATATCTCGAAATGGTTATAGCTAAAGCTTTGATGGAAGACAAAGACTTTGTTGCAACCATCACTAATGTTTTTGAAGAAAATTACTTCGACTCTCCTGATGTGAAGTCTTTGTTCACTTTCACAAAAAGCTATTTCGCGGAATATAATGAGATTCCTACTCGTAGTATTGTCATAAACAGTATTCCCTTGGATTCAAGAAGTTCTCTTGAAACATACCTGAATCACACTAATAACACTGACATAAATATTCCACAAAACCGTGATTGGTTAATGACACAGACTGATCTATATCTAAAAGACAAAGCAATTAAGGATGCGATTAGAAAATCGGTTGATGTCATTGATAGTCGTGGAGATACTCACGATATCAGGAAAATGGTCGAAGAAGCATTATGTCGATCAATAAATATTGATATCGGACTAAACTATTTCAGGGATATAGGTCCACGACTAACACGAATGTTTACGGATGAAAACCAACGACTTAAGACCTATTTTCCGGTATTTGATGAGTTTATTAATGGGGGTTTCCCGCCTAAAACGCTAAGTGTGTTTGTTGCTAAAATCCACGGATTTAAATCAAATGTTATGGCGAATATGATAGCCCGACAGGTTTTAAATGGCAAAAACATTGCTCTTGCCTCACTTGAAATGTCCGAGGATATGTTTGCTCAACGATTCGATGGTATTTATTCATTATTAGATATAAATAGATTTTATTTCAACCGTAGATTGAAGCAAAGATTGGTTGGAAGATTGCGTGAAATTAAAGATTTACCGGGTCGAGGCGATCTTCATATTAAAGCGTTTCCTACAGGTAAAGCGTCAGTGAATGATTTCAGGAAATGGGTTCGTGAATTGAAGATGAGGGGTGTTCAATTAGACGGGTTTTTCTTTGACTATCTTAATCTTATGGCATCTACCGAAGTCGGTAAATCAGATAATACCTACAGTTCAGTTAAAAGTATTGCAGAAGAAACTCGCGCCATGGGATTTGAGTTTGATATCCCAATGATTTCAGTAAGTCAGTTAAATCGTGCTGGTACTTTTATGAATTTTGATGATGTTGATATGAATAGCATTGCTGAGTCAATGGGTGTTCCTGCTACTGCTGATTTTATGATGATTATGGGTTCTAATGACGAACATATGGTATACAACAACGAGGTTCATTATAAAATAGTCAAAAACCGTCTTGGGGGTAGAGTAGGTGAAATGGACAAATTTTATTATGATGCTCGTTCAATGAAAATGTATTGTTCGTCTGAAATGGAACAATGGATGCAAGACGTAGATATTTCTGGAGATGATAGGATGATATCCCCTCAACCAGAATCGCAGCAACATCAAGGGAGAAGAAGGAGAGAATGATATTTGTTATAGGCATACATAAAACAGGGTTAACATCACTATCTCATGCCATGAGGGAGTTGGGTCTTGAAGGCTGGCAATATCCCCATCCAAACAATGTTAGTATGTTGAGAATGGGGCGAGTCAAGATAGATTTTGGGTGCGATTGTCCATTTATGTATGATTACAGAAAATGGGGTGCTATGTTCCCTAATTCAAAATTTATTGTTACAACCAGAGAAGACGAAAAAGAATGGATTTCCTCAAACAGAGCGCAGCAAGAAAAGAGGAGATTTCCTTATTACAGAGATATTTATACTATGGGTTTATGGGGTCAACTTGAGTTTACAGATGAACATATGTTGAAGGTAAAAGAAAAACATTACTCAGGTATAGCGGAATACTTCAAAGGCAGACCACAAGATGTATTATATATGAATGTTATAGAACATGGTGATGGTTGGGATAAACTTTGCCCATTCATTGGGAAAGATATTCCTAATACACCATTTCCACATAGGAATAAGAGAGATGATTGAGACATTAGAACTTGGTGAAAATTTAATAGATAATCATATAATACCTGATTGTATTAAACGATATACAACAGACAAATTACCTATCCATCTAGCAGTACATGAGATAAATGCTAATGATAATTTTGATGTTTATTGTGATGTGCATGAACATGAAGGTGAAGATGAACTGAATATAATTTTAGGTGATGTGGAATTTGAACTATTAGTAGGGTCTGATTATCAAAGAGTTAATAGTAGAACTGCAGTTTGGATACCAGCAGGAGTACCCCACTCTGCAAACGTCACAAGAGGAACAGGTTATTTTATATGTATAAGATTCAAGAAGATTTAGAACATTGGCAAAATCTACAACCGCCACTGTCACCGAATAGTTATGAGATTTCCCTGTATAGTGAATTAACTAGTCATGGAATCGCGGGGGGTAATGTTTTATTGTTGGGAGAAACCAAGTCATTAATGGGGTTTGCCGCAAAAACAATAGATCTTCATCCGATTCGCGGGGAATATGGCGACTGGTTTGATATACAGGGGCTTTATAGTACAATTATAGGGGATGGTGTTATAAATCTTGCAGGGATGGAGTTAGTTGATGTGGTTAGACCTCACTGTAAACGGTTTGTAACAAGAGTTTTTACGAAAAGATTACCCGGTATGAAATATGCCACTTATTTTCCGACAGTGTTTCCAGATTCTAGTCTAAATTTCAAGACACAAGATGGATGTAGAATGATAATTTGGGAGTTTTAAATGAATATTTTATGTATGTTTTCTGGTGGACTGGATAGCACAGGAGCTTTATACTCATTGTTAACCCAATCTGAGTATAAAGATTACAATATTCACGTGCATTCTATGGGTCTATCTAATATAGAAAACAGGAGTGGTGCAGAATTTCAGGCAACGATGAATATCAAAAAAATGGTTCATTGACAAAGGATATAAATTTAAGTTTACACGAAGTGTTCATGAATATAAATTTATGTCAAATTGTTTTATATGGGATTCTGATATATGTGCATTTATGGCAGGACAGATCACTAGATGCTCACCAAGAAGCTACAACTATATTGTTATGGGTAGAACAAAAACAGATGATGATATGAATCACTCGAATATGACAGGTCGTATTAAGAGAGCTAGAGAGATATTCCATGCTTCTTATGGAGAATCTTCCAAACAAAAACCTGAATATCTTTATCCTGTTATAGACATGACCAAGCAGGATATATGGGATATGTTGCCCGAGGAGTTAAGAAATTATACATGGTCGTGCAGAACACCAAAACAAAATAATAAATTTGATTGGGTGACCTGTGGGTCATGTATCACATGTAATGATATAAAAAAGTATATAAGGAGTGATTGATGGTAACTGAATTAAATGCCGAAAAATGGAAAGAAATACTTGACAAAGAAAGGATTGCAGTGGTTAAATGTTATGCTTCATGGTGTGGTCCATGTAAATTTTACGCACCTCATTTTCAGAAAGTTTCCGACAATTTAAGTGTTTACAATGACACTGAAATCAAGTATTATCAAATGAACAATGATAAAAGTCTAAGTTTTAAGCGATCATTTAATGTAATGGTCTTGCCGTCTGTGTTATTTTTTGTGTATGGAGTTTTGGTTTATAAAATCCAAGGAATAACAAGATCTGCTATTTTTGAGGAAATACTCGATAAAACACTGAAAGTACCTTTTTCTATAAAAGAACCATAATGACATTTCATGAATTAAACATTGATTAAAAACTCATTAAAGGAGTGGATATAAAGAATGATAGAGTATAAAGTTGTGGAAAACCCCCCTAATTTTGGGGGATGTGAGTTAATATTAAACGAATTAGCCGAAGATGGTTGGAGAGTCATAGGATTTTCTCAATATCAAATATGCCTTGAAAGGGAAAAACAAAATGAAGATGACGAAGTTAAGCAAATCTGTGGATAATGTTGTTGAAAAATTTGAGGACTTGATTGAAGGAACTTTCTTCGAAAATGTATATTACTACTGTTATCGCAAATTTAAATGGGGGTGGTGGAATCCACGCACTGCATGGTATAAGGTCAAATATGGTGTAGGAAATCTCATTAGTTATTTCTATTTGATCTGGAATGATCGTGATTGGGATTATCACTATTGGGTCAGTATGAACATCAAAAAACTTGAGAGAATGGAAAACCTCATCCGTAATCACGGTAACCATCTATACAATGTTCGTGACGCCGACAATATCCACCTTGCCGTGTTGATCCTCAAGAGAATTCAGGCTGACGAATATCATGAGAATGCTTTCAGGGATCACAATAAAAAGTGGGGTAACTTAAATATTTCATGGAAAAAATTAAATGATGGAACTGAATGTAGTCAGATGTTGTCTGAAAGGGAGAATGTCAAAACCGAAAGCGACGAGAAATACGAAATTAAGGCTAGCCGTAGACTGATTATGCACAGTGATTACATGAAAAAACAAGACCTTGAATATGTAACAAAGATAATCAATAAGTACTTGTTTAGTTGGTGGGATTGATGACGGAGAAATTGCGTCATATAACAGAAAAAATACATCAGTGTAGAAAATGTCCCTTATGTGATAACGATAAAACGTTACCATATATCGGGGAGTATGCAAAAAATATATTCCTACTGGATTTTATCCGACATGATGCACATGATTACATGGATAAATTATGGAAATTATTCAAAGAAGTTGGATTATCTAAACAAGAATTTATTGTTATATATACAACTCAGTGTATGACAAAACCAACAAAACGTGGAGGAAAAATACATACGTCGCCACCCGCAAAAATTCACCGAGAAAAATGTAAACTTTGGCTAAATGAGTTTGTACATGCCTTGGATAAACCTAAGATGTTAATCATGGGTAATGTGGCAATGGAGCATGTAACGAATCAGTTTTCTGGTATTGTTGAGTTGAATGCGACCACAATCAAACCAAAAATAGAAGGTGTTATTGTGCCATGTGTTTTATCCGTAAGCCCTAGTTATTTAAAAGAGTGGGGGGAAGGGTATTATATGGTGAAAAAAAGTCTTGAAGTCTTCAAACATCTGTGATATAGTCTATTTGTCTCTAGCGAATAGGAGTTCATAATATTTTTAAATTTTTATAAAGAAAAATTAGTTGAAGCGCAAAAACTTGATCCTAATTCTAAACTTGTAGTAAAACGAGACGGTAGATCAGCAAAGATTTTCTATGGCAAGTTTGTTGACTTTTATCAGCATAAGAGTCTGGTCGCTCACCTTCTCAATTAAAGGAAATGGAATATTATGAAAGTATTTCTTGATGATGAAAGAGTTACCCCAGATGGGTGGTTTCGTACCTATGACCCGACTCAGACCATCGGCATCCTTGAAATGGGTTTAGTTACACATTTAAGTTTAGACCATGATTTGGGTGACGATGAATTGATAGGTACGGGTTATGATGTTATTCTATGGATTGAAGAAAATGTTGTGTTGAACGACTTCAAGCCGCCTATCATTATGATTCACTCCGCAAACCCCTCTGCCCGTCAGAAGATGGAAGCGGGTATTAAACAGATAAGGAAATTGTATGAAAATTCAGGTAGTTAGCGATATCCATGCAGAATTTGGATTAATTCAGAAAAATTATGACAAGATGGTTGATACCCCTGCTGATGTATTAGTATTGGCAGGGGATATTGCATCATCCAATTCAATTATATCGGTTCTCAAAAAAATCAAAAAGGATTGTAGCCATAAACAGATCATATTTGTTGCTGGTAACCACGAATTTTATGGAACCTCAAGAAAAACACTTGATCCTGAGTTAATGTCTGTAAGCGGTGGTAATTTAAACATTTTAATCGAACGTGATATTGTTATTGGTGGCATCATCTTCGTTGGTACTACCGGATGGTGGGATGGTTCAGGTGGTACTCTTGGTATGACCGTAAAGTATGGATTAAACGACTTCCGTATGATATATGATCTTATGGATAACGGTGATGGTGTGTGGTGGGGTCAGAAATCAAAAACATTCATTGACAGTAAATTATACTTCTATAGAGATACTTTCCCTGACATGAAAAGGGTTATAGTCACTCACCACTTTCCTCACAGGGGTAGTATTAGCTCTAAATTTCAAGGTTCAGCATTGAATGTGTGTTTTTATAACGCATGGGAAGACCTTATTCAAGAATACCGCCCTGAACTGTGGATTCATGGTCATACCCATGATTCTTTTGATTATAAAGTTGGGGGTAATTGGAGTAAACCCGATGAACCCTCTGATGATAAAGGGTATACTCGTATTGTATGCAATCCGCAAGGTTACCCAGAGAAGTTTATATCACCGAAGGACGCACTCAGGGAACATTACGAAAATGATGAACTTTTATCAAAGGGATCAGAATATAATACTTATCTTTGTGCTGAAAATGATCAATTTGACCCTTGTAAGGTAGTAGAAATCTAATAAAAAGGACTATAAAATGAACGCGAAAAAAACAGCCAGACGTAAAGCAATTCTTGATGGGATTATGGAATCACTAAAACATGATGAGGTTTTTGACCGTGTAAAATACAAACAAAAGACCGAATCAGAACTACAAAACCGTATGGCAGTACCTTTGAATAGAACTGTTGCAAAACTGTTCGAGGAATATAAGGGTTATAACCATGACCGTGCTGTATCAGAGGCACGTGTGAGATTTGCAAGTGAGGAAGATCCGAATACAACAGTCAAAAACTTTATGTTCATGGGGGTACAACATCGCCCAGACTTCACTATAGATTTTGATGATATTCGTATCGCAGTTGAAATCAAAAAAGGTCATTCAGGTCAATCAGTCCGTGAATGTATTGGTCAATCCGTGGTATACAACACAAATTATGATTTTACATGTGTTTTATACGTGGATACCTCCGCCGATGAGCGTATTAAAAACTCCCTTAACGGTGAGCGTGAGAAAGAATTGATTGAATCTCTTTGGAAAAATCATAATGTAATGTTGGACGTTATTTAATGACAAGTTTATGGGAAGACGTGTTCGATCAACCTGAACCAGAAATCGAGAAAGTGTCTATTGTTCCAAAGGATGAGCATGTTAATATTCTCAAGCGAATGGACGATTACGAAAAAAATCATTGCTGGCAGTATGATATAAGACTTAAAAATATGGAACAAGACTTAATTGATGTCGGATTAACCAAGGAGATTACAGATAACTTACGAGTATCAGATTTTGAATTTCGCTTTGTTGAGGATAAAAAAGAACGACAAAAATTAATTGAGTTTATAAAAAGACATGAGTGGTTAGGGAATCTATCACAATTCACCACGCATTGGTTTGGTGCATATTATAACGACATTCTATCAGGTGTCGTATTGATGAATATGCCTAATGCGTTTTCTAATGTTGTTGGTGAAAACACAAAAAACCTTGAGAGACTGATAAGCAGGGGTGCCTGTATTTCATGGAGTCCCAAAAACTTAGCATCCTCTATGTTGATGTGGTGTATTAATTGGATGGTTGCTAATACCAGATACCGTGTATTTTCGGCATACTCCGATCCAACAGCTAAAGAACTCGGAACGATTTATCAAGCATGTAATTTCTATTACATAGGACAAAAATCTGGTACCACAAAAAGATATGTGAATCCTTTCACTGGCAGGCTCGTATCTGACCGATTTTTTAGGGCAAGGAGCGCATATAAGCAGTATGCTAAACAATTGGGGATTGAATGGCAGAAAAACTGGAACAATGATCAATCAATACTGTGGCATAATATGCCTAAAGAAATAGAACAACAATTAAGACAGCAATCCAAGAAAATGCAATCAGAAGCAAAATATTTTACATTTCCTCCTAAACATAAGTACATATATATCAAAGGAAAGACAAAAAAAGAAGATAAAATGCTTAAGACTATCTTTATGGAGAAAACAAAGGTCTATGATTACCCCAAAAAAAGGGGAAATTAATAGTTTGTGCGTGTATGTAAATAAATCGAAATTTACATGATATCCCCCTATGGTAACATGGGTGGTATAAAATTTTATAGATATAGGGAAGGTGTATTATTTTTCGTAATATTCACTATGACACAAAACGTAGTCGTGTATATCTTTGGGAACAAACAACAGGAACCAATGACTATCGTATAATAGATTGGGTTCCGTATGTCTTCGAGCCTGACGATCACGGACATATTGAAACTGTTGAGGGAATTCCTGTAAGAAAGGTCGAATTCAAATCATACAGTGAGTATGTAGACTACCAGAAAAATAACATATCCAATGTATATGAAAATGAAAGCCCAAAAGAAATCCAATTCTTATCCGAGTGGTATCACAATATCCCTGATGATGCTATTGATCCTCCGAAACTTAAGATATACTCATTAGATATTGAGGTTCATACCGAAAAGGGGTTTCCTAAACCCGATCAAGCAGCGTATCCAATTCCATTGATTAATGTCAGAGAGTTTGGAGAGGGTGGTATTAACAAGTCTTGGGGAACGAAACCATACACTGGTGAATATGATGTTGATTTTGTTCATTGTAAAAATGAACATGACCTATTAACACAGTTCTTTGATTGGTGGTATCGTAACGCTCCTGATGTTGTTACGGGCTGGAATATATCACCGCATAACAAAACTAATGAGAGGGGAGGGTTTGACCTTCCATATCTTGTCAATCGATCAAAGAATCTCTTTGGCACGAAAGCAGATGTATATAAAAAACTGTCACCGATTGGCATCGTTCGTTGTTGGGATGATAATAAATCTGGTGCTATGTATGTTGATATTGCAGGTGTATCTGTTCTTGATTATTTTGCGTTATACAAATGGTATACAACCAAGAACCCAGAGAACTATAAACTTGATACAATCGCACGTGAAGAATTAGGATTGGGTAAATTGGATTATTCAGAATACACCGATCTTCGTACTCTATATAATGCTAACTGGAATTTGTATGTCGAGTACAACATTATTGATAACCAGAGAATTATGGAGCTTGAAGATAAATTAGGGTATATTTTGCTTGCACAATCACTTGCTCTATTATGTCGTTGTAAAATGGAACACTATACCGCATCGACCCATTTGGTTGAAGGTTTGATGTTAACGCACTTTAGACGTAATAACCTTTGTGCGCCTAGAATGGAAGGTGGACACCAAGAATGGTTCCCTGCGGCTTTCGTCAAAGAACCTCAAAAAGGTCAGTATGACTGGATTATAGACCTCGATATTGCATCATCCTACCCTACAGCTATCATCACCCTTAATATGTCATCAGAGACCTATTATGGGCGTTGTATCGGATATAAAGACATACACGGAAGATGGATTGATACTGTTACAGGACGTGGTGACATGGATATTGTGGATGTTGCGCGGGCAGAAGCCCCAATATGTGATTTTGTTAAGAATCGTGAGTTTCCAACATTCAAACTATTGAAGGGTGAAGACGTTGTTTTAATGAAAGGTGACAAATTAGATAAATTCAACCGAGCATTAAAAGCGGGGCTATTAGCAGTTGCGCCGTCAGGATCTATGTATTTACAAAATAAAAAGGGATCATATGCTCAGGTTGTCCAACAGACTTATGCAAAAAGACAGGAGATCAATAAACTCAAAAAAGAGTTCAAAGGTAAAGCAACAAGAGCGAGGAATGAAGACAAAATTAAAGAATACAATATTCAGGCGAATAAATATCATGCATTACAATGGGCGTTAAAGATTGTCATCAATTCAGCATATGGTGTTACAGGTGTTCCTTATTCAAGGTTCTTTAATATTCATACCGCAGAGGCGATTTGTTCTTGTGGACGTAGAGCAATCATTACAGGACAAAATTACGTCAACCGTTGGTTCCATGATGGTGTCTGGAAGAACGAGGAAACCCTTGAACTTCTGAACAGATTAGGAGAAGTTGATACAGATTTCAACATCATAGAAGACATGGTATCATATATTGATACGGACTCCGTTTTCATTAAGTTGGGTGCATTTGTGGACAAGGTTGTTGGTGGGGATTGGAAAACTGCTTATGAGCAGGAGTTAATTTCTGATACAATCCTGGCATTATCAAAACACGTAGAGACATATGTTAATGATAGTGCTTATGAAGAGACACAAGTGGGTGAATACAATTCAAGGATGAGCAAAGAAGAGTTCAGTATCATGTTCAAACAGGAGATTGTCTGTAAGTCAGCATTGTTCATTACGAAGAAAAAGTATGGATATCATGTTGTTAATGAGGAAGGTGTACCATGTGATAAGATTGATGTTACTGGAATGGAAATTATCAGGTCAGAAACACCATCAGCATTTAAAGACGCATTGAAAGATTTATTGAGTATGGTGTTGCGAAACGCACCTGATGATGTTATATTTGAGACATACAAAAAAGCAAAAGCAGAAATAAAGTTCACTTATCCAGAAGAGATATCAGAGAACAAGGGTGTCAAAGGGTTGGGTAAGTGGTTGAGGGATGGTGAACCTATGAAGGGAACACCGTATCATGTGAAGGCGGTTGCCGCTTATCATAAGCTGTTGAGAGAATTGGAACTTGAAGATAAGTACATCAAAATAGAAGAAGATACCAAGAATAAACTTGTGTATGTGAAAAAGAACCCTTATGGAGTCAAATGTGTAATGTATGACCGTTGGCCCAAGGAGTTCACAGATGCAGGGGTTGAGCCAGATATAAAACAAATGATCGAAAAGTACCTCACAAATAAACTCAGAATGTTACTTGAACCTGCGAAAAGGGAACATATATTAGAACAAAACCAAGCATTTAACGCATTTTTTGGATAAAAAGGAGAATAATTTATGGTGAATGATAAACTTTTTGGTGATGAAACATCCCACGTAAGGAAAGATCCTGTGTTTAGGCGTTATATGGAAGAGTATAAAATCATTGACAATCAGATTGAGCAAATGCAGAGGCGTAGAGGGTATTTAAGTTACAATGAAGTTATAGAATTAACCAAGTTAAAGAAAATGAAACTAGCAGCTAAAGATAAATTAAAGCAATGTAAACAAAGGCAAGCGAGATATTAAATGGATAAATCATGTATAGATAAAATGATCACTCAAGAATATCTGAGAGATCATCCTGATCACATATTTGTTTTCGGGGATAACATGATAGGTAAGGGTAAGAAAGATGCAGCTATACACCGAGATGAGCCTAACTCATATGGATTTATCACAAAAAAGCGACCTTCTTATGACAATAATGCATACTACAAACCGAAAGAATATGAAAGTGTATTCAAAGAAGAAATGAGGAAATTGGTGAGAGATATAGAAGTATGTCCACATTTAACCTTTCTCATATCTAAACTAGGCGCTGGACTGGCAAATAAGTATGGTATCTACGAAAAAGTCATCCATGACGGATTGAGAGTTCTAAAAAAATATCCAAACGTTAAATTTTTGTTTGACTTGGATCATTAAAAGGAGTTTTTAAGATGAAACCTGATATTAGAAAAGTATTATGCAGATGTATTGAATATGGGTTGGAAAGTGGTTATAATAGAGCGCATAAGCATGATTCAAATCCAAACAAAGATCGCATCTTGGAAGAAATCGATAATGCTATTTGGCTAGAAATATACGAATATTTTAATTTTGATGACGAAAATTCGTATTGACTATATCCATGGATATGGTAGTATGTAGTTGTATTTGAGAATAACCCATTCCCAAAGGATTCTAAATGAACTTCCTAAAAGTTGTTGACCATACCCTTCTAAAAAATACCACAAATCTTAATGATATTGTCCGTCACTGCGACGAAGCCGTTGAAATGGAAGCATATTCTATCTGTGTTAACCCCGTATGGGTCAGAGAGTGCGCCGGTCTTCTTGAAAATGATGATGTTAAAGTCTGTACCGTTGTTGGTTTTCCTCTCGGGGCCAATTCAGCCAAGGTTAAAGCCTTTGAGGCCAAAGTTGCGGTCGAAGACGGCGCTGACGAAATCGACATGGTTATCAACATCGGTTTTGCCAAGTCCGGTTTTTTTGCTGAAATACTCGAAGAAATCAACATGGTCAAAGCCGCCATAGGTGACACAATTCTGAAAGTCATTGTTGAGACTAGTGAATTTGATGAGAAGGTCAAGAATTCCCTGTACAAACTCGTCGCAATGAGCGATGCTGACTATATCAAGACCAGTACCGGAACTACGGAAAAAGGAGCAACGGTCGAAGACGTAAGGAAAATGGTTGAAATCGGCGGTGGTCGTTACAAGGTCAAAGCAAGCGGGGGTGTCAACAACCTCAAAATCATGAGGGAAATGATCGAAGCGGGTGCTGATCGCATTGGTACCTCTGGTGGTCTTCGTATCACAGAAGAACTTAAAGGTCACAACGTGAGTGGTCTGAAAGTTAGTAATTACTAATAGAACTTCAAAGAGGGGAAATTAGAAGGTAAAATTAAAGATGAATTAATAGAAATCCGACAGTAAAATAATCCTTGACTCATAATAGAATATTAGATAGAATAGGGTTGTGTCGTTGACAGAATCCTATTCTTTTTGGAGAAAGTATGAAAAAATCACTGTTAGAAATGAAACTTTGGGAAGCCCCTATTTGGTGGAATGTGATTTGTTTCGGAACGGTACTCTCATGGTTGCTCATGTTGGGCGCCAAAGCATATGTGGGTAAAACATTGACTATGTTCTTCTTTGGTGGTTGGGCGATTGGCACTTTCGCCTTTTTCGTGACCCTGTTGTTCTTCCAAAAACAAGAACCTCGCAAAGGTGGAAAATAATGGACTACTACAAACGAATCTATAAAGGTGTTAAGAATTGTCCTTGTTGTGGTGGTGTGTCTTATTTCGGTATCGTATCGGGTGGTACCTATGCTGTTCAATGCGGAGACTGTGACCTTACAGGTAAACAAGTCAGTCTGCCTGGATATTGGTCAAAAGGTGGTGTTCGACTGATGGGTCGATTGTTCATGAGAGCATTAAAACCTTGGAATAGAAGGGTGTAATAAAGTATGAAAAATCAAGAAATTTTACATAAACCAAGGAGAAACATCATGGCAAAACAACTTAAAGTATGGAATGGTCGCTTCATTCCGCAACCGAAAGACCAAACGGATGCCGACCTATTCAAAGCTCATAGGGGGATGTACACGCCAACGTATGCGCCTATTCCCGCGCTGATGCCTGTAGGGTTATCGAAGAGTACCTTGGGTATAGCTTCAGGGAATCTGAAATTAAAGTGTACTGGTCACCTTGTTGGGGTAACTCCATGAAGGGTGTTAAACCTGAACGTGGTCTTTGGCTTGAGTTCAATCAATATGGGAAAGAATCATTTATCAAGAGGGTCGTATGATGGAGTATAATAAAGTATGAAAAATCAAGAAATTTTCAGTATTATCCGAAACGAATTCACCGAGGAAATCGCGGTTAACGCAACTATCCTCATTTTAATCAATAAAACTCTTATGCCATATAATGAAGAAATGGTCAACAATGGTCTGTATGTTGAACGTCTAAAAAGTCAATATGTTAATGTTCTGTGGCAGCTTGACAAAGAAAAACAAGATCTCTGTATGAAGATTTGGGATGTCTGGCATACATTCGAGATTGGTCATAATATGGATGGTCTTGGTGGGTGTAAGAAAAAAACTCTCAAAGAACTAATTGGTATTGAACAAGTTGATGAACCCTTGACATCGAAACAAATTCTTGATAATATGGATAGGTGAAAGGATAATAAAATGAACGAAGACTATAATAGTAGGATAAAGAAAGTGTATTTTCTTTTAAATTATGCATTAAGTCACCTTCCACCCAATGAAGAGGAAAATCACCCATTTAAAAATGACTATGAATTAAATGTAAAACTAGCAAGAAGAAATGTATTAGAAGCATATAGTGAAATTATGAATATGATTTATGAAGAACAAGATTGTTAAAACGAATTCTTGATAATATGGATAGGTGAGTGATGAATAAATTATCAGACAATGATATAGATGAAATAATTGATCTTGTGGATCATTCATGGGAAAATAATAAAGATTTTCGTGGTAGATATAGGAAAGAATATTTTATATCAGACTTGAGATGTTTATTGCGAAACAGGAGTTCCGGTCTGCGTGAAAATGTATGTATTCATTGTTTGGGGACAGGATATAAAACAAATGAGTAATTTTAAAGTATCAGCAACTCTACAAGCATCATTGAATGTTGATTGTCCGAAATGTGAAGAAACATTCGATGCTTTTGACCAAGACAATGCAGGTGATATCCTTACACCAATTTTTTATAATGCATGGGATGATCTAATTGGTTGTGAGTTGAGTTGTCCCTATTGTAAAGAAGAAATTGAACTTACAGAAATTATCTGGTAGGAGATAATAATTGTGCGTAAGTATAAAATTGAAATTATGGAAACTCGAATGTTATCCGAGTTGAACTGTGATATCTGTGGAATGGATATCATAAACACACCACTCGAAGAACAAGAATCAATCTCAATCTCAGATGTCGGTGGATATGGCTCTGTTTGGGGTGATGGATACGAGTACCAACTAGATATGTGTCAGCACTGCTTCAAGGAGAAACTTGGTCAATATGTGAGGATTTTGTGATATGTCCTGAATGTGATGATACTGTTATGACCGAGGGATTATGTAAAGATTGTAGAAATACAATGTTATCTAAACATAATTGTACTGATTGTGCATGTGAATCATGGATACAACCATGTGAATCATGTGATAATCATATAAATCAAAGGAATCATTATAAATGAAACAGAAATATACACTCAAATTTGCTCTTGAAGTAGAGATTGAGATCAACGGCGAAAGACCAAGTGATGAAATTCTACAAGATCGATTTATTGATGCTGTGAGTGAGAGATTTCCTAGTGTCGTATTTGATGATGATGAACTTGATTGTACTGTATTTGTAAATTCATGGTGTTATGATATGTTCACAATCAACGAGAACAAATAAGTGAATAGTGAATACGGAATAACTTATTATATAACAGCAGAAGACCCAAGATATCCTATTTTGGTCTTACAAGGTGAATTTGGGTCTGTTGGATATTCATTAAATAAGGAAACAGGACACTTGCATAGAGTTTGTCTATGTCATGCTCATAATGATAATGAATGTTGCTGTGGAGCATGGAGTGAGGATATATGAATTTAACTGATGATGATTTTGTAAAAATTTGTGAAGACGCCAACGAATCGTACAATAAACAGTCTGATTATTTTGTTGTTCAGAAAGACTTTCGTGATAGTTATGATTATCATTTGATTATGTCTACAGCAAAACATCTATTCAAAAAAGAGAATGATTTGAGGGATGTCATCAGAGAAGTTCAAAATATCTGTATTGAATCACTTGATAATGTTGGTGAAATTTGTATGAATACCGAAGATTCAGCAAAAGTCTTAACTATGCTAAATTATAAAGTGAAATAAAAAGTGTTGAATATGAGAAATAAATTCTTATCAGAGTTAATGGGATTAAAATATCATGAAGTAACACATTCTCCATACGTGTTTGAGCTTGAAGGTATATCCGAGACTCGTTACAAACATAAATGTTCATGTGGTGCTGGATGGAATTCTATTCACGAATATGATGTATGTATTACAAGAAACCTTGATTTTTCCACATGGGATAGTTTCGGTAAACTGTGGGAGTTCTCAGTCAAAAAAGACTGGTGGAATGAATTTGCTTGTGAACAAATTGAAACTATCACAGGTAACTATAGTTCATGGCTTGACGAAGAAATGATTAATCCTAGCGTATTTGCAGATAAAATTTACGAATTCTTGAAGGAGAGATAAAATGAGTGGTGGACATTTTGATTATCAACAATACCGTCTTCATGATATAGCACAAAGTATTGAAGAAATTATTGCTCATAATAATGTTGAAAATGAGTATGGATATTCTTATGGATTTTCAGAAGAAACTCTTGAAGAATTTCGTAAAGCAGTAGACTACTTAAAAATTGCTGAAGTTTATGTTCAACGTGTTGACTGGTTGGTATCTGGTGATGATGGTGAAGATGATTTCCATAAACGGCTGAAAAAAGAACTTCAAAAAATTGTTGCGAGATAAATTATATGAAATATGAAGAAGCAAAAATCCGGTGTCACATAAGATCCGCGATTTATCGGGAAGCGGAACCTCACATCAAATATTGGAAGAATCATCCAAAAACATTAGATGAAAGGGTTATAGAATATGATAAACTATGCAGTGATTGGAAAGAGTATGATCCTAGAGAAGACGATGATTGTTCGTTATCATTTTTTAACGATTAAAGATTGAAAAAAACAGATGTTGACTTTTTCTTTGTATTAGGATATGATATATGTATAAACGATGAAGGGATTCTAAAATGTTCTATAAAACTGTGGAATTTAAGAAACGTATTGATGGTACCATGTATGCACATTTTCAGAATGTACCGGGGGATCGAGAGGAAATTGAGACCAAACCGAATCCTTGCGGTTTCTACGATCATCCACAAGATATGCCTGATCAAGAGGCTTTTGTGACGCTTAAACAAGCCATGATAGATAATTATAAAAATGAAATAAAAGCCTTAGAAAAATTAATAGCTTCTGTGGAGAATGTACAATATAAAAACTGAATTTATTAATTTAATCGATACGTTAAAAGTTGACTTGAATAATCGTTTATAGTATCATATACATAGTGGTTGAGAAATTATGGGATGTTGGCTTAGAAGCAGCCATCATTTAAAGAGTAGGGCAAGCGCATGATGTTGTGGCAATTAGGTTGGTAGGAAGGGCATCCAATGACCAACTGAACGGACGAACCAAAAGTTTGATCTCGCTAAATCAAATGAAACGGTATTTGGGTGGCTCCCATAAGTCCTAGCGGCACATGAGTCCACGTGGTAAAGTGAAACGGCACCCCAGAAATGGTAAGGCTGAATCCCCTTTTGGCGTAATAGCACACCATAATTTAAATGAATAGTAGTTGTAGAAGTGTCGATGTATGAAATTCGCTCTTTCGTTATTAGGTAGCACCTATAAAATTCGATAACTACAACTACTGTTCATACATTAATACTAACAAAACCTCATCATTTATGAACAAGTGATGAGGTTTTGTCTTACTTATTATTAGACTAAATCTCTCAACTGTTTTTCTAATTTTCTCATTTCTGTTTCTATTTTCATTATCTTCTTCTTTAATTCTTTATCAGTCACCCTAACAGAAACATATCTAAAATATTCATCAAACTCATTCCATTTAATTAATGCACTTTCTATTTGATGATAATCATTTATGTCTTTTTCACCAATATATTTCTCTGTGATATAATTTATATTATTCATTTATAATCCTCCTATGATATGTAAGCATTAAGTTCGTAAGTATTTCTGTCCGTATCTCTGTTATAAACCTGAAAATGAAGAGCTTTTCGTTGCTTTTTACCACCTTTGTATAGCGGAATGCTCAATTTAACAGTTTTACCTTTTGAAGGTTTCTTTGGTCCTGTTCCTATAATATCAAATGTCTCAGAATCATCAGTCTCATATCCCATTCTTTTTGCCAAAGCAAGAGCCTCGTCAGCAGCAGAGGTATACGTGTCATGATACAATTCATAATCACTTTTGGCTTCATTAATATACTTTGTTATTTTGCTTACAATATCCATTTATTTTCTCCTTTATATCATCACATAAACATATTTATTGTCACTATATTTTTCCAATGATATATCACGAGTATATCTATGACCTCTTTTATCCTCAAGGGTAATGCTATCAGAATCGGGTAAAAGGTTCTTGTCAATTAAAATGGTTTGATTTGATTGTCTCACCCCTTTTACTTTCTTTGTTCTGGATATATGACCCAATACATCGAAAACTTCTGTAGTGGATTCACATAGGTATTGCTCCACGATAGAATCAATGTTTTTCATGTGATATTCCTCCTTTTTGATATTTGTATTTATAATTTTCTTGACATACCACGAAGATTGACCTATACTATATTTATCGTTGGCATTTAGCGGAGAGGATTGATTATGAAAGAAGTCACAAAAACCAAATTGAATGATTGGTCACATGGTTGGTTGTCGGTAAAACGTAAAGAACTTGATGAACTTGGTATTGCTGATGACATTACCCCCTACTCGTATCAACGTGGTCAATCTGTCTATCTCGAAGAAGATTATGATATGATTACCTACCTTCGGGCACAGGAAAGACGTGGTGTCAATGTCAACATTAAATATGGTAAAAGGTGTTATAAGAATTCCCCTGTCCGTTCCTATAAAAGCTATACAACAAGGGTATAAGTATGAGAAAATTATCAAGTATTCAGAAAATTATGAACATTCAACCAATTGAAGGTGCTGATCGAATTGAAGTCGCAACTGTCAATGGTTGGAAAGTTGTTGTCGGGAAAGGTGATTTTAATGTAGGCGATTTGTGCGTCTATTTTGAAATTGATTCTATTCTCCCATTAGACAAATTCCCTGAATTAGAAAATTCCAAAGGGCGCATCAAAACTATTCGTCTTCGTGGTCAACTCTCACAGGGGTATTGCATTACTTTCGATAGATTTAAGAAAATTCTTGATGATGGTGATTTTTGGGATAAAATGGATGAAGATATCTCCATTGTTAACTGGAAAGTAGGGGATGATGTAACTAATTTCCTTGGTGTCGAAAAATACGAACCTCCTATTCTGTTCAAAAATGGTGATGCAAAGGGGGTCTTCCCTTCTTATATCCTCCCTAAGTCCGATGAAGATCGTATTCAATCCAACATGGATTACCTTGACAAGTTTAAAGGTCTTCCTTGGGTGGCAACCGTCAAATATGATGGTACTTCCGCGACTTTTGGATATGACAACGATGAGTTCTTTACATGTTCACGTAATCTTAAAATCCATGATGGTGATAACGTTTATTGGAATATTGCCCGTAAATACAAACTTCACGAAATCCCCCCTTATCTTGTTGTTCAGGGTGAAGTTGTAGGACCTGGAATCCAAAATAACCGTCTCGGACTCAAAGATATAGAATTCCATATTTTTCGTGTTTATGACCAACTCAAAAAGAGGTATTTGTTTTATGATGAAAGAATTAAATTATGCAAATCTTATGGTATTCCACATGTCGCATTAGACTCTCGCGGTGATCATTTTGATATGACACTCGAAAAAGTACTTGACATTGCAGAAGGAAAATATAATAATACCAAGAATGAAAGGGAAGGACTCGTATTTGAAGTGGATGGTTTGGTGAACACTGAATTTGGTGGACACTTGAGTTTTAAAGTAATAAGTAACAAATTCTTACTTAAAGGCGGGGATTAATCATGGGAAATCGTGCGGTTATTTGTCACAGTGAAGAACCCGATTCAGTAGGTATTTATCTTCATTGGAATGGTGGTCTTGAATCAGTTCTCGCATTCCTTGATGTAGCAAAGGATCGTGGATATCGCCTTCCCGCATCAGATGAACAATATAGCATGGCTCGTCTTTGTGGATTGATTTGTGAATACTTTGAAGGTTCTACTTCCGTTGGTATTGGCTGTCTCAATCAACTTGACACGGACAATTACGACAATGGCACATATCTTATTGGGGGCAATTGGGAAATCATCAAACGGTTTGGTGATGGTTCCGAACCAGATAAGTTGAGCTATAGTGACCTGAACCATAATCAGACTGCATTATATCATAAGATCAAAGGGGAATTATCCAAATGAAAGTATATGAATTGATGGATATCCTGAAAGACCATGACCCCGAAATGAGGGTTGTGGTCAGGGGATATGAAGCAGGATATGATGATGTTGACAGAGTTGTCAAACTTAATGTCTGTCTCAATGTCCACAAGGAATGGTACCACGGTAAACATGATATACTTGATAGTGCTGATGAGGCAGAAGAATATCAACAAGAGGAAGTTTTGTATCTAAGGGGAGACGGAAATGAGTGATGATTCTTGGTATAAACCATCAGAAAAACTGCCAGAATATACAACACATGCTACGGGTAATCGTTTTTGTGTAATTATTGCAAGCTTTGGGGGGATGGTGACAGAGACACTGTATGAAGAGGGTGAATGGAAACCCATGCATATTGACGGTGTAAATGTATCACCTGATTGGTGGAGATATATGCCGGTTCCCCCTGTAACAGACAAATAAAGGAGATCATAAAATGTCAGAATATACACCAGACAAATGGTTAATTGTAACAATAAGCGGTTATGATCCTCATTATAGAGTTTTTGCAACGTGGTCTGGTGGATATCTTGATGGTGACTCATGGAAGATGAATTCTGGTATCACATCAGTCACAGAAGACGATTATTATTACTACTTCAAGGGATCTTCTGGTTCTGTATATAATTGCCGTAAGACCTCTTATGGATCAAATGGTTACGGTTTGAGTGTTATTAATAACTTCATTAAACAAAGCGAAAAAGACGGGGTTTTTATCATTGAAATCATGGGTGAAGATTTTGATGTCATGAACACTGATTGGATTATTTGATGATAAAAGTAGGTCAAAACGTTAGAATAATCAATTATGGTGGAATGTATAGTTCCTATAACGATATGGCGAAACACATGGGTTTGCTGTATTTCAAGACACATGAACTGGTAACATTTGATTTTTCTCAAATCATGACCGTTATATATGTATCTCCGCATTTGAAATTCCCCGACAGTGCCACTTTAGTAGGAATAAGAGGAAAAGATATTAATGGAAATTTTCGTGACTATATCTATCACATAGATAGTCTTGAGGCTGTATCAGAAGATATTTTATCAGAAGATTTATTTCGGATTTAGGAGATGAAATGTTAGATTTTGAGACATTTAGAAATGCTTTGTTTACCATTAAACAAAATGTTATACGAGATAGACAATTACAGAACCTTGTTGGGGATGGTGTCGGCACATATACAGTTGACTCTAATGATTGTATCGTTGAGCTATTAGAACACCATTTTAACGGCGACAAAGACAAGTGGATTGAGTGGTGGGCATGGGAATGTGATTTTGGTACAAAAGATTGTTATTACATAGAAAAAGACTCCAAGGAAAGGTATGATATTTCTGACCCAAGGGATTTCTATAATTTTATTGTTGAAATTTATGAGATGACGTGATATTATGTATTTGTTGGTGACGAAACCCCCTTAAGAAAGGAAAAATATGGTCGCCAAGAATTTCGAAAAAAATTATGGAAGAAGCTAACATGGCCGCAGAAGCTGCAGGTGATAAATGGGTAGTGGAACACACTGAACCAGTATATGCTGTCTATAATGCTGATGTTATTACTGGTAAAGCATATGGCAAAAGCCTTGGTACCATGTTAGATGTTTGTGGCATTGCGTATGTCCAGATTACCGATAAACGTACAGGGTTCGCCAAATATATCAAAAAGATTCAAAATGGTTATAATAATGCCGTTCATTTAAACAGCAAATATTCCGGGCGTCAAGAATGGGGTCTTCGTGAGGCATGTTCATATGCCGCTCTTAACGTTCTCGACAGTCACGGTATTAAGGGTGTTTCTGTCTGGTCTCATATTGACTGAAATATTAACCTAGTGAGGAGTAAAATGGATTACGAATTAATATATGAAAAAAAGAAAAAACGAGACTTGGCATTAAAAGAAAAATATCCCAAAATTCTAAAAAATCTTGGTGGTAATGCAAGAGAAACTTGTATGTCATGGGTTCATGATGGTATTTCTGTAAATGATGGATGGTTACCTTTGCTCGATAAATTAATGCATTGCCTTCAATTTCACCATGATAAAAATGGGTATCCACAAGTCGTTGCTGACCAGATCAAAGAAAAATTCGGAACACTACGTTTTTACTATCATACAGAAGAAAATGATACTAATCATCCCTATAAAGGGGAAACAAGAAGTTCTGATTACCTAAGTGGTATTATTAGTTTTGCAGAATCTATGTCTTCTATGATTTGTGAGAATTGTGGTGACCACGGAGAAATAACCAGAAACGGATGGATTAAAGTTCGTTGTAAAAATTGTACAGATAACAAAGAAAAGGAGTAATTTATACCACTATTTGAAGTATCAACCCGTCACAAGCATATGGTCGAAGCTAAATCACTTGAGAATTCTCACTGGATGGGTGAAGGACTCATTCATGAAGCATTGACATTCTTGAATCAAACGAGTAAACTACAATAAACTCTTAACAAGAAAGGAAAAGACATGCATTTCAAATACTCCGAACTTAAAAAATTGCGCCTCGAATACGATTTATCCGCAGAAGAACTACGTGAATTTGTTGAACATGTTATGGTATGTGATGATGATTTTGTAATTGGTCGCTATCGCTATATTAATGGAGATGAGATCGACAAAATCATGCAAGATGAGCTATCCAGTGATGAGTATATCCTTGGTTGCTTTAATGCATGGTTACTTGCTAGTGTTCTGGAAATTGACCAAGATGTGATTGAGGAAATGCAGAAGTGTGAGGCATATACCGCAATTGGTAAACTGGTTCTGTCTTTGGGAAAACTGGAAAAACTACAGGAGTCATACGTTCAGGCTGATGGTTATGGTAACCACTTCGACCATTATAGCGGCTCGACTGACGAAATTCATTTCAGTGATGATATTCCTTCTTTCTACAGGTTCAGGAATGATTAACGGTGTTACCATAGATTTCACCGAAGAAATGGTATTGAACAATTCAAGTCTACCTAAAGGCATGAAAGATTTTAGATATTATCGCGCTGAAATATGGTCTGATAAAGATCAACATTATGCACATGAATTTGGTGGTCTATGGTTACCAAAACATGTTGATATTTGTTTAATAGAAGACTTCATAAATGAGAGGATCAAAGAGTCATGAATTATGTCGTCACAATGTATCGTTGGGGTTGTAGGGAAAACCATAGTTATGTGGTAGGTGTTTATCACAACGAACAAGATGCCATCAATGCCGGTGAATTGGAAGCATGTGGTCGTGGTGGAAAGTATGAATATGAAGTATTAGGTTTCGACGAAAACAATAACAAAACATATTCTCATAGTGAAGTTGATATAAACAAATTGACATTAGATGAATGGAAGCGGGATATACAAAACGTCCAATTGGTTGAAAAATAATTATAAGAAAGGATTTTTAAATGAAAGCGTTGTTTACGAAAGTTAATATGTTCCGTGAGGGTGATAATCCTATTTTTGGTCACTCAGTCACAAACATAAGCATCGACGATGAGGGTGCTGGAATGTTTATATCCTTGAAGCAATTTCCTGATACAGGTGATCAAGAATTACGTTTTGATCTGGATGAAATTGATGACCTTATCAAAAATATTCAATATATGAAGGAATTAATTAAACAGTATGGAGGAGAAGATAATGATTGATTTTGATACATTCAAAAAAACAATAAAAATAATCAAAGATTATGACGAGAAAGACCAAAAACTTCATGATTTGGTTGGTGAAGGAATAGGTACATATTCATGTAATATCATTAGTGTTGTTATTGAACTGTTATCAAAACACTTAGATAATGATGACTGTTGGCTTAGTTGGTGGATATGGGAGTGTAACTACGGTACCGAACACTGTTTATACAACGAGAAAGATTCGGATGAGGATATTGACTTGTCTGATATCAGGGTTTTCTATGACTTTTTGGTGAGTCTAAAGAAAAAGGATAATTGATAAATGACCGAACAAGAAAAACAAAGGATTAATAGTATGAGTCAGTTTGATATGGCTTATATGTGGAGATTTTCTGTAATTGGCGAACCTCTTCTTCAAGGTGATACAGGTGATTATTTTTCCAAGGTATTCAAAGAAAAGGGTGGAATGACACCCGAAATATCCAAAAGATTAGGTTGGGGGAGATAAAAAAATATTCAGGAGAACTATATTTAATGAGCGAAAAAAATGAACGTGGACACGAAATGATGTATCCTATGATGCAAAGTACGCGCCATAACGGGCGTATATTGTATCTGGCAGGTGACATAAACGAACACGTAGCGTCAGAAATAAATATCGAAATGATTAAACTTCAAAGAGAAGATCCGCTACAAGATATTACATTAATTGTGGATAGTTATGGTGGCGATTTATTCGCAGCATTCTCTATTGTTGATTGTATGGAAATGTTAACATGTGACATCAAAACCATTTGTATGGGAAAGGCAATGTCTGCTGGACAATTTATTTTCTCAACGGGGGCAAAGGGAAAAAGATTTATGAGTAAACATGCCCGTTTGATGCTCCATAATCCTGTGGCTGGATATGAAGGATCTGTTCCTGATATTGAAGTGGAAATTGAAGAATTACAGCGTTGTAGAGACCTATTCATCAAACATATTGGTGATAAATCAGGAAAAACTCCAGAAGAGATTAAAGATCTCATTAATAGAAACAAGTATTTAGATGCAAATGAAGCAATCGAACTCGGTTTTGCTGATGCTATTGTTAGTAGATTAAAGTGAGAATGATGTTATGAGTAAATACAGTGGAACGCATTTAAAAGGGTGGCATAAGTCATGGTTTTAAATCACAGCAAAAACGAAAAACCAAACGGTCGTATCCTCGCCATTGGTGATGTGCATGGTTGCGCTAAGACACTTGAAAGTCTTATTGACCAAGTTATGCCGATGCATGATGATGTTATGGTTTTCCTTGGTGACCTAGTTGATAGAGGGGATAAAGTATTCGAAACTATTGAGTTTTGTATTAAACTCAAAGAAATGTTTCCTGAGACTGTATTCCTCATGGGTAACCACGAAGAAATGTTCATTCATTACCTTAAGGGCAATGGGACCCCGGACAGTGACGGTATATTTCGATATAATGGTGGTAATGCCACAATCGATAGCTACTTAGAGAATCTTAGGATTTTGGATGAAATTGATAATCCGTTATGTTGGGATGATCTTCCCCAGAGTCACAGGAATTTCTACGATAACCTGAAAATTTACCACGAGATTGATGAATATGTCTTTGTCCATGCTGGTGTACGTCCCAAGGTACCATTAGCTGACCAGTTGGCATATGATATTATTTGGATTCGTGATGAGTTCTTGTACTTCTCTAGCCCTGTTATGCCGGGTCGTATCATCGTCCACGGTCATACCCCTATGGAAAGAGAAGAAATTAATAAATACAACGAAAAATATAACGATAAATATAACTTGGATAGTGCTTGTGTTTTCGGTCTCGATTTAACCTGCCGTGATCTGACCAATGGCATTGTCACAAGAGTAAAACGTCGTGACAGGAGAGTTGGATAATGGAAGAATTTATTTTATATTTAGAAGACAATACGGAACTTGTGGAGTCAGTATTTGTAGAGTATTATAACGAACAAGCTACAGTTGAGGGTGAGAATATGCAGGGGAATGAAATGTTTGGGGGTTCCGATAGTTATGACGAAGATCCTATAACCCTCTATGAAGATTTTGCTCACACAACAGGACACTCGGCGCATTACGCTGGTGCCGAAGGTGTAATACGTGAAATTGGGATTCAGGGTGGATTCGAGGTTGAAGTTGATGACGAAGAACTCCAATGGGAGATTTTAGTACTTCTCGATAGAGAGTTTTAATATGGCAGTTGTGGTATATGATGACAATCAATACAGAAGATTGGTTGATCATGAGAACAGGATTCTTAGTCGATACATAGACCTTTTTGGTGAAGATCCGTTTGAAAAGGTCATACATGACGATGAGGGTATGGATGACAATGCTCTTTCTCGCCTTGGTCTTAATGTTACACCAACACCCGAATCACAATGGTATGGTGATAGTGTTGTTGGTACTGTCGGTACATCAAGAGAGAGTAATGTTGGTGTGTTGGGGGTGGAAGGTGATGCCATCATAACTGATATTACCAGTGTCAACAATATAATGACCGATACTATAACCACCATTGGCATGGCAAACCTAACTCACACAACAAATACAGGTATATTTGATAATTTTAGTAATGCCTGTATAAATAATCTTAACGTCCAGAACTCGTTGAACTTCAACGGTCAAGATTTGATTGAACGTATTGATAGGATGGAGAGGCAATTAAATCAACAGGATGACGAGATTCTTAGACTAAACGAAAAAGTAAGGAGATTAGAGGAAAACAATGGGCAAGACGGAGCACAGAGATAACTTTAAATTCGGCAAAGAGCCAAAGAAAAAGGAAAAGTACAAAATCAAGGATTATTACAAAGGCAAATCATCGAAAGACTTGGTGAATGAATCTGAAGAGTTAGAAGACGATTATAAGCATTAAAAAGGATTATAATGAAATATGAAGATTTTAAACTATTACACGAAACTAAGCCTACATTCTCAAAAAACAACGTTTCTGGTGGAATAATTTTCGTTTTATTCACGATTTGTATATTCATGTCAGCATTTCTGCACCAAGAAAGGCACACAACAGATTACGTCAATAAAATAAAAAAAAGTTTGCAAGTAGAAAGAGAACATCATCGTTACTACAAAGCCCTCGCAGAAGAAAGAAGGCGTGTTATCATTAAATATAATGCCGAAAGAACACAAACAGTAGATGTATCGTTCTATACAAGATCTGTCGCTGAGACGGATTCAACCCCAAATCAAACAGCAATTATAACCTTCGCCAGACCTGATTTCACTGTAGCGGTCAGTCACGATTTAAAGTGGATGTTAGGTCATTACATATATATTTACAAAAAAGGAGTCTTCTATGTGGAAGACTTGATGAATGAAAGATACAAAAAAAGAGTTGACATTTTAGTCGATAAAGTTAAAGATATACCTTCTGAGGGGGTTTTAAAGAACATGGAAGTTATGGTATTAGGGAAAGAGTTAGATCTATATTACGAGTAAGAAAGGTCTATGGAATGAAAAACAAAGTAGATGTATTGGTGCTGGGGCATGTTGACCCAGACGGGTATTGCGCCGCTGGTATAGTGAGTTATTTTGAAACGGGCACCAAAGAGTGGTATGGAATGAATTATGGATATAAGATTCCATGGAACAAAATCAAACGTTCAAGAAAGATCTACATGGTAGATTTTTCGCTTCCTCCACAGGAAATGGCAAAAATCCGTGATATGGTTGGATATGATAATTTTATTTGGATTGACCACCACAAAACTGTTATCGAAGATGTTGATAAGTCAGGACAAAAAATCAAAGGATTACGAAGAATTGGTAACTCTGGATGTGAATTAACATGGGAATGGTTTTCTGATCAACACATGCCAAAAGCTGTTCGGATGATCGGAAGATATGATGTATGGGATATAGAGTATACCAACATCAAAGAAGGTATTGTTAAACAAGATCTATTTCCTTTTGTGACTGGCATCAAATTTCATGATCCTGATGGTGATAGTAATCAATTTTGGTTTAAATTGTTCGAATCCGAGGAATATTGTGATAAAATTATAGAAGAAGGTAGAATATGCTACGAATATCAACAAAAAATGTATGCTAAGTATTGTAAATCACACTCATTCGATATGGAGTGGGAAGGTCTGCGTTTTCTCGTTGTCAACGCATTGAACTGTAATAGTCAAATGTTTGATTCAAAATTCAATCATGATGACTATGACGCGGTTATGGCATATGGATATACTAACAAGAACTGGTCAGTTAGTATGTACACCGATAAACCGGGGATTGATGTTGGTACCTTGGCACATAAGTATGGTGGGGGTGGACATACCGGGGCTTGTGGAATGAGTTTTATCCGAGATTTGCCTTTTCAACATCTATTACAATGGAAAGACAGAGAATAAAAGAAAAAGGGAGTCTTTAATAGAGACTCCCTTTTTAGTTAATCCCAATAATTTAACCTATAATCAGGTGACTTTTTCTTCTGAGTCTGGACATACCATGCATATGATGAGGTATCTGCACCAGCACTAACCTTGACGTAAGGAAAATATATATCATACGAGTCTTTAAGTTTACCAGATAAATCTAACAAAGGAGATATCGTTGACCATGATCCTAAAATTAAAAATGAATTAGCCTCATTATATTCTATAACAAAATCATTCAAATACCATGAATTATCAAACAGTATTACATATAATCCCATACCAGACGTATATAATGGCGTCTGATCGGAAAGCGTTACCAGCGTATCCAAACCACTCTGAGTAAATATCCCATTATACCTTTTAGCTACACTGAAATCCAACACACCGGGGTTTTGAGGTGCGAATACAGGAAGACCCGTAGATATATTATATTTTGTTATAGAAGTGATAGTATCCATTGTTGATTCGTAAAATTTGATATCTCCGTAAGAATTAATCCATGAATACCATACACCTACGTTAGTACTGCCACTTACAACAAAAGAATCGGGTTCGACCCCTTGATTCGGGATAGTATCATCATAAGGACCATTTCTATCACTACATCCTATAATTCTACATCCTTTAGATGCTTCAAACCATACTGCGTCAAGTATCTTACAATTTATAAAAGTTGACCATCTATCAAAAAAGAATCCATTTTTTGAGATACAATTAATAAATGTTGATCCTGATGATGGAGATACATCACCACCGAAATAACTATCTAAGACGACAGACCTGCCGCCAAGGTCAAGACCTCAACCACTAGACGTTCGAACGTTCCTGACATAACATCCTGTGGACAATGCTCCGTTTGCTATAGTTAAACCATTATTGCCATCGTTATATTTAAGTAATCCGTTAACATTTTCAATAATCCATTTGATACCAGCTTTATCATGCCAAGGTCTGCTGCTATTGTCAAAGATATCATCCAGACCATTTGATGATATAAGTGTGGGTGGATTATCCCATACACCAATAGAAAGATTTTTCATTTCTATCAAAATTTCTCTATTAATAGCGAAAGGTATTATCCCTTCATATGATTCATATGAATTATATTCTTTCAATACCAGTGTTGTATCACTAATAATATCTGTAATGGTGAACAGAGTATTCGTGTTATTTGGCTCAAAAAAGTCCCCTATGACCGGAGCTTTAGTGTATGTTGTTTCTAATGAAGACCATACAAAGTTATTAGCCACGACAATATTTGTACCATATTCAAACGTAATTGAATATGTTTGTGATTCTGGTGACAAAACCGGGGGATCTTGTGTATAGTCATAAGATGAATTATAGTTATCAGGGTAATGGACATCAAATCTATAAAAATTTGTTCCTTCTGTAACATGAATTCTAGTGTTATCCTCACCCTTACCATAAAAACGTATTGGTGTCACTGAAACCGATAAATCAACATCTATATCATTATAGATTTGATGATCTCCTTCGGATAATAACATATTCCTCTGACCAGCATTCCAAGAGTCTTCTATTGTAAGGAAGTCTCCGGCTCCAGTCGGATCTATAATAGACCATGTGAGACTATCAACAGATCTTTTTGGAAAAAATTTATTCAATTGTGTCATTCATCTCTCCTATAATTTTCTTCGAAATGGTTGGTAGTAATATTAGTTTTCTTCTCTGTCCTCTTTCTCTACCTTCTTCTTTTTTTTATTCTTGATATAATCAGGTCTATTGGTAACCATATAAACTCTAGCAGGATTAACCACTGATCCAGATCTTATCATAAAATCTTTATTGATTAGAACAGGTGTTGTTTTATGACTACGATCATTTAAATTAAACGGTACTTTTGAATAATTAACACCTTCAAATGTGACATTTAATTCTACAACTACCCTCTTCTCATCCAATTTTTCTTCCGAATCAGAATTATTTTTCATTCTAATTTCGTTTAATTTCGTCCCTGACATCTTTTTACCCATAGTAGACCATGTTACCTTAGACCCTTCGACATTAACGTCTTGTGCGTCAAGTGAGGAGCTACCAGCGGCATTTCCGGTGTCAAACCGAGCATGTAATTGACCGATACCCTCGATCTCTATGGATTCAATCACACCAATCTGCTGTGGTGGTCTATTCCAATTTATGGTATTCTTTGCATATTGCATCACCATATCAACAATATCTAATTTGGTCAGTTCCTCTATACCATCTGTACCGGGGGAAGAGTTAACCTCAAGAATATATGGGTTTCCTTCAACATCAAACATGATATCCACGCCGCACCATTTACACTGAACTGATTTTGCAGCTTTAACTGCCAATTCTCGTATTTCCTTGGTTGGTCTATATTTACCAGTCTTTCCGCCTAGATGAACGTTTGAACGGAAATCGTTATCAACGACCTTTCGCTTCATTGCCGCAATAACCTTGTCACCCAAAACATGAAGTCGAACATCATGGTCAGACTTAACGTATCTCTGCAACATCATCTCAACTTCATCACCAACAGCCCATATAGCTTGAAGTGTGGACTTTAATGCTTTGTACTCATTGACAATGAATACACCTTTCCCCTGAGTACCACTTAATGTCTTAACAACAACAGGAAATCCACCGCCAACTTTTTTGTGTGCCAACTCAAGCATTTCCTCTGTAGGAACTAGCGCAGTATCAGGAACAGGAAGACCAGCTTCAACTAGCTTTAATGTTGTTAAATACTTGTCTTCACATGTTTGAATAGAAGACTTTTCGTTCAAGAAACAAAAACGATATCTCTCAAGACGTGACATAAGGTTTTGTGAATATCGATGAAACATAACACCGCGTCTGGCAATGACAAAAGTTTTATCACGATCAATCTCATGACCTTCTTTATCACCAACGTTATAGATCTTGATAGTTCCTTCGTCGCCTTTCTCAAGATAAGCAGTGTCAGCGAATGCTGTGTAAAAAGGAACATCATTTTTGCTACACCATTTCTCTATTTTGATGATAGTTGGGTTCTTTTTTGACATCTTTCTATTCTTGGAATCGGTAGATGATGTTAGTATAAGGATATTAAACCCTTCAACCTCATCAATATCAACCATTTCCTCTTCGGGATCAGAGTCAATACCATCTGCTTCATGGATAACAGAATTTAACTTTAACTTTTCAAATTCTTCTTTAAGTGACATTTGATACCCCATTATGAGTTACTATTTCTAATATCTTTGTCTACCTCAGCGCCCAATTTACGTAAATCGCTGATAATTCTATGAACTTTCTTTCTGATATTAAAATTAATTATTTCCATTTCCGATATAGTTTCTAATTGAAACTGGATATCCTCAAACATCTTATCAACATCGTTTGCGATATCTTTAGGAGTGTTACGACCATTTAATATTTCTTTAAGATATTCTCTTATATTACTCATTCATTAGACCCTACCTATTAATTATATTTTTCTGTTACATTTATCAGGTCTTACTGTAGCTTTTTATCCTTCATCTCTTTAGCCACTTCATACATAATAGGTTTGAGTAATTCATCTGGATATCCCTTACCCCAAAAATTCAACCCCTGTACATTGGTGATATCTTTATGACCGCCTGATTGTGTTGTAATAATATCCCATAGATTTACGGTAATTTTATCTAACATGCTCTTCTGCTTGAATGACAACGAATCAAACTTTGACTTTGATATGCTTTTGATGAATGAAGTCCAACCACCCTCACTGTCAAGTTCGACACCGTTGACTTGTTTTTGATCAAACATGGCAACAAAGTCTTCCCATTTGAAACCCATTGCATCCAAATCACCCTTAATATCACTCTCCATGATACGCTTGATATCACCAAGGCTAACCTTTTTTTTCTGCATCTTTGATTTAAATTTGGACATAATATTATTCATAACCAAATCACCTAAATGATAAGGGTTTTTCCCTGATTTAAATGGATTTTTGGAAACCTGAACGAGACCCATAGCCCACCCAATACAAAGATAATCAGCATCAGGATAAAGTTTGAATGGTGTATATCTATCATATACATTACTACCACCCATAAAGCCACCACCGTATTGAACAATTGTGTTTCCCCATAAAGTTGATTGCCCCATTTTCAGCTTAGAGGGGTTTGTCTCTGATTTAACCATGCCACCCTTCTGCTGTGATACATAATTTTCGGTACCCTTTTTAATGACATTTGATGGTCTGAATCCATCTTTTTTTGCTAAATCAACGATAACATTGTACATACTAATAAGAGAAGGTTTTGATTTCATAACAACGTCTTGTAGAAAGTTCTTTTTTCCTTTATTGGCCAGAAGCAATTTATTAACAACCATACCCATAGCAAAGTGATTTTTTTCAACATCTATTGTATCATCATATCCAAACGCTCCATTCATAACTTGATCTGGATTAATACCGTGTTTCGCATAATCAGCACTATCAACCATTTTGATGACTTCAAGGTCTTTAGTTGGAAATATTTCACTAGGAGATATTTTTGCTGAAATTGCTGCTACGTTAGCAGGATCATGAGCAAAATCAGTTGAAGTGGTTGTATTAACACCCGTCTGACCATCATGGTGATCTGTATGAATATCAAGAAAAGGTTTGCCATGGGCAAAATCAACCATCCATGTTAACGTTCCCTTTTGTGGCTTTGCGGCTTTAAACTCGTTCCCTCCATAATTAATGGGTATGACTTTTGTTGTTTTAATACCATATCGCTCAAGATAGGATTTCATACCAAGGGCTGAGGTTACACCATCTAAGTCCATATGAAAATAACCAGTTGCAGTCTTATATTTCTTGGCCAAATCTTTGATATTACGAAGACCTGACTCGTTTACCTTACTATGTACCGCTTCTGCTTGCTCTAAATGTTCAAATATATTCATACTAACTCCTAGTTATAATTTATATTAGTATTTATCTTATATTACTACATATATACTTTGACCGATATTAAAACTCTATTCACAATAACTTGGTCAATTCATCCTCAAAAAACGGGTCTATCAGGTAGTATTCTTTGCATCTCCACATAGATTCAAAAGTCCTCTGACTTAACCACGTTTTCATACCACTATCTCTGAAACCTTCAACCCTTTTCTTCCATTTTTCAAGTTTCTTACGATCATAGTCATCATCCCCATTAGTACCAGCAATATCATTAATAAGTTCACCATTTTTATCAAAGTTTATGACACGATGTGGTGTGTTTATAAATAAATCATCAACGTCAGGGTTATATATGTATTTGTATTGACCTATTGGCATGAATATCAATCCGTAACCATAAGTATAAGTCTCGCTATAATTATGTGTTGCAAATACACCAGTATTACGAGGCATCCAACCAAATTTCTTTTTAAATATTTTATTCAAATAATCCTGTATGTCCTGTCTCATGTTCATAGGTTTTCTATTCATACGAGGTTTTTTCTTGAATATGGCAAATTTATCTTTATCATTCTTACCCAGAGACCTAACGCCACGATAGAAATACCAATCAGTACCAAATTCACGAAGATATGGTGCGCATTTTCTTTTAAGTTCATCAGCAATCTCTTCGACAGAATTAAATTCAACCCTTTCAGCCGAGGATTCTTCGGTTATATATCGAACTAATCTCATTAATACCTCTCAATGCCCAGATATTTTGATAATTCATCTATGATAACCATGTCAACATAATAGTAACCATTAGGGCAATTAAATATAACCTCTCGTGCTTGTTTATCACGCCAAGCTTTTTTTAGATTACCGCCGAAATAACCATCAACCAAAAAATCAACATCCTTCTGTTCCAAAAAATACAAAGGATCTTTATAACGTAATCTAAGTTCAGATTCTATTTGGCTTTGTGCTATAAAAAAATCATAATGATCTTCTGAATACACAAACTTATACCCATTCACAGGAAACATTAAATATAAGTTTTTTCCGTACCCCCTAGACATACCGGGTCTTGTTGCGGTAAACACTCCCTCACTTCTGACTTTCCAACCAAATTTTTTCATGAATGATTTGTCTGCCATATCGTGGACACGTTTTCTTGTATCAACAGGTCTTCGATTCAGCCTTGGTTTTTGTTTAGAGATAAAAACGCCCCTTTCCAATTGTCGGTTAGTCCCTCTATAAAGAAACCCCCCAGTCTCTCTTATAAACAGAGAACAATCCTTTTGTAATATTGTTAAAACATTATCAAGATCTGGATCCTCTCCACGTATTCTGGTACCTTGCTCCGTGATAAGGTCTGTTATGTACTGTTCAAATTTCACTAAAAATACCCTCTACAATTCAACTTAATTTTATTGGGATGCGGCGATTTTCTCTCGTATTTTTCTGACCGCAGGTAATTCCGATTTTGCTGTATGTTTAATTCCAGTATAAAATATGGCTAACATAAGGTTGTATATTGTTCTACCCAACCATGGAACAGAAATAATAGATCCCGTGGCAAACAAACCAATCAACATCAGCCCGTCAGGAGATCCAAAAATGTCCTCAAGACTATAAGCACCCTTCAATGCTAATGCTATATTTGTGAAATCGAAATCATAATCCAAATTACCTATAAATGTCATCTGAGTCCACATAAAAAATAACAGCCCTGCAACAACCGATCCAGTAACTTTCTTAAGTAGAGGATACTTTTCGGCAAACTCATCAAACTTAATCGTCCCCTGTCGTATCTTCTGATATATTTTGGTTTTGTATAATTCACTGAATATCTCAAACAATCCTTGTCTAATAAACATCGTCAGAGTATTGACAGACTTAAAAATAACTTTTAATGAAAACCCAAATGATTTAAGCAACTTGAACATATTCTTTTCACTAAAAGCATTGATTATCTCTACGGCACTTAGACCAAAATCAAATATCATCTGATCGAGAATTTCGCCCGCCTCTTTAAACTTCCTGACAATAAACCCGACCGCCTTGTCCTTTAAATCAACAAGACCCTCGTCTACACCAAAGTAATAGTTTATTCCTTGGATGTATTGTTCATATGTAACATCAGATTCATTTATATACTGCTCAAATCTCATATAAATATTCTCCCTGTGAAGAACTAACCATCACCGTCTTTGTTGACCACCACACTTCCTTGTTAAACGGTAATACATCACCAACCTTTCGCAAAACAAACCCATTCTTTGCCGGATCAAGGTAATCAGTACACGCCTGTAACATGTTACCATTGTAAAACTCCTTAAAAAAACGGGACACTGGCTTATTTTTATGCGGCGAGCTTAATACCTCATCCATTTTTTCAAATTGTTTAAGTAAAGTTCCCCATTTATCAGAAGGTGATTCCTTTATATACGTTTCGAATGCAAACTTAAGATCTTCATTGAAAGTATCAAGCGAAGGACTAAAGGAATCCCATAAATCATCCTCTGGACATACACCAATATCAGTACCATCAATGGGTAGCATTATATAAGTTTTTCCTATGTGACGATCGACCCTGCTGGGGCTTGAAGCACCAATTACTGACTTACTTCTCTTTGGATATTTGTTCCATAACGACATATTATCCATCATAACAGTATAATAATTATAGGTATATCGAGAATCTCTTTTGAATCTTGATGGTTCAACAACACCATAGTCATTTGTGTAATTTTCGGAACTTCTATATAAACCACGACCCTCTGTATACATTCTCAGTGAATTACTGCATCTCTTTTTAATGAATTCAAACGCATCTTCACGACTGATCGGCTTGGTTCGACCACTAGTTCGTTTAGAATCCTCTATTAAAAAATTTTCTAATCTCATAGTAGCTCCTAAATATCAATCAATCTGCGGTAAATTGTGACGATGCAAGAAAAAACAAGCCTCTCCTTGTTCATACAACAATCTCCCTATATCATCAAAGGTAATATAACACTCACCATTCATCCCCCATGACTTACCCCATGAATTATGTATAGTGAATCTTTGTTTGGATACATTAACAGAATTAACTAAAACACAATGACCACCAGCTATTTCACCTTTTGCATAGATATATCCATTAGAATCAGGATAGAACATTCCGGTATACCAATTAATCCCAATTACTGCTGGACCGTTATATCCAACACCCAATATCAAGTCCTCCAATCCGAATGCCCAACGATACTCCTCTATCCACCCGAGTTTCTTCGCAACCTTGGCTCCAGCCAAAACACTCGTCCCTTCATAAAACGGGAATCCTCCGGGATATGACCCACCATTCCATTCATCGATTTTCTGTGCTTCCCAATATATTTTTTCTTTGGCATATCGTTCCGTGATACCTCTGACTTCTGCTGGTCTGGCGATCAATTCATGGGCAATACCAAAACCAACACAGGCTCCATCAGGTCCCTGATCCAGTTGAGCATCGCATCTCCATGTATAGGAACGTCTCTTCTTGGTACTGACTGTCGACCTTATACCATATCCACGACTACGTTCATCGAACTGGACTATACGATCAAGTCTAGCGTCACTCGTAATAACATGACCCTTCAATAATATACTTCCGTCAACTCGCATCTCATTTACAATTGAATTGAGTTTTTCGTCTTCAAGCTTCTTGATGTGTTTCATTTCTTTAACTTTTTCCAGATAATCATTATGTCTTGATTGTACAGTGCTACCCATATCAAATCTCCTTTGTTTTTATTGAATATAAGCTTCCATTTTATCTTTAAAACTTGGATCATTCCATAGACTCAATTCAACTAAAATACAGTAACCATCAGTCCATACCTCTTTTCTGCGGGGAATGGCATTACCGACCTTTTTTAATTGAAAATTTTTATCAGGTTCCATGACTGTTTTATAAAATCCAAAAAGGTCTTTGCTATCGAACCACATATCAATCAAATTATCCGTCGGACTGTAACTTGATAAAATTTTTGACAAATCTTTTCTTATGTCACGGTCAGTATTCATTCGCCCTATTATATCATTTATCGTTGAAAGCTTTGACCAAGATCCGTCATAGGGTCTGGCTATAGTAGGATAATTATAACTCTTTTCTTCTATATAACCCATATATGACCAAATAGTATCATCAACAAACGCATTTATTTGACCTAAATCTTCGCCGGTACTTTTATAACTTACAGAAAATATATCATCGTAATTAACAACACCCACTGTAGACCCATCTTCTGGAAGAACAACATAAAGTCTGTTCCCATAAGACATAGCTTTACCCATATCAGTAGAACATATAACACTTTCACTTCTTTTGGGATATCCCGAGAAAGTACCTCCATTGTCCATGAAAAGGGTATAATAATTAAAGGTGTTTCTGGATTCTCTTTTTCTGTTCTGCTTAGGATCAATCTCCATAACAGTACCTTTACCAAGTACACCACGAAAGATAAGATTATTTTTAAGTGATCTATTATAAGCCTTCATGCATCTTTTGGATATAATCTCAAGACCCTTATCAAGGTTAATACTTTTGCTCCTGCCTTCATTTAAGTAATGTTCTAATTTCATAATGATTTCTTAAGCCTTTGTAAGAATTTCGTATCAAATGCATTATTTTCGAATGATACGATATAATATTCATAACATTTGAACATGGCCTCATGGGATGACTCTGCTTTCCACCCATGATATTTAAAAAACAACTCATCCATGAGATCATGTAAATGTTTCGGAGTGTCTTTAGGAACCATTTTTCGTCTCGACCTGACTTTTAGGATATAATCACTCATCTCTTTTTGTGTGCCACGATATACGGGGTTATATGGTTGTACTCCAAACTCTTTAATGAATGGTTGACAATCCCTTTTGAGGACATCAATGATATCATCCATTTCCAGTTCGCGCTTTGTTGGTTCTTCTTCATTTTATACAGTTTCATTACGACCTCGATATATAAAGAGTGCCATCTTTTATTTTTCCGGTTAAAAAATATTCCTTAATATATTTATGATAATCCACGTCGATCAAATAATATCCGCTACACTTCCATACGACTTCTATGACATAGTGGTGACCGTTGACGTTCTGATATTTTTTCAGCCCTTTATCTGTATATTTTGGTAAAAATTCCTCAATATACGATTTGCCTTTATTATACGCAAATTTATCAGACGTGTCGCCTTCTTTGTATTTTTTTATCCATTCATATGTGATAGAAAAATCAGCTATATCAATCACATCTTTGTTGTAGAGATAACTGTATGCTCCGACTGGAAAGAATAGAAACGATTTATTCCCATATTTAAGCGAATTACGATAGTCTGTTGATGTGTATACCCCCTCTGAACGCCATTTCCACCCCCATTTTTTCTTACTCCATTCATCGAGAAAATAATGCATCAACAACTCGGAATCCTTCGGTCTTCTGTCCTGTCTTGCTGTACGATACATAACTGCATGTGTATTAATATTTGTCCCCCGGAAAAAACGGCTACCGGATACATTAAATTCCTTTAACCACGGAGCGCAGTCTTTCTTGATCATTTCACAAACATCAATTAGGTCTGATACATTTTTAATATCTCTACTCTGATACCCCTCGGTCAAATAATGTTCAAGTCTCATGATAAAATTTCTCCTCCAACCGTTTAAAGCCAAAATCAATCAATTTCTTAAAAAAATACGCGAACATAGGTAATAATACTATATTTATAAAAGGGTTTTTGGCATCAATTTTGAACAATGTCATAACATCTTCGATTTCTTTGGCAATATGCCCCTTCTCTGACAGATATGCTTGTTTTTCCTTTTCTAATTCATCAATGCGATTTTGTAACTTATCGACAATAGGTTCTACAGGAACCGGTGTGACTGATGAAGGTTCAGGACATCCATCCTCACGAACAACCATATTAAGTGGAGTATTTGGGCATTTATCATAGGTATCCGGGACATTATCACTATCACTATCACTATCTATGGGATATGGTGATGCGGCAATTGGTGGCGAAGCCGGTAATCGTGACGGTTCAACTATCATAGCTAATGATTCATCACGATACGCACGTTGTACTTGTCTCAACTCCATTTGCTTGGTCTCGATATCTTCAACTGCGGTATCAATTAAATTGTTATTCAGCTTGATCTGTGCATAAGTAGCTTGCTCTACTTGGACATAATTGATATAGTTGGTGTATCCCCATATACCTAAAATAATGAATCCAACTATTAAGTAAATAAAAAATCTCGTCCACCTGAATTTTTCCATAAAAAATCTCCTGAGAGTTATGTAAATATTTATGAAAACTTGATATACGATAGTGACTGTGATATGATAATTAAATGAGGGAATATTCGGAACAATATAAACCCAATGAATTGAATGTTGACTGTCACCCGGATGATTAAACCTTATTAGAATGATCATATTTTTAGAAGATTTATTTGAGATATGAAGCGGAAGAAATTGACATACGAACCAAGGGAACCACAATCACGTGCTTCCCTTTTAGCATTGAGATTTCAGTATCTTAGTGACCCAATGGTTGACAGTCGTGAGCCATGTGAAGTATGGCTTGACTTTCGTATGTCACTTCTGTCTCAATGGGAAAAAGAACGCGGTACACTCACCTGTCATTACTGTGGACGTGACAATCTACAGAAGGTTACGGAGGGTGTTGAACCTCGCAACCAAGCAACTCTTGACCATGTTATGCCACGTGCAAGGGGGGGCGCGGAATTTGATGAATCGAATCTTGTAGTTGCGTGTAGACCATGCAACGAACGCAAAGCAGATAACCCGCCCACGAAAATAATTCTTGCTGAAAATCCTTGACTATAAACGGGATCGATGTTAATCTGTAGTTGTGATTGACGTTAACCCTTCTTTGTGAGGACACTATGAACCAAATCGAAATGAACATCATCACAAAAATCAAAAACACCAATAATAACAAACTTTTGGTATGTCGTTTTGAAAAAGAGGAAATCCCCGTTCTTGACCAGATGCGTAACAAGGGTATTATTGCCCCTGCACGATTCTGTGGTGAACCTGCCGCAGCACTCTCTCAACGTTACCTGAAAGGACTTGTGTAATGAAAATCAATAAACGTTTCCAAGACTATGTTGACCACCATAACCTTTGGTATGAGGTTATTGGTAAACCTGAAAAATAGTATCAAATTTCCCCTGTCACAAGAAGACGTTAACGTGCTGGGTAATAAACTTTCCAATGAACTTTCCCCTGAGAATCTGCACTGTGATGGTGAAATTTCACGCAATCAAGCACAACGTAAATACAACAAACTGATGAACGTGGTCAAAGACCTGAATGTATACGCAAAGAAGAATGGTTTGTGTGAACCCAACATTTATTGTTAAGGAGATAGATTATGGATACTTTTACCGCAACAATGATTGCAGAAGGCGTTGAGCCAGTTGATACCGAAGAAGGATATTTTAGTGCATGGCAACTCCAAGGTTGGTTTGGTCATACAGCATCCCAATTAATCGAACTTGGTCATTGTACCTACAACAAATAACTCTTGACTGTAAACGGGGTTAGTGGTACTATCTTTATGTAGTCACCGTTAACCCCCTTCTGCATTGGAGTTTCCCTTGAAAAAATTCAGAGCTAAAACTGATATTTTCCTTTCCATGTGTGCTGATTCTAAATCTCTCGGTGAAGATAATGACTGTACTGTGAAAGCTATCGCAATCACCACTGGTATTCCTTATAAAAAGGTACATGAAACGTTGAAAAAAGGGGGTCGTGGTGATGGTAAATGCGCTACCCTGAGTCAAATGCAAAATGCTTGTCTTGACCTTGGTTTCAAGATGAAAAATATCCCTCTCGAGACTATCAAGGAAAAGTATCCTGCTGCGGGTCGCAAACTCAAGAGTATCACCACGAATCACCCCGAACTATTCAATAAGGCATGGAAAGATGGTAAGAATTATATCCTTCATTGTCGGGGTCATGTTGCCGCAGTCATCGATGGTGTGAACCACGATTGGACTTTTGGGCGGAAATATCGCGTTAATAATATTTACGAGGTTGTCCCTGCAAAATAACAGTTGACACTATCCGTGGATATGATAGTATATAGATGTGGTCGCGGAGTGATCACCACTTTTTGAAAGGATATAAAATCATGGCTTATATGAGTCAGGAACTAAAAGCTAAAATGGCACCCGGTATCAAAGCGGTACTTAAAAAAATATGGTGTTAAAGGTAGCATTTCTGTTAGAAACCATTCGACTTTGGTCGTTACCCTGTATAAAGGTCGCCTTGATCTCAAAGAGTCCCCGAATATTTTTTGGATTGATCGTCACTATGAAGGCAAGATTAAAGAATTTTTGAAGAATTGCGTCAAGCCATGAGCATTGGATACTATGATAACAGTGACCCAATGATTGACTATCATGATGTCGCATACTATCGTAAAATCCAAGTCGGGACATACATTAAACCCTATGTATTAGAAAAATAGAGATGATCGTTTGGAGAGAAAAAAAAATAATGAAACCTTATAAGATATTCGCAGAATTAATAGAACAAGATGCATTGGATCAATTCCATCAAGCAATGGAACAAAAGTTTGTCGTTAAAGGTGCATTGATGCCTGATGCCCATAAAGGATACTCTTTGCCTATAGGAGCCGTTGTCGCCACAAAAAACGTCATTGTTCCTTCTTGGGTTGGATATGATATCGGTTGCGGTATGTGCGCAATCCCTACTTCATTCACCCTTTCCGATATATATCAAAACGCTCAAGCGATATGGGCTAGAATTCAAGAAGCTATACCTGTTGGATTTAATCATCATGATACACACCAGACATGGGATCGATATAGCACTATCGAAAAAACTGAAACCGCTATCAATATTTTTAATTACAAAAACGGTATTGGTTGGAGACAACTCGGAACCCTTGGCGGCGGCAACCATTTCATTGAAATCGGTTCAGACGAAAATGGAGTCATATGGATCATTGTTCACTCAGGATCTCGTGGTATCGGTCATGCCATAGCTACCCATTACATGAAAATTGCAGGTGGAGGTAAAGCCCGTGAAGGATCCTATGGATTGGATGTTAATTCTCCAAACGGAAAAGACTACATCATTGATTTAAATTTTGCTCTTGAATTCGCATTAGAAAACCGATTTAAAATTATAAATCAAGTCAGCAATGTTATAGAGGAATACTGTAAAGGGAGTTTGGACTGGTCTTGTTTTATAAACAGAAACCATAACCACGCAGAAGAAAAAGACGGTCTGTGGATTCATAGAAAAGGCGCAACCCATGCAGAAGCAGGCATGGAAGGAGTCATTCCCGGTAACATGAGAGACGGATCATTCATTGTTGTCGGAAAAGGTAACCCTGAATCACTATACTCCAGTTCCCATGGTGCCGGTCGAGTTTTAGGTCGAAACGTCGCAAAGAAGATATTAGATATAAATGACTTCACAGAAACTATGAAAGGTATTGTAGCAAACGTAGATGATAGTACATTAGATGAATCCCCTTTTGCTTATAAAAATATTTTTGATGTCATGAAACAACAAGAGGAATTAGTCTCAGTTAAATATTACGTCAAACCAATAATTAATGTTAAAGGATGAATTGAAACCATTAAAAAGATTAAAGCCAAGAGGTAGGTAGGAAGATATGTATATAAAAATAATGCAACAATCACAAGACCAATACAAAGAGAAAATGTATCAATGCACCAATTACACCTATGTCGAGAATGATGTAACAACAAAGTTTTTCCATTATTCACGATGAAGACAATGTTACCACTATCACATTTGACAACATACCAACAACCAAGATATGGATAATGAATGATAACGGAGTCACGATAGACAGTTACAAGTACAATGAACACGGAAAGTTAAAATAAAATAAACCAAACAAAAATCTATTTACCTGCCGACCCTTTTCTGATAATAATACCAGAAAAGGGTTTATTTTTTACCAGAGGAACTATTCTCTTCAAATCTTATCTTGGATCATGGAATAACTGATGATGAAAACAGAATGATAGTCATTGAACCAAGTCTTTAACACTTTTCACCACCATTTAACACTAATATCCTCTAATAAATGGATAACAATAACCCCTTGAAATATAAGGGGGTTTTTAATGCCCTGATATAGTCAATAGAAGGTATACCATACAGGAGTATAATTAGGTATAATAAAAGATGATTCAATACCATAATAGACCATGACCGTTCGGATCAGATGAATTTAGACCGCTTTTAAGTGTAGTCATTTAAAAATAAAAATAGAAGAAATTCTTATAAAATATAAGGAAAATAAAGGTGCGAAAAAAGGTAAAAATAGATAAAGAAACAAAAAACCCTTTGTTTATAAGGGAAAGAAGTGTGTACTAATTCCTTGGAAGTATAATCACCCTCTACATTTTGCGTTAAAATAAATGTTCAGTAATTTTCTGGGGGTTGTCTGGTACAAAGTCCCACCTGACCGCATGTTTTAGGTCAATAGAGGAAAACGATTCATTAAAATAGGTTCACTCCCAGACCAAACTCCCGTTCTACAGCCTAAAACACTCGACATGAGGGGATTTTTAATGAAAAGTTATAAAGAGGTTTAATTTTTCATCTGAATACCACTATATATAGTGGTGTGAATGAATCATGGCTCAACACATATGATTTTCCATATACACTGATTTTTACTGACCTGAATGACACTTTTGGCCTAGACAGAACACCCATTTTTATTAAAATGACCCACCACTATATATAGTGTTTGATTTTTTCAAAATTTATATAATAAAATGGGACTGACAACCCGTTTTCTTGTACCATATGTGATGTATTTCTTTATTAGGGCATAAACCATACCAAATTTTATCCACAACAGGAACTGTCTAGTTTACATAATACTAGTTATCGGTCATTAAGAAAATTATAATAATTTTTTTCCTCTTGTAAATTAGCCACTTGAAAGTATGAAAAAATACTGGATAATCGACATTATATCGGTTTTCATATATGTTGATAACTATTGATTTGATTACTTGATATGGTATGGGGTAGATGAATGATAAAATATACTCTATATGGTATAGCATAAACGCCATTTTCAGTATAACACAGAGTGTCTGTGTAGTCAAATAATAAATTTCAAAGGAAAAGGGTTATTTTTTTGTATTCTGGCACAAACAATGCTATGACACAATAACCTATACAAAAATGTGTCAATTCATTAAAAATATTCCATTAATATGAAACACTGTGACGCAAAATAACTCCTCTTATCCCCTGTAAAATTATATATGAATATATATATTATATATGAAAAACCAATCGGTCAACTCGTCAAGGGGTAGGGGAGGTAATTGCTATACTCTTTACTTATGTAATTTTTAAGTTTTTATATGTCCCAATCTACGTATATACAAAATCCCTTTTTGAAAAGTAAATCGCATCCTGAATGGTCATACCCTAAATTTTGTGTATAAAATTTTTTTTCCATGGGAACCTGTCAGAATTGTATATACATGTGTTTATTTTATATAAATAGGTATAGATTGGAACAAAAGGAGATTTTATTATGGGTGAGAACCGGGATAAAACTTATCCGATAAGGATGAATGAGGAAGAGTTAAAGATGACGAAGGAGTTAGCGAAGAGGGTTAAATTACCTGATATGGTACGGAGGTATATTAAGGAGTTGTATGATGAACATATATCGTCTGTATAGAAGATCCCTCTTTTTGTTGATATTAACCTTTTACTTCTTTTAAGATACAGTCGATACTGGAATACAGATCATCATTTGAGACACCAAGTGAATCCAAATATTCCATCCAGTTGAGTACCTCGTGAAGTTGCTCGTACATTTCTGGTGCCACGGATTCTATTCTTTTTGTCTTGGCTTCTATGCCGCAGTTGCAAGGCAGGTGAGGATATAGAGATCCTGTTTTGTTTTTGAGAATGTTACAAGTTGGTTTGTGTTCATTTATTATGTTCATTTATTTTGAATTCTTTCTTTGGCTGTATTGAAATAGGTTTCGTCAAGTTCAATTCCTATGAATTTACGATTAAGGTGTTTACAAGCAAGACCTGTTGTTCCACTCCCCATTGTTGAGTCTAAAACGGTTTGTTGTTCTAGTGTGTATGTTTTTATGAGGTATTTCATAAGCTCAAGAGGTTTTTGTGTTGGGTGAAAACCTTTACGATCTTGTTTGAACTTTTTGATGGATTTTGGGTATCTGATTCCGTTGTTTTCTTTATGTTGAGATTTACCAGATCCGTAAACTTCACCAATGGTTGCATCATCTTGAGCCATGAATGATTTGTAAGGGTCGCCTTTTTCCATTTGGGGAAAATACCGTCCTCTTTTTTTAGAAAATACTAATATTTGTTCATGGTTTTTCATGGGTTGGTGTTTTGCTAATAGAGGATTCATACCTTGGGGGTTTTCCCATATCCATTCATATTTGAACCATTCAGGATTTGACATGACAAGGTGAGAAGAAAATGGTTGTGTGGCGGTTAGTACAATATTACCATCATCCATAATGATACGTTTATATTGAGTCCACATGTGTTCTATATCAATGACTGAATCCCATTTACAGGCTGTAACTCCATAGGGTAGGTCTGTTAAGATCAGATCAATAGATTTATCTGGTATGTTTTTCATGACGTCCAGACAGTCTCCATGTATAAGTGTGACAGGGTTTTGTATCAGGTTCAATATAAAAAGATCTCCTGTTTATAGTCCAATATTAATTAGTATATGGTATATAGAATTCTATGTCAACATCGTTTCATCGTTGTTAAATCTAAAAAAATGATGTTTTGTCGGGGGATGAATAAATAATATAAATACTTGTACCTGATAGAATCATTACGGAGGATTTTAATATAATGGCAATATTAACAGATTTTTATGGAAAGATACCCAAATATGATGACAACACGTTTGAATATGATATAAAAAGCACAACGCTCTTAGATTTTAGTGGATCAACAGCCGGTTCGCCTTGTTTTGTAGATATATACATGAATGCATATATAAGAGATTTAATTACGGCTGGAGCGGCGGATGCAAAAGTCTTTGATTCAAGACATTGTACAATCACTCGAATAGAATCATATGATAGTGTAACAGGTGTACCTACCACATATAACTTTTATGCAGGTGGACACCCCAATTTAAAATGGATTGATTTAAGTCATTGCGGAAGAATTTATACCAATATTGATGATATTATTCCGGTTGATAATATTACGACAATTGATATTATTGTGCCAAATCATGGCATTCCTTTGAATACAGAAAATCTATCCAGTGGTTATATTAAAATGGGTGTAAGTGATTATGGAACAAGTGGTATTTTATCAAGTGTTGATAATTTACCGATAAATGCCATCATTGATGAGAATACTCTACGATTAGGAATAACATTGGAATTTTGGAATTTGTCAAAATCAAATGCTGCGGGACAGAATCTTTATATAGATAACCCTATTATACATAATGTCGGTGGACAAAATTTTACAGGAAATAGATTAGACATTCATTGGAAATTTGATAGGAATGATCCATACTTCTTGGAGAGCATTTTCTGTGACTATTGAATTTCAAATAAGTCTTCTGGTAGATTATTTTTATAAAATTTTTCCAAAGCGTTGTTTTTATATTATTTCCAATAACAAAGCATCTTTTTAGTATCTTCCTCGGAAAGATAAGATGCATGAATGATCCTAACCGTTACTTGAAAAGTAATAAAACTTATCATGCTTTGCAACAGGAACCGTACATTCCTGTAACGAACCCAATAACATCTAAAAGGTTAACAACTTCGTCGCATGTCATACAATCATCTTAGCCAAAGATTCATCTATAGTTGTTGAAGGTGACCACCCGACTAAATTCTTAATCTTTGTTATATCAGGAACACGCCTCAAAGTATCTTCATACATTTTGTTATAAGCTTGTTCATATGTAAAATATTCTTTACCTGATGAACTTTTTGTGATACTAATAACCCGATCAGCAAGTTCATTGATAGATATTTCCTCGTTATTTCCGATGTTGAATAATTGACCGTCTGTTCTAGAATCTTTAATCATAAACATTAACGCATCAATACAATCATTAATATAAGTAAAAGATCTGGTTTGTTCACCTGTACCAAATATAGTCAGATTTTCTCCTGATAATGATTGTTTGATAAATCGAGGGACAACCATACCATATTTACCGGTTTGCCTCTTTCCGATAATATTAAATAACCTGACAATGGATATCCTTAAATCATGAACATTTTTGTTACTAAACATCATCTGTTCCATCAATAATTTATTAGTGGCATACCCCCATCGACATTTTTCTGAGGTTCCAAATACAATATCATCACATTCAAACATCGGAATTTTGTTAGATTTACCATAAACTTCTGACGTACTGGAAAATATCAATTTAGAATTATATTTCTTGGCTTTCTCTAATATTGACTGATTAATAATCTCATCATTAATCATATGTTTAGCGGGGTCTTGATGTTGCATCATTTGACCTATACTTGATGCCAAATGAACAATGATATCGACTGGTTCTAAATAAAATTCTGTGGTCAAATCTTTAAAATAAAAATCAAAATTTGATTTATTGAATAATTGTTGGATATTCTCTCTACATCCTGTAGAAAAATTATCAACACCTATAACATGATACTTAAGATTAACCAATCTATCACATAAATGTGATCCAATGAAACCTGCTGCTCCTGTAACTAAAATCTTTATCATTGAATAATAATTGCGATCTATGAGTAAAACATTTAATAAACCGCTTCCTAATTTATTTTATTTTTGTATTGAAAATTATAGTTCATAATATTTTTATGAATAATGGTATCTCCTGATTTAATATAAACGGTGTTCATACCAAATACTCGAATGATAACATCTTTGCCATATTTTTCTTTGAATGAATTGATAATCTCAGAATTAATCATAGAAGAAACCTTTCATAGTGTTATGTTTGATGTAAAAAAAGAATACCAAAACGATACATAAATGTCAAGATTTTTTGGGCGGTGAGACAATGAGACCACCGTATCACGTTACGTATAAAGCTGTGTACAAGTGTCATTTGATTAAATCAAAACTATGTTTAGTTGGTATGGACAGCCCAAACGAATCCGACCAAAATTGAACTTTTTCGAAATTCATGGTTGTTTCGGAAATACTATAATCATGAACGTAATCCATATCAAATTCACGTTTAAGTAAAAAATATTGTTTCATGAAGGTTTTTGTTCCAATAGACATTTTAATGGTATACTGATACCCTTCAATTATTCTGAATCTTTTTTTAAACCAAAATTTTCTTTTCACATTTATAAAACCTCTTTTTATTATAACTTTTCGAGAATAATAAATTTAACTTTGATATCATCTCCATAATCAGGGTCACCGGGCAAATAAGGAAAATCCTTGGTTACTTTGATAACTTTAACTTTGCTGTGGTTATTTAAATACCTTTCATACCCCTGAGATTCATACATATCTGATCTATGAGATAAAACAATAACACCTTTAGGATTAGTAAGCGAAAATATATTCTCTAATATCCCCTTACTATCAAAATATGTTAATGATCCGATACAAGTGACAAGATCAAAGGTTCCATTGGACAGAAATGGTTTGTTCATATCATGCCGGGTTAAAGTTTTATAGATATTTTTACTTTTAGCTATATCCAACATCCGTTGACTTAAATCAACACCATGAATATTAGTGAAACCATTCTGTAATAAAGTAGTTCCGACTAGACCCGTTCCACAACAAACATCCAGTACTGACATATCACGTGCAAAATGACCTCTAACGTGACGAACCCATTTTCTCCAAGCCGTGTATCCAAGTTCTTTAATTAAATACATATCATATTCTTTAGCAACAATGTTATACTCTTCTCGATTTAGTTCAATAGAACTGGATGGGTCTTTAGCCCAACTACTAACAATATCTTTAATGCTTTTTGACATAAATATCCTTTTCTCTCTCTTTTTTTTATTTTTTAAGTCACATTAATTCTATGCGAAATGTCTTTTGCTTGAATCTGTATACGATAAAATTTTGTTGTATAATCACCAGAAGTCGTATAGTGCGCATAATTAAAATGGAGTGCTGCTCCGACCAGATAACCATCTCCATTAATATATGGACTTAGTATCGACCAAGAATCACGAATCCTGATTTCGTTTGAATTTAATGATACATTATCTATAACAAACAAATTATCAACAGATGAACTGCTATCAATTTTAAACCTAACAGTCATATTATCAGTGTCAACAATCGGTGTTGTTATTAAAGTTTCATCCGCTGATAATATAGTGTGATCTGTTGTCCCATCCTGTATCAGAATTCCGTAATATTTTTTTATTTTTGACAAATCGATATAATTCATATCTTCTGATAATAATGTCAAACCTTCGCCACCATCATAAACTTGAATTGATGTAATAACATCAACATCAGATTCATACAAAGGTGCGACCCCTATACCGGATGAAATAAAAGATCCAATATCTTGATAGGCATATACATAAGAAGAGGGCGATATATCTCTTCCCTGAAAATACAAAGATTCTGTAATATAACCATCCAAAGGCATAACATCATCAACGGGACCATAAAAATCCTCACACCCCATAATTCTAGCGTCATAGTTTTGGTTATTTACAATTCTTCCGTTGAGATTTGTACAGTTAATAAGTTTACAATTTTTCGATACAATAATATCACCTTTATCAAAAACACAATCAACAAAGACATTATTACTATACATATACCCAATATCAAAATAACATCCAATTGCATAGAGTTTGGCAATATAAACTCCATTTAAACTCATAAAATTACAATTAATGGCTTGGCTACCAGCACCTCTTCCTGTTGTGGCAAATTCATTAAAATCCCCTCCATAAAAATCAAAAGTATCAAGATTATATGACATTGACACATAATAATTCCATTGATTTAACGTAATACTACTTGATCTGTGAGAAAAAAATTCAACATTCTGGTTTATTATCTCTTGACCATCAACAGTCATCGCGAAATTCTTAAATTCTATACGACAATTCTTTGAAACTCTCCAACCAATTTCTTCAACAAAATCAATAACATCGTTATGGTCTTCTATGGTCAAGAATGTACCAGACTCATCAATGGATTGTATTCTAAAATATACTATTCCTTCACCAAGTTCTATGTAATCACCCACTTCAATGCGATAAGGTGTAAGTGAAGTTAAACCATCAGATGCAAGAGTATTCCAATTAAAATTATCAGCATAAACTCTATCGCCACCTAAACTACAGGAAATAGTCTTATAACCCGATTGTATAATTGTAGGAGGATTAACAGAATAATCATAGTAGTTTTGATAATCCTTATCATAATAAATTTTCATATTATGAAAAGTAGCGCCGTCATTAATAATAACTTTCGTTGTACTTCTACTCACACCATGGATACGTAATACGTCATCTGGTCTGTTATTCATATCCCTAAGTATATCTCTGGTTAACACGTGATTACCTTCTCGCAGAAAAATATTCCAGTCACCGGCATCATATGCATCGTTGATTGAAGTGTAATCCCCTTTACCAGATAAATCAACAACCTTCCATTCCCCTGTCATTGGGTGAAGTGTTGTTTTTTTGTCTTTTATATAAAAATCATTTAATTCTGACATTATTATCTCCTTGAAAATAATTAATAATAATCTATCCTTGGTATATGGAGAGGTTTTGGTTGAACTTGGACATAATAAACGTTACCGAATCTATTCACCGAACCACCATCATATACATAGGGAAAATATAGAGAAGATCCTTTTAACACACCATCATAGATAAAAGGTTCTAATATTGACCACGAATCTTTTAACCTTATATTATAATAATCTATAGACTCAATTAAAAATGTTTCACTAACAGCGCCCTCATATTGACCTTGATACAACATACCTATATTATCACTTTGTGTTATATTATTATTATGTAAAATGTTACCCTGATCAGATGTTAGAATAGTGTCATCCGTAAGACCATCACGGGTTAATATTCCATAATACCGTTTCATCCCAGAGAAATCAAATCCCTTTATATCATGATATGGTTGTATTGTTCCACTATTATACACATCGATAGCTGTTATAAGATCATGAGTAGCTTCATATGCTCCGGTATTCGAGATAAACTGCCCTGCTTTATAAAAGCGATCTTTAGTTGAAACGATAGTTCTTCCTGAAAAAGTTAAAGTTTCGGTAAGTCTACCATTTCTGGGAATAATACTATCAATTTTACCATCAACATCCAAACATCCAACGAATCTGACCTTATTATCATAATTATACAATTTACACTTTATACCTCTACACCCAATTAAGGATAAGTTTGTACCATCATCAATAAAAAAATTTTCATCAAAGATGCAATTAATAAAAGTTGAATTTCCATAACATACGATATCTTCAAAATAACAATCAAAGAATTTACCTCTTGATATATAAGGGGATAGATCCTCAGAAAGAGTATTGAAATTTCTGATAGTACTACCAGAACCCATACCATCATAACAAAAGTTGATAGAACCACCCGTGAGAGGCAAATAACCACCTGTGACATCAACATTATCTATTTTATATGCAACGGGACATGATACATTCCAGTCGTTACTTCTGTTATCATGATTGATAAAATCTCGTCTACCAGAATCATAGGTATCAATTAATTCTGGATGATCCGCATATAAGTGGATGTTAGAAAGTTCTAGTTTGAATTCTTTGGTTATAAAGAAATAGTCATAATTGATGATATCTTCGCAGTCATTATGACCATCAATTACAAGGTAACTACCATCAGCGGATATCTCCCTTATCCTGAAATATTGTGAATAAGTGAGTGATATATAACTTCCGACTTGTATACAAGGTCTTGTTTCTGATAACAAAATCCAATCAAAATTGTTTGCATAAACTTTGTTATCACCAAGTGAACAAGATATAAATCTTTCTTTTATTGCGCCACTTGGTGGGTTTGTGTTATAATCATAACCGTTATCAAAATCTTCCGTAAAATAAGGAATTATATTATACATAATATTACCATTAGTATATATCAACTTTGTCGTTGATTTACTCTCACCATGTATTCTAAGGGGTATATCACCTTGAACTGACAAGTCATAACGCATACTATCTGTCATGACATGATCACCTGTGGTTAAAAATAAGTTATAATGACCATCATTAAATGCATCTGTAACCGACACATAATCACCGTCACCATTCACATCAACAATCGTCCAATCACCATACATTGGATGAAGTGTTGTTTTTTTATATTTTGTATATAAGTTATTTAATTGTGTCATTACGTTCTCCTACTTTCATGTGAATGATTGATCATAAACTTAACCAAAACCTTGAAATATTGTCTCTTATCTGAGCTTGAACATAAAAGGTATAATATGGATTATATACAGGGTTATACACATAAGGGAAGTATATAGATCTATTATTAATAAATTTACCCTCATATAAATAGGGGCTTAATATTGTCCATGAATTATTTAACCTCATTTCTTGGTTAGGATCTAAATCACTAGTGTCAATAATAAATGATGTAGTTGTTTGTCCAGATGAAACAAGCCACACAGATAAATTATCGGATAACAATACTTCATTATTAAAAAGAACATTATCAGTACCAAAATTAAAAATGGTATGGTCAGTAACACCATCTTGAGTGAATGTACCATAATAACGTTTTATTTTACTGAAATCTAATTGATTATATTGATATTCATATCTAACACCTGTTGGTGTATATATTACTTCAACAGAAGTTATCATATCTTCATTACTTTCGTATGCACGGTATAGGGATTTGAAATTATCAACAAAAACAAATTTATCTGCGACAGTCGCACCATTGGTACCAGTAAAAACAAGCAATTCAGTTTTCCTGCCCTGTGAGGGCATTACATCTTCAACATCACCGTTCACATCTCTACATCCTATTACTCTAGACGTGGAAGTAATATTAAGTATTCTGCTGTTAAGTAAACTACAACCTATAAGTGTACACCTATCAGACATATACAAATCATCACTGTCATCTATAACACAGTTTATTAGTGTAGAGTTATTATAAAGCTCAATTTCATCAAAATAACAGTTTGTTGCTGACAACCCCGGTAGATATAATCGCCCTTTTGATAATGTATTAAAATTATTGACAGTTGAAATGCTCCCAACTCCATCATAAGAAAACCTGATAACGTCCCCGTTACCCGTATTGCCACCATAAAAATCAACGCATTTAATATCACATGATATTCCTGCTCCTACACACCAACTATTCGTTGCAATACCATTTAAACTCCCACTCGGGAATATAATAAATTCGGTATTGTATTCCTCAAACGTATCAATTACTGACGCATCAGCAAATATAGTAATATTTTCAAGATTTAGTTTGATCTCTTTGGATATAATCCAATAAGTTTGATTAATAAAATCACCTGAAATATTATGCCTGTTTAGTACAATAAATGCACCAGCAGGATCAATTGAAATTATTTCATAAAACTCATTATTATTCAATACTATACAATCACCGACATTAATACTATATTTTGAGGGATAAGCTGTTGCCAGAGTATTCCAATTAAAATTATCCGCGTAAACTTTATCAGAACCATTTATAACTGTTATACTATTTACCGATTCATAATAATCCGGCGTTTCCAATGAGTAATCATAATTTGAAGTATATCCGGTTTGTGTATAAGGTACAAGTTGATGCATAACATTTGCAGTATTCAATATAAGTCTTGTTGTCGCTTTAGTTACTCCATGAATTCGTAATGGAATGTTACCCATAGTATCAAGGTCGTAATATATACTTTCAGTTAAATAATGATCACCTTCTTGTAGAAATAAATCATATTTACCATCATTAAATGCATCTGTAACCGACACATAATCACCGTCACCATTCACATCAACAATCGTCCAATCACCATACATTGGATGAAGTGTTGTTTTTTTATATTTTGTATATAAGTTATTTAATCGGGCCATACAAGTGCGCCTCCTGTAATATAAAGAACTATGTCTTATGTATATTTATGAAAAAAAATAAATACACAAAAACCCTGACCAGTAAATGATCAGGGTTATAAAACGGAAGGGTGACGATATTATTATTATTTGATGTAATGGGATCGTATTCTTTCTCGTATCAACATCAAAATTTTACCAAGAAAATTATTTTTGGTATAACCGATACAATTAACACAGTAACAATGACCCCAATAGCAGTCATGCCACCAGTTACCTTCGATCAGTCTATCATCACCTGTATTCAATAATTTTTCGCGTAATATCTTATCACTGAATTTCTCGACAATAATATCATACATAACAGAAACTTTTATTTTGTCCCAATCGTCACGCTTTTTTATTTTCTGACCAAGCTTCTTTGATTCTTTGGGACTCAATTTAACAAATTCTTGGTGTAATTTTATATCCAAAGACTTATGTGCTTGATATGCGGTCTCAGATGAAGAATATGTTAACCCTTTATAAGTCACCGGATTTTCATAAAAATTACTTAACCAATTGTATTCATTATGAAATTGTTTAACCGAATTCACAAAATTAACACCCCCTGAAAGGGTCTGTCCCGGTAAACCACTCCTTTTGATCAATCATTGACTCAACGACAGCCATAGAAACATTGTTATAATTATATTCTCTACCATCACGTGAATTAAAGGTTACTCCGAATAGACCATTGTTAAGATCTTCAACAATACACCCTATGAACTTTTCTGAATAAAAGAAATCTCCAACTTTCATGAAAACCCCCGTCTCCCACCTCGACTTTGATTTGTTTCGAATCGCTTGTCTTGTAACTCAAACCTCAATCGTTCATTTTCTTCTAGTAGAAATAAGTTATCTTCCTGCAGATCATCAACGATATCGATGCATTTTTCAACAATCATAGTCATATTTATAACTTTTTTATCAGTCGTGGTAGAACGAATGGATTCCATTAGTTCTGAAATTTTGTTGATTGTTTTCTTATTCATTTTCAGATTCATTGAGTGATACCTATATTAAAAATTTCAACTTTTTCATTTACCCGTTTATAATCAGAACCTCGTGATTTTTGTTAACATCATTAAACTCAATAATTATTTTTAACCTTTTGTGGCAGGGATATTACCATCCATGTCCAGATTTTCGTAAGGATCAAGTCTACCCTCACATACAGGACAACTCCACTCATCAAACGATTCCTTATTTACAAAAAATGCATGCTGTGTATGTTCACATTTATCACATTTTTTGGGTATCATAACCAGTATAATTTTTTTAGGATCAATTGTTCTGTTAGTCATGATTAAATTTATCTACTACCAGCATAATACCGTAAACAATTAACAATACGACAACAAACAGAAGGATAATTGATAGCAATACTAACAATGATCCAAGGACTACCGACAACGGAATCCATATAGGTGCTAATACAATAACCCAGCTAATGTCTGCTATACCGGTAATTTTAATGATAGCCAAAATAAATAACATAATCCATAAAATATTTCCACTATAAAGTTCTGTAGAATTTTCTACAGTCTCATCCGGTTCAACAGTTTCACTTGTTTTAACTTCATATTTAAATGACATAATAATTCCTTTTTAATTTAAAATCCATTGGTGTTTCTTTTTAAAAGAACATCGGAAGATACGGAATGTATTGGTAGTAATAAGAAAAATAAAACACAATGTCAGCGGCACAATTGTATAGAGCGTTCTTCATTATAAATCTCCTTATGTTAGATTTGTTTGGTATTTTTACCGAAGGTAGGCTGGACCGTAAGGACCCATAGTCGCAAGACCATTCTTCTCATCAAAAATGTTTCCCCTTGAATGTTTCGCGGGTTTCGACCAGCCCGCTGGCTTAAGAACATTACCGTTGGTCATATCAACAAAAGAATGAACACTCGAACCATTGATAACTTTGACGTACCTGTGACCAACTTTATAATCAAAGACACTCTTTTCGTGGATGAAACCGTTATTTTCCCAATATTGATCAAAAATATCTTTACATCCTTGGAGATACAGATCAAAAGACTTTTTAAATTCGGGGGTCATCTTTTTTTTCCTTTCTCAAGGGGTTTTCGTCACCAACAAATATATAATACATCTATATTTCACGGTTGTCAACAAATACCTAGTCGTGATAGATAAGAATCATGAATCTCGTCACCACAAGAACCGACATCAGAGAGTTTAGTGATAATTAATTTTTCCCCATTAGGCTGACCCACATTCATACTAAGTTTATTTAATTTTGATTTACAAATGGTACATGTTACGCGATCAGTGACTTTTGTGAACCGATATCTAGGCGTCATCTCACGGTTACATAAAGTTTTGATTGATGTATGCTCGTCATACGTCCGTGGATCTATTTCTGAATAATGAACAACTCGTCTATCCATACAAATATCCTTTCGTTTGAGTTACTAATAACAGTATCATGGTATAAACACAAAGTCAACACAAAAATAATCATTGACTATAAAATTCATCAGGTGTATTATGTGTATGTATCAAGGGCTTGCGTGACAAAACATAATAGGAGTTTTAGATGAAAAATCCTTTAATCGCAAAGACAATAGCTGAGCAAATGGGTGGGTTTGGTTGTCTCAAATGTATGGTGGGTGCTTATAATTTCATCGATTGTGGCGCAGGAGTTTCGTTCCGATTCAAGGGTTCAAAAATTGCCAATTACATTAAAGTAACCCTCACCCCCCTTGATGAGTATGATGTTGAAATTGGTAAAGTTTTCGGTACTAAATACACCATTAAGAAAGAATGTAAGGGTATATATTTTGATCAACTTAAACCTGTATTTGAAAGCACCACAAAACTCTACCTCTCTCTTTAAAGTTCAGTTGTAATTATCCCTAACACAAGGAGTTTTTTATGTTTGAAGTATTGATGGTTTTAATGTTCCTCATTCTCCCCTTAACTCATATCATCCCAGAGGAAGGTCTCGTTTTGGTCAAAGTAAAGACCACACCAAATAAAAATTAAAGGGAGGTTGACATATACATTTTTTCATGTTAGACTAAGGTTATCCACCAAAGGGAAATATAATTATATATAAGGGTATATATGAATTTTAATTCATATATACCCTTTTTAGTATCATTAGTGCATTTTAGATAAATAAAAGAAACGATAAAAAAAAAACACAAAGGAGAAAAAATGGAATTTGATATAAAAAAATTAACTGATAAAATAACTGATAAGATGATCACTTTTGGAAAAGATGCTCTTGATTGGTTGGATATTAAATCAGAAAAAATTCGTAGATCATATTTGATTATTGCAGTGGTAGTTTTGCTAGTTGCATTTGTTATTGCACTTTAATTATTTAATTGAGAGGGCTTCTTAAAAAAGCCTTCTCAAAGTTTTATCAGTCATGACAAGATGTACATCCTTGATCCTCTTGTATTTTCATCTCTTCTGGCGTAAGGACTGTTAAAGGTCTTAATCTTCCGTCTGGCTCCATTGCGAACTTACTTTGATAATCCCCCCAATGGGTGTCGTTATACCCCCATGATTTCATTTTATCTTCATCAGTGAGATATGGGTTGGTCTGATCATTTATGATCCATCCATAGGTAGGTGATTTGGATATTTTTTCAAAAACACCTAAATGTTCCAATCCGATTATTAAGCATATAGCTAATAACATGTATATAGTGAATTTACCATATATCATGATTCTTTCCCCGTAACATTTTTCAAAAGTTTTTGGCTAACTCCTCGTTATCAGTATCACCCATGGCATGAAGAGTGGCGATAATTTTAGTCATGTTTTTATATACATAGTCATGGTTTGATTGGAAATTATCATAAGTTGATATGGATATTCCTAGTATATTTTGCATAATGTGTCGTGGTATAGAAGTTATACCCAGAAACGTTTTATCTATATTAACAATAAAAGAAATTATATCTTCTTTTTGAACTTTACTGAACTGTAATTTAATATCTTTTTCCAGCTGTAATAAAGGTTCTTTATCTAAGATGTCAGCGTGTACGGAATAATCCAGTATTAATTTCATTAAATGGAGAACACCTTTACCAGCTTTACCTAATTGCTCTTGAAATGTTTTTGATTTACGGACTTTTATGCCCATCTTTTGACCGAGTTTTTGAAGTGAAGCTAAAAACTCATCAGAAACTTCATTAATTTCATTAGTTAGATATATAAATCCTAATATATTAAATTCACGTTCGTTTAAATATTGCTGAAATTTCATAAAAAATTAATATCCTTAATGTAATATAAACATATTTATATATTATCTACAAATAATTCATTTTAATATCATTCACATATTTTTTGTAATCATGGATTATCTCAAGGCGACCTTCTTCGAGAATAAAGCCATCATCATCAACGATGCGGTGGTACTCATACGGGCTAAAGCGATAAATTTTAACCCATAGATTATCCTTGATTTTCTCTTTGTATAAGAGACCGAATTCGTTTCCTAGCACTTCATGGACAGGTTCTTTTTTCATCATAGTCAATGTCTCCCTTCACTGACATTATACACATTATACCCTCTTACGTCTACGAATATTTACGGTATCTGACGTTTTTGGAATATTATTTTTTATAAAGTCTCTCAGGTCATCCCAATTCAACATTTCATTTTCGAAATCTTTACTTGATTTCATGGGTTTACCTGACTCCTTAACGTTTATATATTTAAAGCTTTTGATTATAAAGGTCTTATCTTTGCTGTATTTTCCTATTTGTTCTATTCTTTCTCCGGGTTGTTGTATGTACTTATTTTTACCCTTCATCGTCTCTTTGGTATCACCTGTTGTCATATACACGGTGTTTTTGTTACCACCAAGAATAATATTTATATCACCATCTATATGAGTTCCTATAATGTTATATTTATGTCTTAATATATCCGTAACTGTATTTGCGGCTCCAGAATGAGTTTTTAGCATAATATCATAAGGAACCCTTCTTTCCCGTGTTTTATTTTGTTCCACTGCTACATAGAAGTCTGTCAGCACCCATGTTAAATGAACATCTTTTGGTTTATATCCCACTTCTAATAATTGAGGTATAATTTCAGTTATATCATTTATATCTTTCAACGTTACATCAAACATTATATTAGGTAGATTATTTTTTGATGCGCCTGCTAGAAGTAATTCAAGAGTTTCGTCTTTCCACCCTTTATCTTTTACAAATTGATGTAATCTTTTAATGTCATCTGGATTACTCCAAACTGTATTAGCAATTTCAGGATTTTCTTTCTTTAGCTTTGATATTTTAACTGCCATTTTTTTTAATTCATCCACATCTCTGACCTTAAACTTGTTTTTTTCCATGAAATTGGACGAGGAGAATCCCTTTCCGCTCCCGGCACCTCCAGCGAGAAAAACAATTTGACCGTATGACTTTCCCCCGCCAACGATAATTTGTTTTTCTGTAATATAACTTTCAAAACGCATGATAAGACCCCTAATGTTATGATTGGTATTTAATGTTATTTATAAAAAAATAGGGGTGACCCGAAGACCACCCCTATTGTATTACATTATATTATAATGTTTTATTTAAAAACTACGGTAGGATCTTGTTGAAAGGATCCTTCGCGGTTATGTCCATCACCAAAATCAGCGCCATCATAACATGCACCGGCAATCCATACATGACCTGCTGATATACAGTCTGCCTTTGTGGTAAGGACACTGTGATCAGAATCGGCAATACATGTACGAAGACCTGAATTCCAACGGTGACCGTATTGTTTACATGTCAACTCTGCGTATTGGAGAGCGGATGACGTGGTATTATAGTTAAAATTAACAAGACTAAAATTACCCGGCGTACTTGCATCAATACACTCCGAACCAGCAACTGCTTTAGGCTCCCAATGATTACCTGATGCTATACATTCATCACGTTTGATTTGGGTGGATGATTGAGTCAAAGCATTAACTTCTGCCGCAGTATACTTTGTGCAACCAGTTCCACCATCAAATTTATATCCAACAGGGCAGTCGTCGTCGGATGCCGCGACTAGGGTGCAAACACCGCCACCCGAAACATACTCATTAACAGTCAGACCTGAAATTGCATTACATCCGGCTTGGTCATCGGTTGATCCAAGAGCAACAGGGTCAAATGTAACAGGGAGATCTTGACAATATCCATAATCACCTTGATTAGCATCACCTGTGTTGTTTGTTCCCGGATTCCAGAAAAATCCGTTTGCCTGACAGCGTGATTTGTCCACGATATCTTCTGCGCGAACGGTATTTCCAACTACATATCCATTTTTATCGACAATTGTTGGTTCTGCGTATACAGTAACATTCCCGTTTACAATAGCAACCGTTTTTTTCTGAACAGACAATTGAGCCATATCAGGTTTTCTGACGGTTTTGATTGTAGGAGTATTATCTGTGGTATAAGGTGGAATTGTATATGATCCACTAGGAGTATATGAAGATGTTGTGTTGGGTGACAAATCTGCGTTTGTATATTCCGTAACTACCCCACCCAATTCATATAGATTATGATTAACATAATCTGTGGACGGAATTCCAACTTCACCTGTTCCTATATACGAGATTGTTTCAGTATCACCATCAACATAATTGATACCGGCATTAACAACGGTAAATCCAGAAACCACTCCAGCGTTCGCTGTTACTGTACCAGTAAGACCGGTACCAACAAGATCCGATTCAAGTTCATTAACAGAAATGATATCTCCTGTTAACCAACCAGTTCCACCATCAGTAACAGTAACTGTATTAACCGCACCAGTGACAGATGATACGGTACTGTCGATAGTTCCTGTGTCTGCATCAGAAAAATCCAAAGATTCTGCGAGAGTGATTGAATCTCCTACAGCATATCCAATACCTTTTGTTACGATACTCAGTGTTGGGACAAGACCTGCGGTAACTTCCAGAGATACAGTACAGCCAGTACCACCACCATCGGTTGTTGTTGCATAACCTAAACCACTATTATCATAAACACCTTCTACAAGTACTCCGCCAGCATTATCAACGGTTGCGCCTAAGCTAGTTGGTTCACCAACGATAGTGGTGATTGTAAACACAAAAGGTGTTACGGGACGATTTGATTGTTGACCTAAAGACATAATATTTCCTCCATATTATATTAATATTATTTTTACCCAAAAGGGTCTTATTTTTATTTATAAAAATATGAATATATTTTTTATAATTAGAGGGAGATTATATGGGATAACTTCATGTTAACATTGACTTTTTCAGCATCTATACCTAACTCATCAATAATATAAAATGCTATTAGACCGGGTAAATGTATGCTAGGATTACCTACATACATTTTATAAACTTCTTCTAAGGTGGAGTTTTCAGAGACCATCGCAATTTGTTCTGATAGAGTAATAAGGGGAGTTTCCATATCAAGAGTGTTGTATGTCACTCCCCAATTATTTTTTATGATTTTTAATAATTTTTTCATGTATTACATTATATTATAATTAAATGCCCCTGTAAACAGAACTCATGTAAACAGGGGCATTTAATTTTATCGAGGTGCTACGGTTGATACTGCGACACTACCACTTTTCACGGGTTTTGATTTACTTTTTACAGACTCTTCTGAATCATCATCATCACTTTTCTTTTTCTTTTTATTGATGATGTTATTACGTGTCTGTAATTTAGCAACATCCCCGGTAGTTGTTCCGGTTGAAATTCCTGTAGGTGTACCAGATATTTCTTCCCCTATGTATGTACTAATCCTTTCCAATATATCCATGATATCCTCTTATGGTAGTGCCGGTATAGGATTAACAATCACAGGATCAACCACAACAGGATCAACCACAACAGGATCAACCACAACAGGATTAACGACTGTTGGTGTTGCTGTTTGATTTTCATAATCGTTACGATTATCGCTGTTATTGCTGTTATCACTGTTATCAGACAAATCATTTCCTTGATTGCTGTTATTACTGTTATCAGACAAATCATTTCCTTGATTGCTGTTATTACTGTTATCAGACAAATCATTTCCTTGATTGCTGTTATCACTTTGATTATTATAGCTATCAGCAATAGGAGATGTAGATGTCGTTGCTACACCATTAACACCATTGTTAACCGCTTGATCTCCTCCAGCAGTGTATACAGTAGATCTGGTTCCCATAGCTCCTGTAACCCTATCCACAGCAAACCCCATTAAAGTGAATCGTGCTATATCTTTTACGACACCAAATCCCTCTTTTACCACAGAAGACTCTACAGGGGAATATCCATTTGTGGATGCTATAGCATGTAAGCCTGTTATTTCTGCGGTTTTGTCTGCTTTGTTGATAATTCCTTGACCGATAAATACTGTTTTTAATTTACCTTCATCATCGGTTTCTACAAGAAAACCTGCACTTGAGTATTTACCATCGAGTTGTGATGGTTGTGGTTTTGGTGCGGCGGCTTTTGCTTCTTCGATTGCTTGTATCGCCTCTATTCTTTTTTGGTCAAATTCTATTTTTTTCATCTGAACATCATTGAAATTCGTACCACATCCAACTAATAAAAAGATCATGATAAAGCTTATTACATATTTGATATAATTCATCATTTCACTCCTTTATATAGATTTAATTACTGACTGCAAATCATCAAGACCGAATAATCTTGCTATGCCATGCATCAATTGCTTTAATTTATTCTTAACTTCATCGCCTGCCTCTTTTGCCGCATCTGTTAGGTTGGTTATGGCATTTTTAGCTTTAGTTAACATATCTTCACTTTTGGTTTTTATGTGTGCCCATATATGCCATCCAGTAACAGCGTCTATGAGATGTAAGGGTCCCGATACTAGATGAAGGGTTGCCATATCAAGTTTTAGAAGAAAATCCAAAACCTGTTCTTTTGTTATTTGGGTGTTGGCTAATTCTTTCATTCGAACTTTTGAATCTTCATTACCAGCAGCAGCCCGAAGTGTGTGCCAGATAAATTCTGCCATTAACTTTCCAGATTTGAGTGCGACCTGAATAAGACCGTCACCTGATTTATGTGCCCCTCCACCTATACTTTTAAGTAAGGCACCAGCCCCTTTTTTAAGGGTATTGAGATCGAATGCCTCGTTCATATTCGCGCTATCATCAAGTATCATTGATATTTCTAATACAATCTCCATGTCTCTATATTCCTCATGGGTGTATAGTCTCTGATTAATTTTGTTTAAAATATCCATTAATTATAATCTCCTTCTACTGTATTAATATAACTATCAATCAGGATTATATGACATCATTTACATGTCAGATTCCTGATTTATCTTCGTACATCTTCCATTTACTTTGTTCTTTTTTGGGAATGCGCTCATACGTTTCTTCTGGGGTCAGCCATTTTATTGAGTTTTTACTGGTTAATTCGATAGTGTCCTTCCAAGGATTTACAATATAAATATCTTTTCCATTTTTATCAGCATATTCACATTCACGCCATGTACCATTACCCATTTTACCGTCTTTAAATGTCATAGCACATACATGTTCAACTGTATCAATAACTTTAAAGAATATATCAAACCCCATATCATCAACTCGACCTTGTATCCAGTTAACATTGGGATTAACAATAATAAATTCTGGAAATTTTTCTGTTATGATGTTGATGGATTTTTTTTCTTCTGGTTTGTCATAAAATGCACGTGGATGTGCAAAATATATTTTACGGCGGTTAGCCTCGGTTAAATAGTTGCTAAACTTCATAATATCCTCTCATATTAGGTGTAAGTCTCCCTTATCGTCGATCCATAACGTATAGAAACTAATAGGTGGTATTTTTTCTGTTGTTATATCCAAATTGTATTTATTTATAACCTTATCTTCTATGTCCTTGGAAAGATTCTTTTCTATATCCTTCAATGCTTTAAGGTTAGGTTTGTGATCATCTATTAATCGAACACGTCTGAATTCCCCGGTTTTTATATACCTTAACATGACATTTTTTTTAACACCATCAATCGTTTTTCCGGGCTTCCACTCATCACCTGACATTTCAACGTCAACAATCTTACCATCGATATTGACACCATTTTGAATAAACGTTTTCTTAAATTCATCCATATCATTAAATGATGCTCTTGCTGTGAGAAAAATAATCTTACTACCAGAGTCCATTTCTTTGATTTTAGCAATCATATTTCTAATTCTGGTGAATGTTTTTGGTATAGGTATACTCGTTTCCCTAAATATCTTAGCACTACGAAATTGATGAAAGTCGTACTCTTCACCATCTTTTAATTTATAGCTATTATATTCTGTATTGGTTAACTCCCGTACAACTTTACCGTTCTTTTTTACTAATACTTTAGCAAAGGTCTTGAATATAGTTTCGTCGATATCAACAAAGGTAATACCTTTACCATAACGTTCACGTGAAAATTCATTTAAATATCTATCAAACCTCATTTATATAACTTTCCTTTGTTTATTAAGTCGTTATATTTTTCTTTACCATAATAATTGTATAGAACCATATGTACATATTCATGACCTGTTACTTCAAAGTCTAGTAAGCTATGCACTATAATTGTTTGTCTATTATCAACACCAGAAAAGAAAAAATATCCAGTATTAATGAAATCTTTTCTTACTATTAGTCTATGCTCGGGTATTATTATCTCAAAATTAATTGGGGTATTTGACCCAAACTGTTCAATTCTTTGTTTATATAAAGGATCTCCTTTTCTAATATCCAGAGGTGTTGGATTAGATACATCACAACTCGGTATTAATATAAAGAGTAATACACTAATTATTGATATTATATATTTCATTATGCCTCTAAAGCGTAACTCTCTAGTACCTTTTCCCCTGCTATATAATTTCTTGATGCTGATATTACCGAATCAGCCCCTATATCAGGTTTACGACCGACTACAGGGCATGATTGTCCATCAGTAACTGTCAAATTACTATCAACTGTTATATCATACACGCCTGTTTTGTTGTTTCTGTATATTGAAGTTACTGTTGCAACATTAGAGCCGTCAGTGATAACAAATCGACCTATACCAGTAAAACCGGTGTCCATTCTGGTATCAAAATTCACAAAATTTGCAGTGAATGTTGTTCCTGCTATAACACCCGTATCAACTCTTAGAAATAATCCTGAGTTTTTCCATTCAGTGTTGTCTATTGATACTATACCTACACCTAATCCATCATAGTCCAACGAATCAAGTTTAGTGTTTAATGTTATAGGGATAGATGTAATGAATGGTTCTGTGTATCCCGTTCCTTGATAACCGTTTTTTCCTAAGTCGGCCATATTATAAAATCCTCCGTTTAATATATAATGTTCATATGTATTTATAAAAACATAAATACACTTAACTGGTAGAGTGAGGAGTTAATATATGAAATTTGGTACATTTATTTTAAACGAAAATATGATAGATAAATCCAAATCATTTTTAAAAAAAATGGATTTTTCAAAGTCAAAGAATTTCCTTAAAAATGAATTTGATAAGTTTGTGCATGCATCGATATCCAGTGGTATAGAAGAACAGGTTATATCTCTGATCAACAAAGCCTTTGGTACACATTTTCGTAATCTAAACCAACTAAAAAAAGAAAGATTGAAAGAATCGGATGAATTGATTAACGAAGACCTTGCTCATTGGTGGGATGTAGTTAAAACAGAGGCATTTCCTACCTTAGCATTTTATCCGGCATTAACGGTTTGGTTAGAGATTGATAAACTGTTCAAAATGCAGGACATGGATATAACTAAAACTATTGTGTATTCTTTGTTTTGGATATTACTTATAAGCGGTAAATACGTAAAGGGTTGGTCACAATGGAAAAAACAAAACCCTGATGAATATAATGCTGAAAGGTTACAAGGTAAAGGAGGAATAATATAATTAGTAAAATCGGAAGGCTATTAAAACGATTGGGTTGAATATGGATGTTGACACTAAAACACTCACAGATCCAACGATACTTTGAAACGTTGGTATGACGATACATCAAAAATGGATACAGGAATAAGAAAATTACAAGATAAACTGATTCATAGTGAAATAAAAAAATGAGGCTTATTGGAGGATAAAATGGATTTATTGAATAAGATTGATATGTTTGTTGGTTATACTGTTGAGGATATCAACGAGGAAACTGAGTACCAAAAATTTTTCAAAAAGAAGTTGAAGGCATATAATATATCTTCACCTTCTGAACTTGATGACGAAAAGAAGAAGAAATTCTTTGATGAGATTAAAAAAGAGTGGACTTCTGGCAAAGGTGAGAAAAAAACCAACGAAGGTGAACTACCACCCGCATTGAAGAAGGCCATTGAAGCGAAAAAGAAGAAAGATGGTGATGATGGTGATGGGGAAGAGGGTGAGTCCAAAAAACATGAAGACTCTGAGTCTGATAAAGAAGAAAAAGAGGAACACAAGAAAGGATCTAAAAAAGACAAAGCCGATAAATAATGAACAATCGTTCTATTAAGAGTCATATAACATCAGGTTGTACAAAGTATGTCCCTGTATACCCTGAGAAGTATAAAGGCAAACCACCCATTATATGTAGATCGGGTTGGGAAGAGGTATTCTGTCGATGGGCTGATCACTCAGGAGGCATCAAATCTTGGGCGAGCGAAGAGGTTTCGATTAGATATCAAGACCCCATTCAGCCCATCAAGAATAATAAACCACATTTCAAGACCTATTGGCCTGATTATGTGATTGAGACAATACATGATGAGATATATCTTATTGAGGTCAAGCCCTTTAAGTATACAAAACCACCAACAAAAAACAAGAATAAATCTCGAAAGACAATTATGACTGAGAACAAATCTTGGTTGGTTAATCAGGCTAAATGGAAAGCAGCCGACGTATACTGTTTTAAGAAGGGCTGGATATTTAAAATAATCACGGAAAAGGAATTATTTGGGAAATTATAATGGCTATTAGGGTAATCATGAGAAAGAATTTCCAGAATGTCGCATGGCGTTCTGGTCATATCTATAAATTTAAATATCAGGCATGGTCGAATGATCCAGAACCTGTGATAATTCTAATGTATGCGTTGAGTGGTACACATCCTAACACTGGTCATGAGTGGAGATTTTTTCAGGGAATAAATTTCACTTATATAGATAGGTCTCATCGCAGACAATTTGCAAAGTCATGGGTCAGGGAATGGGAAACTACAGGTGGAAGTTTTCAGTTCACCTATGAGAGGGTGAAGAGACAATATCCCTATCTACAGACGGCGGTTAGGAGGTATTTCTTTAGCCCTGCTTATTATATACAAAACCCTATAGAAGTGCCATTAGAGGATATAGAAAGTGTCATTGTTAGTACATGGTCTAAAGATTTTAGTAAAAAATTAAGAACCAATCTTGTTCAAAAGTTTAAAGGGGCAAAACAAAGAATTGCACAGGGGTTGGAGACAGGTATATTCAAATCAAGACGATGAAATATGTAAAGTTAAACTTGACATTTGGGGATAAACTTAAAATGTTGTTATTTGGTTTGGTGCCAGAGGACAAACTCCCCGTCAAAGAAGTCGTCCGTGAAGATATTGTCGAAAATGAGATTCGGCGTGTATATAATGACCATAAAGAAGTTATAAATACAAAAGATGATGAGAAATTTCATGTTCCGTTTTTTGAGTTACAAGACGATGACGTGAAGAGTAATTTCTAAGGAGTTTTTATGAAAATAGATGAAGTTATAGATAGATATTTGGTGGAAATGGATATTGATAAAGTACTTAAATCTTTGTTTGATGGTAAAACTAAAAGAAAAGCTTTAATAAAAAAATCTAGTTTTATTGATAAACTATTAGGTATTTTTGTCGATGTTAATTCAATTGATGGTGAACTTGGATTGAATGCCGACGCTATGCGAGATGTGTTAGATAGTGAAGGTTTCACTGATGAGGAAATAAAAGCCATAAGAGAAGTTGTTATTAAAGCATCTAAGACTGTATCACGTTATATTGCGAACAAATATAAAATGAAGGTGTCAGAAATACCATCAAATTTTGGTGTTTATACTGTAGTTAATATGTCCCTTTCTGATAGTAAAATGGAGAAAGAATTTAACGATCTATTAAAGAAACAGGTATATCAAAGATTGAATAAGATATAAGAGCAATTTCTAAGGTGTAAATATGTATGATATCGACAATATGATATTTCAGGATAAGGAGAAAATAGAAATGAGTGATACACAAACTGTTACCGAAAAAAGAACCGTTGTGAAAAGTGAAACTAAGGCTAAGAAAAACAAGCCGGGTATTGGATTAGATGTTGGTACAGGGTTTCTTGTTGGCGCGGGTTATGATGGAGCAAAAGTAAAATTCGCACCTCTCAGGGACGCATTTTATACTTTAGATAAAGATACATTTAATCGTTCAATGTTTGATAAGGGTAGTATGAAATATATAGAAATAGGTGGTAGTGTTCATGTTATTGGTGAGGATGCGTTAACTCTTGCCAAGATTAGAAATACTTCTGCCTCTCGTCCTTTGAGTGAAGGTGTAATTAACCCTAAAGAAAGGAATGCTGCACCTATTTTAAAAGAAATGTTCAGATATTGTGTACAACCATTCATAAATCGAGAAGGAGAGACAATAGTTTTTTCTGTGCCTGCACAAAAGATTGGTGATGAAGGATTTAACGTTGATTATCACTCTATGTCTATACAGTCATTGGCAAAAACCTTTGGACTTAATGCGGTACCTTTAAACGAAGCGTATGCTGTAATTCTTTCTGAGATGGAAAGTACTGATGATGTTACTGGATTAGGGTTTTCTTTCGGCGCAGGTTTAGTAAATGTGTGTTTTGTGTATAAATCTATGTTGTTGTTTGAATTCAGCATAGGAAAATCAGGTGATTTTATTGATACAGAATCAGCAAAAGCGTGTGGAATTTCCACTTCTGTAATAAATCATATTAAAGAGAAGGAATTAGTTTTGACAGCTGATGAATTTTCTGCCTCTCCTGAAATTAGAGCGTTGATTTTTACTTATAGATACGTGATTAAGAATACCCTAAAAGAGGTACTCAGAGCATTTACTACAACAAGTGATATTAATGTTATTGATCCAATTCCGATTGTTATTTCAGGTGGAACGAGTATTCCAGAGGGGTTTATTGATTTATTTCAAGAAGAGCTTAAAAACGTTAACTTGCCGTTCAAGGTAACAGAAGTTATCCCGGCTAAAAATAGGTTGGCGGCGGTTGCGCATGGCTGTTTGATCTGGGCGAACCACCTAGAAAAATAAGAGAGAGGTAGTTATGTCAGATGACAAAACGCCCATTCATTCCGAAGGCTGGAAGCAATGGTCAATGCAGGTAAAAGAGTCCCTTGAAAAATTAGAGAAGAAAGTAGAATTGTTAGAGGGTCGTACTACAAAACACAGAGAAGAATTTTTAGTTGAAACAACTACGCTAAAGGTTAAAGCTGGTGTTGTAGGTACGGTTGCAGGTATTATAGCATCTTTGGTGACTACTATTATGGGGGGTTTTATTGTATACCAGTTAACTACCGCTAGACATAGTAGCCCCCCTGAAACCTACAAACATCCATCACAGACAGAGCAGCCAGTCGGTATGATATCCCCTAGCTCACTAAATATTTTGAATATAAAGGGGGATATTAGCTAATGGGGTGGATTGATAATTTATCGAGACGTATCGGCGAAAGAAAGGTTAAATCAATGATAGAAAAGGAACATCAGGAAACTCCTATGCCAGATATCAAAAAAGATCTTGATGACCTTGAAGAGTTGAGATTACAGTTGGTAAAAAAAGACGAGGAACTCGAAAAAACTCGCCTCGAATGGGATCGGACTTTTGATTCAATCATCGATAACATAGTATTAATTGACAGGGATATGTGTATAACAAAGGCTAACAATTCTTTCCATGATTGCATGGAAAGAGAGGTTGGTCATATAGAATATCTGGGTATGAGATGGTCTGATTTTAGAAGCATTTCGGGTATACCAAGTGACGTATGTCCTGTAGAAAGATGCTTTGAAACCGGAGTTCATCAAGAAGCAACTATTCCGATTCGAGGTAAAATAGTGGCTGTCACGGTTAATCCTATATATATTAACACAACAATGGGTAAAGAGATACTTGGTGTCGTTCGTGTATCAAGAGATATAACCTCTGTGGAGAAGATTAAAACCACATTAGAGAGACGATCTACTATATACCACGCTATATCAGAAATGAGTAAAATATTAGTTAATCATAGGAATTGGAGTTCTGCTGTTAATTTGATCCTTGGTGATCTCGGTAGAGCAATAGGTGCTAGCAGGGTATATATTTTTAAAAATGAAATAAGGGGTGATTGTATCTGTTCAATCCGACAGAGTGTTTTTCATAACAAACAAAGGGATTATTGTGATTCTGGTGATTTAACTGATTGTATTAATTATGATTTATTACCGGAATGGCGTTCTAAAATGGAACATGGTTTGTCTGTTGAGGGGAGTATCATAGATTGTGATTTGTGTCCCAATAAACATGCATGTAAATGCTCGGATGAGGTCTTGGTTTGCGCTGTCCCTGTTTTTGTTGATGGTAGCTGGTGGGGTTTTATTGGATTTGACTATCAGAACGGAACACGTATTTGGAAGGACGAGGATGCCACTTTGTTACGAATTGCGGCAGATATCCTTGGTGGCGTCATTTATCACCGCAGTAGATATTTTGATGCTTTGAATGCTTTGAATGGTTTGGAAGATTGTGTAGATGAACTGGTTCATGAAAGGGAATTATAGGTTATGGCGGTAACAGTAAATACCAGTAATTATTCACTATTAAGTAACTGTGATTCATTAACCAGTGGTGGGACGTGGACTGGCGGTAATGCCAGAACCATTGAAACAGATTTTTATAAATTTGATGGTGGTGGTGGTACACCCGCGTGTATCGCTTATACAATAAGAACTATCTCAAACTATCAGCTGAATTTTTCACCAACGACCTCCGTTAATTTAACAGTAGGATCTCCTATTATACGATTGTGGTTCTTGTCGTCTCAACAATTTGCTTCTCAAGCATTAGGTGGTATTAGATTTTATATAACCAATGGTGTAAACACAGCGTACTGGAATGTATTAGGAGGGGACACGTACCCCGGTGGTTGGTATATGATTGCTGTTGACACTGACACAACACAAACCAGCGGAACAAAACCTACCATGACATCCATCACCGGGATCGGTTTGGATATCACGACAACAGCCGCTTCAAAGAATATTCCCACTACATATATAGATCATTTGCATAGGTTGGATAGTTTGATTACATATGGTGATGTTGGAGGTGTAAGCCCGTATGGTATAGAAGAGGTATATCAGGCACAGAATACAACCACAACAGCATATGGTGTAATAAGAAAGGTTAACTCTGTTTATTTCCTCGCAGGTTCTTATGGTATAGGTGATGCCACTGGTGCAAACAATACGGATTACGCTGATAGTGATGAAGTTATCATATATGACGGATCGCCTATGGCCGATGGTAAATTCAATATAATCGTGGTTGAGGGAACCGGTGTAACCGATGCATCATTTAACCAATGTGTTATAAAAGCATCAGGAAATCCTTTTGATTTTAATGGTACGGACACTGGTGTACCTATATCACTAACTGGTAACAGTTTCATTAATTGTCGATTGCCTGAGTTTTCCTCTGATGATACTGTAACAAGCAATAATTTTATTGGTTGTAATGCAGTATATCCATATTCAAGTACTTTTGAGAATAATACAATTTCTGCCAGTATTGAGACTGTCACGGGATCGTTATATATAGATTCTACATCAACGGCAACTAATTGTGTTGATTTAACATTTAATACTTATAGTGGAAAATATGCGGTTTATATTCCGGCAACGGTAACGGGATCTATAACATTTGATAATTGGCAGTTTGATGGTAGCGGTACGGATGCTTATTCAGGGAACATGCTTGATGCTGCTAAACCTTCAACTGGTGTGTTTGGTATGACCTCTCAGGCAAATACCATGTATACTACATTGATGAAAGATGGTTATGTTCAACTTGATCTTAGAGAACACTTTGAACGTAATACAGAATTGATGTATAGAAAGGCAGAGTTAGACGACGAGCCGGACAATTGGGCTATACGAGTTAAAACATTTAATGATGCGGATACAGCACAGCTGGCATTTGCTATTTCGTGGTTGGAAATTAGAGCCTAATGTTACAGAGTATTGCTTGGGGTAACCAATGGGATTACTGGAAATACTTTGATGGTGAAGTTGATGACCATAGAGTCATGTTTGATGGTCCCACAAAAACTATTTGGATACTTGAAGGAATTTCTGAGATCTTTGTTAAAGAACATCTTTATTCTGATTGGAAAGAGTGGATTTCTTTATACGATCATACCAAGTACCCACAAGCATTTGAAACAGAGGGCGGTAGACCCATTTCTGCAACAGAACGATTAGGTGATTCCTATCTCTTGATCAACGATTGGACTATTAGACAAAGAGATTCAAGAACTACGGTTAATGTCATAGGAAACCTATATGCATATGATTCTAATAACGAGGCAAAAGATCCATACGGTGTTGATCCATATGGAGGTAGGAGTATCACATCAAAGGTTTCCAGTATAGTGAATACCATATCACCTGATGTTAGTGGTATAGTAATAGATTACAATCAGGTTGCTTCTGCTGTTTGGAATGCGATGAAAATATCACATACGTCCAATGGCACGATGGGACAACAAATGTCCAACATCCCCACAACGCAGCAAATTGTTAATGGTGTTTGGGATGAGAGCGCAACTAATCACAGGGGCGTTGGAAGTATTGGTGAACAACAATATTTAACACATGAAGAATCAAAACGATCCAGACAGATGGCAACCAACAATGTTGAGATATCAAGGATTGGTTCTGGTGTATCACAAGTTGATATGATTAATGTTTATGATGATGACGGTATAACTCTATTATACACTATTAAAGTAACAGGTGAGGATGCTGACAACAGAGAAGTCACTTACACTAAACCGTATTAAGGGGATTTATTAATGGGCGTATATCCAATGTGGATGAATAGAAGGGGCTGTAAACCCATTACTATCGAAATCCCTGTCCCCGGTAACGGCGGTAGTGGAGGTGGCGGTAGTGGAGGTGGCGGTAGTGGAGGTGGCGGTGGTGCAGTTATACCAATAAAACAACCACTCCCTAAAGTAAGGATTAAGAAAGTCATCGTAATGGATGAGTATGAACATATGAATGTAACGGTATTACAGGTAATTGACCTGTCATTGAATGGAGGAATATAATGTTAACGTTTGAAAAGAGGAAGACAAAGAAATTGTCCATGCCTGTTCTCGTTGAAGGTATTGATCAATCATTCCTTAGATTCAAGTTTGTTATTGAATCAAATGGAGTAGAATATGCCTTCCCTGCAGAGAGAGGTGGTGATAGCGTAAACTTCATCATCCCGCCTTTGGATACAGTTATTAGAGATATTGAGGATGGTACCTATAATGCCAAACTCGAAGTTTCTGCTATCACAGAGGGTGACAGAGGATTTTTTATGCAGCCATGGGGCGAGCAGATCAGGGTTAAGAATTCGGTTATGGTTAAACTTGAAGACCCGGTAGTGGAAGAGGATAAAATCGAAGAGGCTCCTTCCGAAAAGGTCAAACTTAAGATTACCAGTATATTTACAGAAGAAGATATTAGCACTCCAGTTAAAGAGGAATGTGACGACGATAATAATAATGAAAAGAAAAAGAAAAATGACAAAATGAGAAAGAAATTTCTCTAATAAAGTTTACATATATGGTAAAAATTGCTATCATATGATTAAATTAAATAATTTGTGGAGGTTTGTAATATGAAGTTTGCGTTAGGTGAAATCCGAGGAATGAAAGATCCTCTTACGGTGTTAATCGAAAAGCAGATACCCATTAAAGCGGCGTGGAAACTAAATCGTCTCATTAAGTCTTTTGATAAAGAACTCGGAGAAATCGAAGAATTTCGTGTTAACCTAGTTCAAAAACTAGGCGATACGGGTGAGGACGGTAATATACAAGTACCTAAAGATAAAATGTCAATTTTTGTAGAAGAGTTCAATGAACTTCTTTCTCAAGAAGTTGATATTGAATTTGATCCAATTGATATTGATGTTTTCGGTGATGTCTCGCTCAGTGCCAAGGATATGTTATTGTTAGATAAAATTTTTAAATAGAAAATTTACAAAAAAATGAACAATTATAGGGATGCCTGATGGTATCCTTTTTTTTATGTCAAAAGAGTATTTATACACTATATGTATATTTTTAAAACTTGTTGAAAAAGTCAATCATTAAACAATAAATGAGAAACCACGATGAGTGTTATTTTTTTTATAAATAACTTATAGATGAAATTAAGTTATTGGAGACACTAATATGGCTGATACATTATATAAGTTTTACGTAAGAAACACAACAGATGATGGTTGGGTTAATATCCTAACAGAAGATAACATAAGTGTTGTCGATTCTAATAATATATTTTTGGGTAATAGATTAGATGAGGTTCTATATGAACTTAACACAAAATTAGAAAGCATTGATGGTGGTGGACCTGGATGGGATGGAAGTCCTGTACATATCATAGAAACAGGAAATACATCAGGTTTTAATGATAACACTGCTTCCTTCTCAACAGAAGGGGGCGCTACTATATTTTTGGATGCTAACATTGGCGGTAATCTCGGAGTTCAAGGAACATCATCTTTTAGTGGTGATATGACCCTTGTAGGATCTGATATTAATATCGGTGGTGATATATTTTCTGTTGTGAACATTTCAGGTGATGGCACTGGTGACATTGATGGATTTGTTAATGCAACAGTAACTGGTACTATAGAAGGTAATGTCCTTATTGTAACAGGAACCGTAAAATCCGATCTCATTCCCGATGAGACTGATATGTATGACCTTGGTTCTAGTGGGGTGGTATGGAATAACATCTACGCTGCAATATATAACGGTGATCTTAAAGGTAATATTCGTAACGGAAACGATACAATAATTCTTACTGTTGGTGATGATCTTACTCCTGCTGAATTCATAGGTAATGTTACAGGTAGTGTAACCGGCGATTTGATAGGTAATGTCACAGGTGATGTTACTGGTAGTATTTTAAATACTGACCTGACTGTGATCCTTGATTCTGGTGATGATTTGATTCCTGCCATATTTACAGGTAACGTTACCGGCGATTTGACCGGTAACGTTACCGGAAACATTATTGGTGATGTGACCGGTGATCTTACAGGAAATATACTATCCGATGGTGGTCAGTTAGTTATAAACAATGGTACCGATGGTACGGATGCATTCTTTATCGGCGCTTTAACAGGAAATGTTACAGGTGATGTAACAGGTGATGTAACAGGTGACACTTTTGGTTTTCATACAGGTGATGTTACAGGTGATGTTACAGGTGATACTTTTGGTCTTCACACAGGTAACGTTATCGGTGATGTAACTGGTGACACTAACGGTCTCCATACTGGTAACGTGAGTGGTTATATTCTAGCATCAAATAATATTTCTGTAATTCTTGATAACGGTACCAATGGAACCGATGCTACATTTTATGGTGACGTAACCGGTAATGTAACCGGTGACCTTACTGGTGACATTTTTAATGTTGACGATACTTTAATTTTCACCTCTGGTAGCAACGGGGTTCCTGCAGAATTTATTGGTAATGTAACAGGTGATGTCACTGGTAACACTAACGGTCTTCATACAGGAAATGTTACAGGTGATGTAACAGGTGATACTTTTGGTCTTCACACAGGTAACGTTATCGGTGATGTAACTGGTGACACCAGTGGTCTTCATACTGGCGATGTTATTGGTAATGTGGATGGTAATCTCGAAGGTGATGTAACTGGTAACACTAACGGTCTTCATACAGGTAATGTTATAGGAGATGTCACTGGTGATGTCACTGGTAACACTAACGGTCTCCATACCGGTAATGTTATAGGAGATGTTTTTTCCTCAGATGGTATTAATAAGATATTAGATAACGGTACCAATGGAACCGATGCCACCTTTGTGGGAACAACCACAGGTTATCATAATGGTAATGTGACAGGAAATGTAGTTGCGTCCGATGCCCCCTATCCTATTATTCTCAATAACGGAACAGATGGGACAGATGCAACTTTTCAGGGCGATGTATTAAATTCCGATTCATCAATAGTTGTGAATGTTGGCTCTAATGCAATTCCAGCCGAATTTACCGGTAATTTAATAGGTAATGTTAATGGAAATACAGTAGGCGTCCATACAGGAGAATCAAATGGTCTTCATACAGGTGATGTCACTGGTGATGTAACAGGTGATACTTTTGGTATCCATACAGGTAACGTTGTTGGTAACGTATCAGGTGACACCAGTGGTCTCCATACCGGGAACGTTGTTGGTAATGTAACAGGTGCAACTAACGGTCTTCATACCGGTAATGTTGTTGGTAATGTGACAGGTAACCTCGAAGGTGACGTAACCGGAGATTTAACTGGTGATACTTTTGGTACTCATACTGGTAGTGTTTTTGGTGATGTTACAGGTAACCTTAGCGGGGACACTGTCGGTACGCATACCGGTAGTGTTATAGGTAATGTATCTGGAAATTTGACGGGTAATGTTACTGGTGATCTTGACGGTAATGTATTGAATGAAGATCTCACCATAATCCTTTCTTCTGGTTCTGATGTAACTCCTGCGGTGTTCGTTGGTAATGTGACAGGGAACGTGACAGGAACGTTAAATGGAAACTCAAACGGTCTTCATACAGGTAATGTCACTGGTGATGTAACTGGTGATACTTTTGGTATCCATACAGGTGATGTCGTTGGTAATCTCACTGGAGCATCAAATGGTCTTCATACTGGCGACGTTATTGGTAACACTAATGGTCTTCATACAGGTAATGTTGTTGGTAATGTAACAGGTAATACTACTGGTAATATTCTTTCTGATAACGGCTTGGTGACAATACTTAGTAACGGAGTATCACCTGATGGTGCTGATGCTATCTTTGTTGGTAGTGTAAACGGTAATGTAACAGGTAATACCTCGGGTATACATACAGGAAAAGTGGTAGGCGACCTTGACGGTAATGTATTAAACGAAGATCTCACCATAATTCTTTCTTCTGGTTCTGATGTAACTCCTGCAATTTTTGTTGGTAATGTTACAGGGAACGTGACCGGTGATCTTGATGGTGATGTAAACGGTAACGTTACAGGCAACACTTTTGGTATACATACCGGAGATGTTACAGGTAACGTAACTGGTGATACTTTCGGTTCACATACAGGCTCGACCAATGGTCTTCACACAGGTAATGTCGTTGGTAATGTAACAGGTGACACCACAGGAACACACATAGGACCTGTTACCGGAGATGTTACAGGTAATCTTGTTGCGGCTATGACAACTGCCCATGATATGTCGGTTAGTGACATAGATGCTGTTAGTGTAACAACAGGTTCACTCTCAACCTCATCTGTTAATTCAAGTTTCATCCCTTCAAGTCCTTTTAACTTGGGTTCAGCTGTTAATTCTTGGGGTGATTTACATATTAGTAGAATATTAGGTGCTGTTAATATAGAATCGACCGTTGCCACAATTGGAACATTAAACGTATCTTCGATTAGCGGCGCAACTCTGACAGGATCATTTATAGGAAATTTAACAGGTGACGTTGATGCTGATATGGTTACAGCAAACACTTTGACAGGAAATTTCAATGGTAATATTGAGGGTGATACGACTCAGGTGACTTCTGGATGGGATCTGGTTAACGGAGTGGGATCAGCTAATGCGTTTGATGTTGTCGGTGGAGTTAGTATCGGAAAAAATTTAACAGTATCAGAAAGTGTTATGGTTGGTGGGGGTGTTACTGTAACAGGTGACGTTTTAGCGAATAATCTAGACTTTGCTAATTTCAACTCAGATATCATACCTGTCACTGATGATACATACAATTTAGGGTCTCCTACTCATAGATGGTCAAGCGTAAACGCGAATCAAATAACTGTTGATACCTTAGCGTTTAGCTTACTGTCCGGTGATATCATGGGTGACGTTCAATCTGGGAATGGTGATATCGTTCTTGATAACGGGGTTGACGGAACCGATGCAACTTTTCAGGGTGATATAATTTCTCCTGATGGGACGACAATCTTTAGTAACGGTGATCTTATTGATGGTTCTGATTCTTTATTAACAAGTAATGTAATAGGTAATGTAACAGGGGGTATTACGGCAACTTCACTGAATGTTACTGGTAATATCACATCAAATATTATACCGAATGTTACAAACACCTATACATTAGGTGACAATACCCATAGATGGGCTAATGTATATACCGGAACAATAACATCAGGGACAATTATTTCTACAAGCATCATAGGTACTGTTATTGGCGATTTAACTGGTGATTTGATTGCTATAACAACAAATGCTGTTAATATAACAACAACAGGTGATATTAATGTTGGTGGGACGTTAACATCTGATATTATTATAACACCACAACTTGACGGTAATATCAAGGGTAATATTTTAAATTCTGATGATGTTTTCATTTTTAACAGTGGCGGTAATGGAAATGATGCTGAGTATACAGGCAACGTAACCGGTGATATAAGGTCTGGTAACGGTGTTGTTATATTAGATAACGGGTCTGATGGTACTGATGCAGTTTTTGTAGGTAATCTAACAAAGACAACAGGTGTTAGTGTTACGAGTGTATCAAACTCAGTGGATCAATATACAGGCGCTCTTAGGGTTGCTGGTGGTATTTCACTGGAAAAAGATATATGGATTGGAGGAACTGCACACGTTCTTGGTTCATTCATACTCTCAGGTGCATTCAGTGTCCCTTATGCCACGATAGTTCAGGCTGAAATTACAAGTACAGCATCATCATTTGATAAAAATACAGGGGCTTTGGTTCTTACACACGGAGGTCTTGGTGTTGAAGAAAATGCCAACATAGGCGGTTACGTCACTATAGGCGAAACTCTCGATGTCATTGGTTCTACATATCTTCACAGCACGTTAAGAGTTGACGGTTCTGTTGATATAAACAATTACATTGACATAGATATAACTGGCGCTCCGGGTGACGCATTTTCACTTAACACTGATGGTTCTGTTACATTCGTTAACAATTCGTTTGATATAGACAGTAACGATGTGATTGGTATTGATACAGACACAACCCTTACACTAACAGGTACAACTAATCTCGATATAAATGGTGGAGATGTAACTTTTGACAGCACTGGAACTATGGTTATAGGTTCTATAGGGTCAACTACTATAACATCGGGTGATACTTACAGTATAACCGCAGATAATCAACTTAACATCACAAGTACAGTTGGAGATTTGTGGTTGTATTCTGGTGACAATTTTAAAGTGGTAGGCTATAACACACTTAATATTGAAAGTCCTGTCTCAACCATCGGATTAAATAATACTCAACTTCTTAACATAACTTCCAAGGTTAATAGTAATATTATACCAAGCGGTACAAATACGTTAGATATTGGTGGTGTTGGAGAAGCTTGGAGAGATTTTTATGTTAACAGAGTATTAGTTGAAGGTGGTAACACAACAACTAATAACAACACAGGAGACGTTATTGTTATCGGTGGTATTGCGACCCAGAATAATTTATGGGTTGATGGTAACACTGATATCATTGGAACACTTGATGTTGTAAGTAATACAACTATTGGTGGAACACTTGATGTTGTAAGTAATACAACTATTGGTGGAACACTTGATATATCTGGCATCACAACCATAACAAATACAACACAATCAGTAGATGTTGCTACAGGTGCGTTGGTTGTTGATGGTGGTGTGGGTATAGCGAAAAATGTATTCATAGGTGGTAATATAGAAGCCGGTGATATTACGGCACATATAAGTTTTCATGGTCAATTAATCGGAAATGTCATTGGTAATGTTACAGGAACTCTTGATGGTGATCTTCTCAACATGGTGACACATGGTGTTGCAATGGAGCTTGCTGATTATTTAGCTGTTGGTACATCACTAAGTGTTAATGGTATCTCAACACTAAATGATGATCTTTATGTTGATGGTAATACAACAGTTACCGGTAATTTAGATGTTATTGGTGATCTTATTGTTCAGGGAACTCAGACAATAATTAACACCGAAACTATAACTTTACAAGATAATATGATCATCTTAAATAATGGTCAAACTGGTATTCCATCTACATCACTGGTATCAGGATTTGAAGTTAATCGTGGAACAGAAGATAATTATAGATTTATGTTCCGTGAAACTGATGACACTTTCCGTGTTGGTGCCGGGTTCTTATCAATAGAAGTTTCGCCGGGTGAAGGGGCTTTATTCCAAGTTGGTGAATTGGTAACAGATATAACCACAGGTGCTTCTGGTACTGTAATATTAATTACAGGTGATATTCTTGATATTAATAAAACAGCCAATACAGCTGATTTTGTAAACGGAAACACTATTGATAGTGCAAGTGTAGGAGCATCATCAACTATAGTATCAGTTATATATGGTGATCAAACACAAGCTGTTGCGACAAGAGAGGATGTACCTCTTGATACTGGTATTGCGACATGGGATTCATCACAACAAATGTTTGTCGCCCTTTTATGGGAAACAGCGACTGATGCAATGGAGTTGATTCTTGGTCGTAAATATATTGTTGATGATTCAGTTTCCACGTTAACATTACCTGCATCACCGTCAGAGGTCGGGCAAATTGTGACATTAAAAGACCTTGATGGTGTTTGGTTTTCTAACCCGGTAACACTAGGATCAAATGGTAACAACATTATGGGATCTGTACAAGATATAATTCTTAATGTCACAGGTGATACCCTTGAATTAGTGTGGTCTGGTAATGTTCAGGGATGGATAATTTTATAAATAAAGAGTAGGAGATAATATATGTTATACCTGAGTAATTTTAAGACGTACCCGAAGGTTGTTACAAATAACCAAACGTCAGGTACCGTGACTATTGACTCGCTTGATGCGAGTATGTATAGGATGATTAAATATGACATTTTGATAGAAGATTTTTATACAAACTCTATATATCAAGGTCGATTTACAGTAACACATGATAGTTTGGACACTATAGTATCAGGGTTTGATTTGGTTATAGGGGGTGTTGATATAACATTAGATGCTGTTTATACAACAATCGTGGACTATTATCCAACGGTTATAGATATTAATCTAACCTTTCCTGCTAATTTTAACGGAAGTTGGTCATTAACCAAAGAAGTTTTTATAAATATTTCAAATATACAACGTGATGGATTTGATGGACCTGGAGATGGTCTTTTCCCCGGTCCTTACTTGTATCCGAACAATAGTTAATACAGGAGGAACAATAAATGTCTTACACAAAAACAACATGGGTGGATGGTCCTGGTGGTGGTACACCAATCAACGCTGTCACTTTAAATAATATCGAGGACGGTATCGAATCCGTTGAAATGAAGTCTGTAGGAGGGTGGGTCACAAAAACATTTGCGGATGATGGTACAAGTATCGTACCATTTCAGAAAGTTTTTGTTGATACAACAGGCGGAGCATTTGGTTTGGTATTACCTCTTACACCCGAAAACGGAACGACTGTTAAATTTGTTGATGTTAAAAGTAACTTTTCAACAAATAAGTTCACTATAAATGTGGGGGCAGGGGTTCTTTTGATGGGTGTAGCTGATGATTTCCTTGACCTTGTATCTGATAATGATTTTCTTGATATTACATATTTCAGTGCCGACGATAATTGGGTTGTGACAAACAAACCATAAAAATAGATCATAAATTATTCTTTTTATAGATAATATAATAAAACTCATAGTGGAGGTTTGGAAGCTATGTCAAACATAGATTTTAAAGTAAAAAAAGGTATTAATGTTAATAATGGATTGTTTGTGGCGAATGAACACGGAGTCCACATTAACAATACTCCCGTCACAACACAAACAGATATTAATAATCTCAAATCAACATTGGATGCTGATATATCTAGCGTACAAACACAAGTCACAACTATACTTGATAAAGGTGTTGACACTCTAACTGAATCTGAATTAACCCAATTAAATAACATTGATTCAACCACAATATCATCCACTCAATGGGGGTATGTTGGTACATTGGATCAGGGTTTAACTACTAGAACCAGAACAAACTTTGGTGGTCTTACTATCAAACCCGTTGTTGTTGATAGTAGTTTACCGGAATTCTCTTTAAGGGGTTTACAAAATCAGGCTAGGAACCTGTTGGAGATAAAAGAACCTGTATCTGTCAGTGAAAATGTCATCTTAAGTATTGAGTCGAGTGGTCGCATGATCTTTAATAACTATGAGGATCAACAGGCTTTTTCTATAACTCAACATACGGATAATGGCGTATTAGAATTAAATAATACCCCTACAAGTTCGGGTGGATCATTTTTAACAATATATAATAATAGTGATATGTGGGGTGATGTATTTATTGATTGTATATACACTTTAACAGGAGATTCTCTATTTACTGTTGACGGATCAGGTAATGTTGCAGCTAATAGCTTAGATGTTACTACTGATATCATACTTAAAGGTGATAATAATGCAACATCAATGATTATAGATTATATAGGTACTGGTGGAGAAGGTGGTTATGGTTACATTAATCTTACGTATGATGAGCCTTCTGATCTACGAATACAAACTGGTGTCACTAATTATGTAACAATGGATGGTGGTTTAAGTGTTGCGGGTAATGTTATATCTGGTACATGGAATGCTACTGCTATCGGCGCTACTTACGGAGGTACGGGACAAACATCATATACTGTTGGTGATATTATTTATGCTGACACAACAACAACATTAACCGTACTACCAGATGTTGATGTAGGTAGCGTGTTGATATCAGGTGGGGAGGGTGCAATCCCTTCATATGGCAAGGTTGATTTAACTTTACATGTCTCTGGTACATTGCCTGTCACGAGTGGAGGTACGGGGTTATCTACTGTTGTCTCGGGTGACATTATATACGCAAGTGCTAATGATACTATATCATCACTTGCGAAGACGGTTGATGGTCAGGTATTAAATCTTAGTTCGGGGTTACCTTCTTGGACTGATTCTATTAGTGTTAGAGAACCTTGGGTTGTTATTACAGCAACCGCTGATTCTACAACAGCGGATGATTTTACTGCACTTCCTAACAAAAAATATATGGTTGATAGCAATCTGAGAACGGGTGGTTTTATTACTATGACTCTTCCTACTTTGACTACAGAGGTTGGAACTACCGTCACTGTTACGGACATGAAAGGTGATTTTGCTGTTGCCGGTACAAAAAATGTTATATCTAATGTTACAACAATAAATGGATTAAGTCAGGCATGGGAATTTGATATTATTAATTCAACAACTCAATTGGTTTGGACAGGTGTGGATTATGGATGGAAGGTAATATCTGTTCAATAATAAAATATGATATTTATGAGTAATTTAAAATATATAAATAACAACAAACTCTAATGACTGACTGATTAAGTTCAGGTTTCTCTACCTAACCTTTCGGGGAAGAGTAACACAGATTAGAGATAGAAGGGAATAAATTATTGGAGAAAGGATATGAAATTTTACGGAATAGACGTACAGGGTTATTTTAAATTAAAGGAGTATGTGGATCTATTACCTATTTATGACGGTGAAATTCACCGCAGAGATTTAGTTTATCTCAATGATAGTGTTTCGGGTAATGATAGAATATATATAGGGGGGAGAAGAGCAGGAAATTGGGTTGAAGTCATAACATCCCAAATCCTTAATAATAATTATTATACAGTAGACGCATCAAATTTGAAATTTTTATCAACATCAAATACTGGTGTGTTAGACGCGGATCAATGGATTGGTAAGGTTGTATTTGACCCTACACAATCAGGTTCTTATGTCATACCTTCAGGTTCAACTATCTGTAATGTTGCTAATTCAGGTGTATTTTATAATAATGCACAAGGGGCCAATCAGGTTGTGAAACGAGATTCTTCTGGTGATATATTTGCCAATATCGGACACTTAACTGCAACTGCTGCTCAATATGCTGACTTAGCCGAAAAATATACATGTGATGAATCTATCCCTACGGGCACTGTTATGGAAGTTGATTTTAATTCAGATGACGAGGTAGTTGAATGTCAGTTTGAATTATCAACATCCGTTGTTGGTATAGTATCAGATAATCCTGCATATTTAATGAACTCTTCAAGTGAAGGTTTACCTATAGCATTAACAGGTAAAGTTCCTGTGAGGATAATTGGATCAATTTCAAAGGGTGATTTTATCGTTTCCGCTGGAAATGGGTTAGCTCGTAAAGGACATAAATTAGAACTTCTCTATAAAATTGGTATAGCTTTAGAAAGTAATCTCGTTGATGAAGAAAAGTTAGTAACATGTATTATAAAATAAAATGTATTGGAGTAAAAAATGGGATGGCTGGCTAAACTAAAAAATAAAGATACTCCTATAGAAAGAATTGATGAGCAGTTGGATGCATTCAAGCCTAGACGAGAGAGAGCCTCAACAAAAAAGGCAAAATCTGGTGAAGGTCTTGAGGATATGGATTTTATCCTACAAGGTAATTACAATGCCTTGGGATTTAATAGCTTTTATCGTACATATATAAACAAAACCTTTCAAAATGAGTTGGAGCGTCTTAAATATTATCGTGAAATGTCACAATATCCAGAGATTGCTGATGTTATAGAAGATGCCGCCATGGAATCTACTCAAGAAGACTACGAAGGGCGTACCGTTAGATTAGAGGTCATCGACGAAGATTTTGCTTCTAATAAAAACATTGTAACAAATTTGCAGAAAGAATTCAACGATTTGTTTTACAAGAAGATGAAAATTAAATGGGAAATGTGGAACCTGATGTATAACTATTTTGTTGACGGTAAGGTTTATTTTGAACATTTGATTAATAAAAATCGACCTAAACAGGGAATTATAGGAATAAAAAGATTGCCTTCGGAAACAATGGATTTTGTATATGATCCGGTTACAGGGGAAATTGTTGCCTATTATCAGTATTTGTCACTCAAACCAAGGCAACAACCACCTACAGTTGAAGATGCAATTAAAGATCCTAATATTATTGTATTTTATCCAGATCAAGTATCATTGGTACATTATGGATATCAAGGCGAGACTAAACGCGAGTTTCTTGGTTATCTCGAAAAAGCCAAACAACCATATAACAATTTAAGACTTCTTGAAACCTCTGTTGTTATATATCGTTTAATTCGTGCCCCTGAGAGATTCGTATTTTCAATTGATACGGGTAATATGCCTAAAGATAAGGCTATGAAATATGTAGAGAAGATGAAGCAAAAATTTCAGAAAAAACAAACATATGATGCTGGTACTGGTAAATTAACAAATGAACCAGAAGTGTTTTCGATTCTTGAAAATTTTTTCTTACCCCAATCAGCTGATGGTCGCGGTTCAAGTGTTGATTCTGTTGGGGGAAACCCTAGCGGTTTTGCTGAGTTAGATGATTTGTATTACTTTCAAAGAAAAATGTATAAATCATTAAAATATCCAGCTTCGCGTGTAAGTTCATTACAGGAACGTGCAGAATCAGACATACTTTTTAATAACGGTCAAATGGGGGAAATAACTCGCGACGAAATTAAGTGGGCTAAATTCCTTGAAAGACAACAGATGAGATTTTGTAATGAATTTCTTAATCTATTTTTAATACACTTGGATTTAAAAGGTCTAAAGAAACAATATGATGTAAGTGAGGATAAAATAAGAGTTACTATGACCTCACCTAACCAATATCGTGATCATATGAGACAGGGCTTACAGGAAACTAATTTTAATAACTATAATCAGTTAGCAAATAATGAAGAATTCTCTAAATACTATTTAATGAAGAGATATTTAAAATGGACTGATGTTGAAATAGATGCAAATGCTGCAGGTTTTAAGAGAGATAAAGAATTGATGCCAAGTGATGATGAATCGGGTGGCGGATTTGGATTTTAGAATATGTGAATACATAAAAAAGGAGAATATGTTATGCCAATAGACAACAAAAATATCAAAAAAGCAATGGACGATTTTGAAAATGATGACTTTATTAGTGCCAAGGATATCATTAAAGCAGAAATCAAGGGCGCTGTTAGTGATTATTTTAAAGATAAATTAGAACTACAAAATGATTTGGATCCAAAGACCGGAGTTGATACTACCAAAGCTGATAGTGACTCCGATGAATAAGGAGTAAATAATATGAAAAAGGGTTTTCTGATTACAGAATACAACCATGACCTTCAAATAAATGAAGGTAAAGATAAAAACTTATATGTAACCGGTATATTTTCTTCATTTGGTGATCGTAACAATAATGGTCGTGTTTATGAAGAGGATACAATGAAGCGTGAGGTTGATAAAATCTTAGGTAAAATAGAGAAAAAGTGTTTATGGGGGGAGCTTGGTCACCCACCTAATCCCGAAATCAACCCCGACAAAATTGCCATTAGAGTGGAATCTTTGGAATGGGAAGGTAAACATTTATATGGTAAAGCTAAAATACTCAACACACCACAAGGTCAGATTGCGAAAGAATTAGTAAAAGAAGGGATGATTGGTATTTCTTCGCGAGGTCTTGGTACAGTATCGGAAGATGGAACTGTAAACGAAGATTATAATCTTTTGACATGGGATTTGGTTACTGACCCATCAAATGGACCATCATGGGTTAATGGTATATTTGAAGGTCGTACATGGGAAATATCCAAAGAAAAAGAATCTGAACCAGATGTTCCTCAGATCACTGAATCACAAGCAAAAGAAGAGTATTTTAGGTATATTATAGATTCTATTCGTTGTATTGAAAAGAACTTATAGAAATCACGATAATGTGAATCCTTGGAAATAAAGGAAAAAATGGTTGTAGATATTATTGACTAACAGTTTCACTAAATATATATAGAGATTAGAAGGGTTTATTAACCTTTATTAAATATTCTAAGGAGGAATCCACAAATGAATTTAAAAAAAATTCTAGAAATGCTTGAAGTAGAAAAGATTGATGAATCCAAACAATCTGAAATTAAAGATATCCTTAATACTATTATCGAATCAAAAGCGAAAGAAATTTCCGATAAAAGAATTGAAGAGTCATTAATTGTAGAAAAGGATAAGTTGGTCGAAGAGTTTGAAACCAAGTTTGAAGATTACAAAGAGGATGTTACATCAAAGTTTAGTAATTTTGTTGATAGTATTCTTGAAGAAGAGATGATTATTCCTGATAAAATTATCAAATATGCTCGTTTAGGTGAACTGTATGAAGATTTGATTGACCAATTCAAAGTTCGTCTTGCTATTGATGAAGGTTTGCTTGATCAAGAAGTCAAATCTATCCTCAGTGAAGCAAAATCTGAAATTGAAACTCTTCGTAACAATGTCAATGAACTTACCGGTCAAAAACTTACACTTGAAAGGGATGCACGTGATCTTGCAACGCACGTATATTTGCGTAAGAAATGTGATGGTCTTACTGAGTCCCAAAAAACATCAGTAATGAGTATTTTAGAAGGATCATCCAAGGATGATATTGATAAAAAGTTTGAAATTGTACTTGAATCTATCAGATCTACCGATGATAAAGAGGAAATAAAAGAAGAAGTGAAAGTTGAAACAAAAATAGAGACAACCGAAGTAAAAGAATCGACAACCGAAGCTTCGGAGGAAGTGAAGGAAAAAATGAACGAAAGCAATTCCATGATGTCTCAGTGGAAAAAAATGCTTCGTGAAAACAAATTTTAATTTAAATTAATTTAGGAGGAATTTTATAATGAGTGCATATGTAGAAAATCTTGTTAAAAATTGGGGAGAAATCCTCGATGAAGGACAAAAAATTAATAATCGTAAGGTAAGACGTGCTACCGCTGTTATGCTTGAAAACCAAGCAAAATACCTTACAGGTCGTTCAGGAATGAACGAGTCCAGCGCCACTGCGTCTACAGTTGGACCAGAAGGTGGTGGTACTTTTTATAATGGTGGTAATGCTGATTATCAAACGAGTGGTGAGTTTCACAAAATTGCGATTCCTATGGTTCGTCGTACCTTCCCCGAACTGATCGCTCATGATATCGTTGGTGTTCAGCCCATGACTGGACCTGTTGGTCTTGCGTTTGCTCTTCGTTTCCGCGCAGATCAAGAATATGCCGGAACTGCTACCGGTCAGGAAATAGGATACAACACTGTTGATCCTTATTACACCGGTGATAATCAAAATCAAGAACGTATGACCACAGTTAACGCCGAGGGTCTTGGTTCTCGTGCTGCAGATGCTGCTAATACATCTGTTGACGGACATTTGTCTCAAGATACAGGTGCTGCTGGCACTGGTGATCGCGGTCTTGGTATTGGTTCAGGAAAGCAAATCAAAGAACTTAGCATGACAGTTGAAAAGGCTCAAGTTGAAGCGGGTACCCGTAAGTTGCGTTCTCGTTGGAGTCTTGAAGTCGCTCAAGATCTAAAGGCGATGCATGGTCTTGATCTCGAAGAAGAAATGATGGACGTTCTTGCTTACGAAATCACCGCTGAAATTGACCGTGAACTTATCAACACAATTCGTTCGGTTTCCGCTAATAACGCATCATCAACCGCTTGGAATTATGCTACTGCTGATGGTCGTTGGGAAGCAGAAAAATATCGCAATTTCTACAACCTGATTATTCGTAAAGCAAACCGCATTGCTGTTGATACTCGTCGTGGTGCTGGTAACTTTACTGTAGCGGCTCCTTCGTTGTGTGCTGCCCTTGAAACTACATCGTCTTTTACAATTCAACCTGTAAATGCCGCTGTAAATACCGCAGTAACAGGTGTAGCAAAGATTGGGTCTCTCGATGGTCGTATGACTGTATATCGTGATACTTTTGCTACAATTGATGATATCATCATTGGCTACAAAGGACCTAGTGAGTATGACACCGGTATTATATATCTTCCTTATATTCAGCTTCTTGTTTCTAAGGCTGTTTTTGAGGATAGCTTTAATCCTACCGTTGGTCTGATGAGTCGTTATGCTATTCATCAACACATTTTTGGTGCTGAAAACTACTACATTCAGGTTGCTGTTCAAAATCTGCCTTAAAATGTATAGTTATCTATAATTCAAGGGTGATACCCAGAAGGGTATCACCCTTTTTTATTAACATTCGGTTGGTTCAACGATATTCATAAACTCATATAACTCTCACCTTACGTCTTTTTATAAATACATATATGAAATTACTGAAATATATCAATGAATCCTTTGATAAACCATACCCTTTCGATTGGAGAAGAATTCCCCATGACAACAAAGGTATCGGTTTCAGAGGTTCATTTAAGTCATCTAAGCATACTATTGAAGTCGCTCTTACCCCTGATCTTGATAAAGAAAATGAGTGGGAACTTTTCTTCTTTATCAAAAATAAAGATATATCTGGTAACTTCGATCTTACTAATGATGGCGATGCATTCAGAATCTTTGCCACAGTTATCGCTATGACCAATGATGCACTTGATATTATACAGAAATCTAAAAAACTCTCCATTGATACCCTCTTCTTTACTGCAAGTAAAGAAAAAAGTGATAATGAAAAAATTACCTCCGATGCACGTTCCAAACTCTATGTCAGAATCGTTAAAAAACTTATTAAACCCAAAAATATCAGAATCGTTGACTTATATGATAAAACTAAATTCTATATCATAATTTAACCTTCGGTTGGTTCAACGATATTCGTAAACTCATATCCTTTTCACCTTCATTTAGATTTACATCTCTTTTGATAAATAGAAGTATAAACTGTGATTTATTGATTTATTAATAAAAACTATATACCCTTTATATAATATATATTATCCGTGGTTAGATAACCTTATTCTACACCATAAATCAAAATTTGTAAATATGGAGAAAAAATAAATGAGTTATGATGAAGACCCCGCTAACAGTCAAGTCAACCAAAACACTCTCGAACAAGAATTCAACATAAATACCAGTGAAGATAGGCGATTGGAAATAGAATCAATTAGGGATATGAGAAAACAGTTAATGACTGTCAGTAACGAACCCGATGCGGATAGTATATTGATATCTAACATTGAAAGAGCTAATTCTTTATTGGATGTAGCACAAAACTCAATAATAAATGGCGGAGAAACAAATGCAAGATTATTTGAGGTGTGTTCTCAGCTTATAAATGCAATCACATCAGCATCAACCTCTTTACAAAATAGTACTTTTGGCACACAAAAACACCAATATAATATGAAAATGGTGGAGGTTAAAGAGCAAGAACTCCTTGTAAAACAAGCTATAGCTCAAGGTAAGCTTGATAGCTATAATAAAGAAAAAAATAAAAAAAGTAATGGTACATTGGTTGTTATGAATAGAGAAGAATTATTAAGAATGATCGAAAAGGAGGATACTGAGGTAGAAATAACTTCAACAGATAAATCAAATTCAGATCAAGAGTGATAGGAGAATTTCTTTATGTATAAACTATTAACCGAAAAATATGTATATACAATGGTATCAAAATAATAAAATCATGGGATTTATATTAAAAGCCTGATTAACCGAGTAAAGACCATTTTTAAATAATATTTGATAAAGGAGATACCGTGATCAAAAAAAATTATGTTATAGATACAAATGTTTTGCTGGAGAATGAGAAGTGCATTGAAATTTTAAGGAACGGTGAAGATAATAACATATTTATTCCTTATACTGTAATAGAAGAGTTAGATAAATTAAAAGGAAATAAAAGAAAGAGACACCAAGTTACAAGAGCAGTAAATGTCCTCAGAGATAATGCTGATTATATAACAGTTATATCAAATGGGATTAAACATGAATCCCCTGATAACTTTATTATAAAAGAAATACTATCAAATTTAGACAAAATTCCTGATGCGATATTTGTTACAAACGATAACCTGTTAAGGTTTAAGGCTCAAAAACAAGGAATAATGTCAGAGGAATTTAGAGATAGCAATCCATTTCAATCTGAGTCCCAAAGATATACAGGATTTGTTAATGTTGAAAATGGTGAAATGATAGAAAAAAATTGTTTTTATTGGAAGGATGGTAAATTATTCTTCAATAATAGATATGGAGAGGAAAGGTTAGTCGAGGATCGTGAGGTTTGGAAAGTTTCCCCGAGAAATCAATACCAGAAAGCGGCTATGGATTTAATATTGAATGACGATATTGATTTGGTCACCATTCAGTCAGATGCTGGATTTGGAAAAACCTTTTTGGCATTAACTGCTATGTTTGACCAAGTGTTCGAAAAAAAGAAATTCAAAAAGATTTTCGTTTTTAAGGCTAATATAGAAATTGGCAATGAATTAGGATTTTTGCCCGGTGATATGAATGACAAAATGTATCCGTATTTTAGACCAATTCAGGATCTTATGGAAAAGCTTCATGACCTGAGAATTTGTAATTCTGCATGGGAAGATCCTCAATCAATGAAGCTGGAATTGAACAGACGTAAGATCGAAATGTTGCCAATAAACTTCTTGAGAGGGATGAATATAGATGATGCTATTGTATTGATAGATGAGGTTCAAAATTTATCTAGAGATGAATTAAGGACTGTTTTGAGCCGTATGGGGGAAAAAGTAAAGGTTATATGCACAGGCGATGTTAGGCAGATAGATAATATTCATTTGAACCAAGATAATAATGGATTAAATTGGATGGTTAGATTATTTAAAGGTCAAGATAACTATGGTCATGTTGTTTTGGCTGGAAATAAATCAAGAGGACCAATTGCTGACCTAGTGAGAGAGAGTGGAATGTAGATTCTGTAATAACAAGCTGTTTGGTATACCGTACAGTACAGTCAGTTTTTCTGAATCACAGAAAAACTGACTGATGAATTATAACACCAATCAGTGGGAGGTGTATTATCGGTGGTAATGTAAAGTACGATTCATATGTAAAAGCCCCCAATCTTGAATGGGAATATACACATGATCAGATAAGAGAGTTGAATAAATGTAAAAATGACCCTCTATATTTTATCAGCAATTATATTAAAATTGTTTCGCAAGACAGTGGGGTTATAATTTTCAATCCATATCCCTATCAAATAGATTTAATTAATCAATTTGTAGAGAATAGATTCAACATATGTCTCCTTTCACGACAGTCTGGTAAATCAACCATTGTTGCAGCATATGCATTATGGTTTGCTTGTTTTAACAGTCACAAGAATATTGGTGTTGTTTCTAACAAAGCAGAGGCAGCTAAGAATTTCTTATCTCGCCTGAAATATATGTATGAACTTTTACCTTCTTGGTTAAAACCGGGGGTACCGGGATGGGCGCAAACTACCGTTGAATTTGACAACCATACGAAATTATATACAGCCGCTACATCAAAAGATTCGTTTCGTGGTGAGCCTATGGGTATGTTGATATGTGACGAGTTTGCATTCGTTGAGCCATCATGGAAAGCAGATGAGTTCTGGGCATCAAACTATCCAACAGTTTCAGCGTCACAGAACTCCAAGATTATCATTATATCAACCCCTAATGGTATGTACAATAAGTTTCATGAGATTTATACCAATGCAGAAGAAGGTAGAAACACATTTAAACATGCTCGTTATAATTATAGAGTTGTTCCGGGTCGTGACGAAGAGTGGGCTAAGGCTCAAATACAGAACCTTGGTAAAATCAAATTTAATCAAGAATTTGGTTGTGAATTCATTGGTTCTAGTGCAACGGTTATTGATTCTGAGACTCTCGAATATTTATTTAAACGAAGAGTTGACCCTGAGTGGTTAGATCAAAAAGGAAAGATGAGAATATGGGAAAAACCTGTTGATGGTGCGACTTATGTTTTGGGTGTTGATACCGCTAAAGGTACCGGTGAAAACTTTTCCGTTATACAAGTAATGAGGGTTCATGGTATTTCACCCGTTCGAATGCAACAGGTCGCTGTATGGGAAGATAATTATACAGATGTATATACTTTTTCGTCAGTTGTTAACAAGATGTCATATTATTATAACAATGCATATATGATGGTTGAAAATAATGGTGAGGGTTCGCCGGTCGTTAATAGATTGTGGTGGGAATATGAGAATAGCAATTTGATAAATACTGGTAGTAAAGAGCGGGATTTGGGTATAAGAGCAACAAATAAAACCAAAAATCTTGCTGTTCTCTTAATGAAGAAGTTGATTGAAGATAAAAATGTGGAGTTATATGATCCTAGAACTATCGAACAATTGGCTGATTTTCAGGATTTGGGTCACGATAAATACGGTGGCGTGAACATTGCCGATGACTGTGTATCCGCGCTGTATTGGAGTATATTTGTTTTGGAACAAGAGGTTTTTGATGAGTCTTATTCTTTCACTCCCGAAGAAAATACTGACGAAGAAGCATGGGGGATATTATCGGATATTAACGAATATCAGGAGGATTGGAGTTGGTTAACTGAAAAGTAAACCATAAATACTTATATGAGATTTGTCAATTACATAACAGAAGACTATGAGACGGTTCGGGATTATAAAAAAGCAATCTTTGACTTGAAGGTTGCTTTGGGTGAAATAGATTTTCATGAAGATGAAAAGGTGCCTAGTGATCCTGAGAAGCATAAGTTATTTAAACAGAAAAAGTTAGGTCTTAAACTTAAAGTTATAGCGTTAAAAGAAAAAATTCAGAAATTAGCTAAGGTTTTGGGTGAGTCAGGGGAAGAGGTTCCTCAAGTAGAAGGTCTTAAAGATTTTCTTGATAGAGTTCCTGATAAAGATAGTGAAGAATCACAAACTCTACTAAAAAAGAGAGAGAGGTTTAGTAAATAATGGCTATTTCACGTACACAATTAATGGATAAAGTTAAGAGACGATTGGGTGCCCCGATGGTTAAAGTGGAACTTTGTGATGAGCAGATTATTGACCATATAGACTATGCTCGACAAAAATGGATTAAATGGGCTATAGGAAATGCAACTCAAGAGACGTATTTTACTGTTATGTTACAGGCCGGTAAGAGATTTTACGATCTACCTGCAGGAGTTCAAGAGGTCGTTTCGTATGATGACTCCCCTATTAAATCAGGTGGTATTAACACACTTTTTACTATTGATAACTTTATGTTTTCTAATGGGTTTTATGGAAACGCTTTTCAAGGTGGATATGATTTAGTTTCATATCACCTCGTTTTGGATTTTATGACCACTTTATCAAAATATAGAACAACACCTTATAATTATAAGTATCATAAATCTACTAATCAGATAGAGATTGATCCTGCGCCACCCTTTGACGGAAAACAGAAGAGTGTTAATATCAACCATCCAGTTACAGGTTTGCCTACAAAAATGTATGTTGATTCACCCGGATGGGTTTTATTGAGAACTTATATGATACAGGGTGCCACGCTTCCAAATTATACCCCTGATTGGAGTATGATCCTCAAAGAACGCAAGACCATAGTTGAACAAAGGACATTAACAGAGGTGGAGGTTTTGAATAAATCAATCCTCTTGAATCATACCCCATTAGATGATGATGTTGATAGAACCGACTTTAATATTGAAGAAGATACTACTGTTACTATCGGAGGTCTTGCGTCTGTGAAGGGCGTGGATTGGGACTTTCATTTTTATAATCCAAGGGTTATAACTTGGGCCCAACCAGAAAGACAGGATCCTTATGGATTTGACGGAAATGTTAGTGTTGGTGATCAAATAACCATCACATATCCAGTCATATTTAATTCACAACACTATCCTGATGAATGGGATAATGTAACTGCCACTTCTACTGAGGTTGAACAGTATGTTTTGACACAATCAGACATAGATAGAGGGTTTGTGAAGCTACAGAAGAAGGTGTTTAATAATAACATTAAAATGTCTATCGGCGGTATAGATCATTTATATGGTGAAGATTTTATTGTTATTAATAATAAAATTCTTGATTGGAATGGTTTGTCCATCCAACCGGTGTTGACTGTTGGTGATGTCATTGTTGTTACATATGTGACGGTTACCAGTATGAAACCGTCAGGTGGATCTACAGCCAAAATGCATGGTGTTAAAAAACAGTACACAACGAGAATAGAAAATTTTAATATCACACAAGATAATATTGATTCTAAATCAATAACATTAGAAGAACCTATTTCTATGTATGACGGAGTTAAGCTTTCAGCGGGAGGTTTCGCTAAAGTTCTTGGTATTGATTTTAAAATTGACTCGTATGACCCAAATGTTATTACTTGGAATGGTTTACAGATGGACGGTGATATATCACTTGACGATAATATTGTTGTTACGTATACATCAGCAAATCCTATTATAACCGAACTCGAAGAACAGTTATACGATGAGGATTGGATTCTTGATTATGTTACAGCTTTATCAAAGATATCTCTTGGTATGATTAGACGTAAGCCGAGTACGTTTTCGGGTCTTGGTAGTTCTGGTGTAGGTCTTGATGGATCTGATCTTATATCGGAAGGTAAAGAAGAAAAAGATGATCTTGAGACTAGATTGCGTGATGAAGAAGCATATGAGGGTTACGGTATTGAAATAGGATTAATGTAAAGGAGAATATTATGATTGATGAACTGGTAGAAAAATATATTAACGAGTCAACAGAATGGTTTTATGTTGTTGATGATAAGACCAAAGAGGTTATGCATGACCTAAAAACAGGTGGAGTTGCAACTTTTGATACTCTGTTTAATACGAACCATAGTAAGGTTATCGCCTACAAGACACGGAAGGGTGCGGATAATAAGATAAAAAATATATCAACAAAGTCTAAATTGACCGTGATGAGTAGAAGTGAACTAAAAGATTATTATGATAAAATGGGTGTGTTAAGTAAGGGAGGTTCATAATGAGTACAATTGACCCTAAATGGCTACAGTATGATGAGAATAAGCTATCAATTATTGATGATGGTGGTATTAATAAATTGAGCATTAAATCTGGTATCATACTTGATAGTGTATCTGTAGAGAAGGTTAACGATTCTAAAATTGAAATCAGAGAAACAAGACAGGGTGCCCCACTTAACCCTGGTCCGTTGGATTTTTATATCGAAGTACCAGATAAGGTTTAAGGAGTTTTAAATGGCAATATCCTGTCCACCAAACTGCGTTAAGGGTACCCCTTTATGGGATCTTTATGATGTAACGGATCAGAATCCCGAGTTTTGTTTATATGATTCTATTATATCAGAGTATGTGGACATGGCGGGATTCCCTGTTATGTATTATCGTGCAAAATCTAAAATGGATCGCCTTTATGGGGAAGATCCTAATCAAGATTTTTATGAACCAGTACGCACAAAGCTTTATTATGAACCAACAGATGAACCTAACATTATAGATATGTTTGGAATTAGATCAGACGAAACTTTGGAATATTCTTTGATGCCTAAGTCAACGTTTTCTCGTGATGTTGTTGGTGTGGTACAAGGGATCCCTAAATCATTGAGTGTTGTTTTTGCTGGGAACGGATATTTTAATTCACAGTCAGTTCATACAATTGGTGGATCAGGTGAGGGTTTGAGAGTTGACATTAATGTAACTAATGGAGTTATTACTAAAATCAAAGTTAACACATTCAACAAGGGTTTTGGTTACAAAGTAGGTGACATTGTTTTGATTGATTCTGGTAACATTAATGCGGAATTTACAATAACATCAACAGTGGTTGAGGAAGTTATCCCGAGTCCGGGAGATGTTATTAAGACATTATGGAATAATAGAAATTATGAGATAGTTGATGTGGGCGCTGAACAAAATGTTTTCATGGCAAAAAAATTAGTATGGGAATTCATTTTGAGACCATATCGTTTTAGTGAGCAGTCATTAAGATCTGAGGAAATACACAGAAGTTCTCCGGGATGGAATTATATATACATATATCCAGATGGTGTGTTGGCGGATGTTATGTACTCTGATGGAAGTGAGGTTACAGGCATTCCTATAGATACTTTGGATATAGACCTTTCAGTATTGGAATGTGGATATAAATACAAGAGAAATGAAGACGGAAGTGTTGAATTGATAGAGGAAGTCCTTATTTTTGATCCAGATGATTCATCTGATACTCATACCGGTCAGTCAGGGGAAACATCGAATCTTAAAGATAAAAGTTCTCGTGTTTATGGTGATGATTCTTGGGTCGAAGTTGAGTCTGATAAAATTGATGATTATTCGGATGTTGATTCGAAAATATTTGGATATTAATCTCCAAATGTTCGGATACTATGGAGACATATAATGCCATTATTAGCTATAAAATCATTTGCCAAGAAGATAGGAAAACCGGAATCAACCGTCGAGAAGTATTGGGAAGAAGCTAAGACTGAATCAGGGAAAGAATATAATAAGGAGACAGAGTCCAGAAAGTTCTACGGAACCGCTATGAAGATTCTTAAAAATAAATTGAAAAAACATGAAGGCTTAACTGAATCGAGATTTTTTAACTTCATCACTAAAGATGACGGTATTCACGAAGATAAATTTAATGGATATGTTGATCTTGATCATAAAGATATGGAACTCATAAAATTGTTTTCTGGTGACAAGAAAATAAATGATCACAAGGATTTTCATAAATTAGCAGAAGATTTAGGCTTAAAAGAGGCAGCTGAATTAGAGGAGAGAGCTTATGCGATGCTTCAATCTTTCTGGTCACAGGGTCGTGCTATGAAAAAGGGCATGGATTTCAAGGTTGATGAAAAGGAAGTTAAAATGGGGATGGAGGTAGAAAAAGAGCATACTGATAATCCTGTTATCGCATATCGTATTGCAATGGATCATTTAGCCGAAATGCCTGATTATTATACCAAGCTTGCGAAGATGGAAAGTGAGGGTGGAGTAAATGAGTCAGACGAGATTTGGCATTGTGATGAATGTGGATGGGAAGGACCAAAATCCAAATTAAAACAACCCGGTGATAAGTGCCCCAAGTGTGGTGCAAAGCCCCCTGTTGTTCATAAAAAATAAGGAATAGTTATGCCGAGACAACATTATTTTTATAATGTGATGCGTAAAACAATCATTCAGTTTCTTGATATGTTTAATGATATTGTTATAGCTAGATATAATCAGGATACAGGTGCTGTAATTAAATACATTAAAGTTCCATTAAAATTTTCCCCTAAAACAAAACAGTGGTATTGGACTGAATTAAGGGAATCCGGTGATAGAAGAGATCAGGTACTTCCTATGATGGCTATTAATCTTGAGAATGTAGAATTTTCGTCAGATAGACAGGTCAATCGTAATGCAAAAATAGAAGCATTGAGTGAAGGTAGTAATTCAACCCAATTTTTTAATCCCGTACCTTATGATTTTTCTTTTAGTCTACAGATAGCGGCGGAGTATATGGTCGACGTTACGCAAATCGTTGAACAAATATTTCCATTTTTTACACCAGAGGCGTGGATTAGGGTTACTATACCAGAATTGAGTATAGACGGTCTTGCCAACAAAGACCAGTCTGGTTCTGATAAATTGGAGTTGAGAGTTACTTATGAGGGATCAAGTAAAGAGTCCCCGGTTGAATTGGATGAGGCTGGATATAGAGTTCTTCTCTGGAAATTGGATTTTAAGGTTCAGGGCTATCTATTTTCACCTATTACTGAAAGTAAACCAATTCATAAAGTTATTCAGAGTTATTATATAACAGAAGATGCGTGGAACAGACAGGTGTCTGATAATGTGAATGAACCTGCGGAACTAGGGTCATCTGCCATGCACGGGGTAACAAGTGCCTCATACATTCCACCAGAAGGTATTCCGGTGGACGATGAAATTAGAATGATGTACAAATATGAACATTTTATAGAAGGTGAGGGATAGTGAGACAAAACTTAAATAAAGCTACAGCAAGTAATTTTCAATTAATATTTCCAAAGATTCCTACTGGCAGCACTATAAAAGATATGAAACAGTTGACGATGAATATTCATTCAACTGTTATACCGTCTCTGACCCTTGAAACAACAGATATATCATGGCAGGGTGGTATCTATCGACAGGATATCGGAAGTCTTACATTTGAACCATGGTATGTAAATTTTACAGTCGATTCAACTTTTTCTAACTGGTTGACGTTATATAAATGGCTTACTTTTATAAATAATAATAAGGATACATATGGACGTGCAACCAACGAGTATAAAGTTGATGCGACGTTACAAATTTTGGACAATTATAGACAAGAGATTCTCGTTATGGATATCCACGGGATATTTATAAATATGTTAGGTGAGATTACACTGACGTATCGAGAGGGAACTCAGAATCTAGAATCTAGTGCAAATTTTACTTACGATAGATATGAAATTAGAAATATCTGATAATAATTAGGAGGATAACAATATTATGGCTTTCTACCTTTCCCCACTCGTAGACGTGAATGAAATTGATTTGTCTACAACGATCCCAGCAGTTGCAACCAGTATAGGTGTGATTGTGCTTAGAAATACGTTTAAAGGACCAGAAAACACAAAACAACTGGTTACAGATGAAAATGACTTGATCCGTACTTTTGGTGAACCGACAGGAACATCTTATGAGGATATTATGTCGGCTACAGGGTTTTTAAAGTTTGGTAATAAATTATACTGTACAAGGGTTATGCCTGATGACGCGAGATTTGCATCAGTTAAAATAGATGATGCGGGTGTATCTGGAAGACTTGAGACAGGTGGTGTAGGTCTTACGATAACATTTGGCGATGAGACTGGAAATGTTTCAACCCTTACCAGTGGAACACCACTATCAACTTTTTCTGGAGTTTCTAATGGTGTTCATGAAGTAACTCTAAATGGTGGTTTACTTGGTACAGGTATTAAATTAGAAATTACCGTTTCTGCTAACAGTATAACAAACACCACTATTCTTGATGGTGGTCAAGGGTTTGTTGCTGGAGAACCGATAATTGTTAACGGAACTGATATCGGTGGATCTGGCGGTTCTGCCACTTACACCGTTGCGGTCGGAGGTCTTAGTGCTAATGCCGCAGGAGTTATTGATGCGGGCGAGTTGACACTTAACGATGGTGGTATTCGTTACGCAGCAGGTCAGGTTTATGAGGTAATGGGAACTGTAAGTGGCGGTGATGTTAATCCTGCAGGTAGTGGAGCATTTATCACTATTGATACTGTTGATGCGGTCGGAACTGTTCTTACTTATTCTATAACTTCACCCGGTAGTGAATATCAGGGTGGTCAATTGTCATTGGCAGCTGTAACTAAAGCTGATGACCCTAATTCCATTATAGATATAGCAACCGCAACACTTGATGATTTGCCAACAGGGGACCCTGATAATTTTGGTGATGATATGTCGGTTGCCGGTGGTGACCTCATGTGGTTTATTTCTTCGTCAAGAGGAGCTTGGGGTGACGAAATTCGTGTTGCTATTATTGATCAACCGACACAACAGGATCTTTTGTATGGAGTGACAAATGATACTCCGGGTTTGCCGTCAGAAGTATTCAGTTCTATTGATAGTCAACTTGAAAAAGCTAATGACTTTTTGGTCATTGTTCAAGCTAAAGCACAAAGAAAAAATACATGGTCAACTGTTGAAATATTTAACGTTTCTTCTGACCCGAATGCACTTGATGACACAGGTACTACACGTTATGTTGAGAGTGTAATCAATCAAACATCGGAATATGTTCGAGTTGCTATTTCTTCCAATATTATCGGTGATGATGTTGATGCAGCCGTTCAAGCACATCTCGCAACTCTTTCCGCTGATGTTTGGTATAATTTTGGTGACGGTTTTAATGGAACAGGTCTCGCTGACGATGGTAATATAATTAACGCTTATCGTCTTTATGAAAATTCTGAGGAAATTGATGTTAATCTTTTCATTGATTCAGGAAAGCCTGATACCGTTAAATCCGATCTTATTTCTTTATGTGAAGAGCGTCTTGACTGTATGGCAATTCTTGATTGTCCTAAAAACCTCATTCTTAATAATAGAGGAAATGAGGCACTTAATCTTCGTGATTGGAGAAATATGACCATCGGAACATCTACATCATATGCGTCGTTGTATGGTAACTGGTTAGAAGTTTATGATAAGTTTAATCAGAAATATAGATGGATTCCTTCTTCTGGTTTTGTTGCTGGTGTTTATGCGAAAACTGATGATGTTCGTGATCCTTGGTGGGCACCCGCTGGTCTGAACCGAGCAATTTTAACCTCTGTTCGTAGACTGGCTTGGAATCCTAAACTTGGATATCGCGATATTCTATACGCAAATGGTATTAATCCGATTGTAACATTCCCCGGAGAAGGCAAAGTTATTTGGGGACAAAAAACAATGTTGTCCAAAGAATCTGCATTCAATCGTGTTAATGTTCGTAGATTGTTTTTGGTTCTTGAGAAGGCGATTTCTACCGCTGCGGTTTATTTCTTATTTGAGCCTAATGACGCGGCTACAAGGAACTTGCTGGTTAATATGATTAATCCGTTCCTTCGTGATGTTAAGTCAAGAAGAGGTATTTACGATTTCAAGGTTGTTTGTGATGAAACTAACAACACACCAGCCCGTGTTGATAGAAATGAGTTGTGGTGTAATATTTTTATTAAACCCACTCGTACTGCTGAATTCATCGTTCTGAACTTTGTCGCAACAGCAACAGGCGCATCGTTCGAAGAAGCGGCTGCGGCTGTTTAATTAAAATAAGATAAAAGGGGGAGTTAATTCTCCCCCTGTTAGATAATTAGGAGGATACAAACATGGGATTTAATCTTGATGACATGATCGGTAAATATAGTGATTATGCTAGAGGGTATTTGTTTTACGCTCAAATAACAAACCCTAAAGGCGGTGTTCCCGGCGACCACCCCTATCTAGTTAGTTCGACACAATTACCGACACAGACATTAGGTACAACAGAAGTTCAATGGCAAGGAAGTGTTTATAAATTCGGAACTACTCATGAATTTGAGACCATCGACATTACCTTCCGATCTGATACAGACCAAGAGTTGAGACGTTCGTTTTTGAGATGGCAACAAATAGCACATGATCCTGTAACAAATATGCACGGGAACCCGATTGATTATTTTGGAACGGTCGGACTGTCACAACTTGACGGTAAAGGTGAACCTATTATGAAGTATGACCTGATTAATTGTTTTCCTAGTGTGGTAGGTGAAATTTCGTTGGATTATAGTTCAAAAGAAGTTTCTACTTTTAGTGTTACATTTGTATATCAATATCACACTGTTGATGATGTTTTTGATACAGGTGCTAGTGGAGCAAGTGTTTAAGTTAAAATAAAAAAAGGAGTTTTATAAATGAGTGATATTAAATCTGTGGATATCAGGGGACTACTTGATATATATGAATTCCCATATATTCTTCCCGGTAGTAGAAAGGAATTATTGATCAGACCTATTACTACAGGTCAAATGAAGAAAGTATTGGCATATGAGGACGAGACTGACCCCTATATCATCGAAGAAGCATTGGATAAATTGATTTCTGACTGTGTTGTTACGCCCGAATTTGATATTGGGAAAACCTATTTACAGGACAGGTTTTCCCTGTTACTTGAAATTCGTAGAGTCACTAAAGGTGATAATTATAATTTCACTAGAAAGTGTCATTCATGTGGACTGATGAATGTAGAGAGTATCAAAATTTCGGAACTAGATGTGAAGCCCTTTATAAAAGTAGATAATATCTTGGTTATAAACGAAAGGCTAAAGTTTGAAGTTGATTTTCCAACACGAAATGATCAAAAGGATTCTATAAGAAGGAATAATGATAGTAGTATGAGTTTAAGATCTCGACACGCCGAGGTTCAAACAGGAACTTATGCGAATTCTATAAAAAAGGTGCATACCCCGGAAGGAGTGTTCGAGGATGTGTCTTATGAAGATAAGGTCTATATTTTAGAGAACATTTCAAGTGATGTTTTTGAGAGGTTCACCAAATGGTTCACTGAACATGATTTTGGTGTACAGTTTAAACAGGAACTTGTCTGTGTTGGATGCGGAAAGAAAGAAATAATCGAAATACCGTTATCCGATTTTTTCGTCTAATATTCGTTCTCTGTAATGATTGTGATCTTGAGTCTATACTCAAGGAGCAATACTTTCTGGCAAGGGGATCGAATATAACAATAACAGATAGTAATTTAATGCCAGAGTTTGAAAGGAAGATCATTTTTGGTATGCTGTTAAAAGATCTTAAAGAAGAATCTAACGCATATAAACAAAAATAACCATATTCTTAGGGATTGACCCTAATGAGGCTCTATTTATGGGTCTAAGAGACTAAATACTCTTAGACCCATTTGTTTTTACCTTATATTTTTTGCGGAGACAGATCATGGCTGGAAATTATGGATTAGATATCAAAAGATACCTCGAAAGTGAAAAGAAAAATATTAAAGCCAGAAGTGAAGCTTTGAGATTACAAGCCGAAGCCGAGGAAAATCTATCCGCCGAGAAACTTAAGATGAGAGAAAAGGGTCTCAAGGTGGCAAAGGAATACGAGAAAGCTGAGAGCGAAAGGGATGATCTTGCAATAAAAAAACTTAAGGATGAGATAGAGAATTCTAAACGGATTATTGAAGGTATTGAGGAGAGTAAAAAACACCATGAAGAGATTATAAGACAAACTAGACTGGAATCTTTGAGATTAGAAAAAAGATCGGAGAAATATAAAGATCTAGGTGGTCAAATTTCAAACTTAGCCGGAACAATATCTAAATCCTTGGGGGCAGAAGAGGCATATAAACGAACTCTTTCTGAAATGGTTATTGATGAAATACGCGAAAATAAGGAGATAGCTAAGGTCTATAAAACAGGATCAGCTGAGGATAAGGATGTTGTTTTTGATCAAATGTTCAATAAACTTAGGGAAGTATTAGAAAAAAATAACCCAGAAGACAAAGATTTGATAGAGAACGCAATAAAAGAACTTACCGATACTCATATGGATGAACTTGTCAGTAAAAGTGAGAATATGTTTCATCCATTAATCAAACAGTTAAAATCAACTGCCGGTGCCGTTAGGAAACAAATGCAGAATATACCTTTAATAGGAAGATTGATGTCAGATGAGATGACGGAGCATTGGAGGTCTGCTGGTAAAGATATATTGGGTGAGATGAACACACATCTTGGATCTATACTGAAACCGATTGATGTTCTTGTTGGACCTTTTAGGTCTATAGGTAAAAGTCTTATGGTCGCATTTAAATCCTTGACAAGTGGACCGACAGAATATGAAAAGAGTGTTGTTGTGTATTTAAAGAAAATAGCGGGTGATGTATCAGAAGATAGATCGGTTGGTATTAAGGGATGGATGGAACAAAAGAAGCAATGGATTGGTGAGAAAAAACAATGGCTGTTTAGCAGAAAGCAGTGGGCTATAAGTCAAAGAGACAAAGCAAGGGAGTTATATGGAAGGAAGGATGAAGTGCTTGATGGTGTTAAAAAATTCTTTAAAAAGGGATTAATGTTTGTTATAGCGGCAGTTGGGCTTGCTGCGGGTGCCCTTGTTAAACAGATAATATACCCATTTGAGATTATGTTTAAATCTCTTAGAGCTATAGCTAAATTTCCTTTAATCTCAAATTTTATAACACAAGCTAGTAAATTTATCAATAGTTTACCGGTAATGGGCAAGGTTCTAGCAAACATCGGCGGTGTTATTGGGAAAGTTATAGGTATATTTAGTAGGGTTGGCTCATCTATTGGTGGTTATATTAGAATAGGTTTAGATTTTTTGAAAAAGTCATCTCTGATTGCGGAATCTATGGGAAAATTTGTTAAAGGGTTTAAATTAGGGTTGGGTATTATAGGTAAAGCTTTGTTTTGGGTCACAGCTATATTTGATTTTGTTAAAGGGTTCCTGAACACAGAAGGAACCATCCTTGATAAATTGTGGGGTGGTATTGAGGGTGTCATTATAGGCTTTGTGAAGGCACCCGTAGTGATATTGAGTTGGTTGTTTGAAAAGGTTATGGGTTTCTTTGGCGTCGAAATTAAAGGTACCGCAGATAGTATTATGTCTGGTGTAAAAAATATCCTTGGTTTCGTTAAAGACTCTATAGGGTTCTTATTCAAACCTCTGATGCTTTGGTGGGGTTTTATAAAGGATATGATAGTGATACCTTTTACTGCCGTATTTAATACCATAAAATCAGTGTTCACTGGTGTATGGGATGGTCTGGAGAAAATTTTTAGCGGTGACGTGGTAGAAGGTCTTTGGGAGATTATAAAATCAATCAATCCTATATCTATATTAGGTGATTTTTTGTATAACATATTTGACTCTATTGTTGATGTTTTTTCTGGAATAGTAGATAAGGTAAAAGATTTTTCTGGTAAGATTGGAGATTTTATTTCTAATTTAATACCGGATTGGGCTAAAAATTTATTAGGTATGGGAAAAGAAAAAAAAGATAAAGCTTATGAAGCTATGTCAGATTCATTGAATATGTATGACGAGGTTTCAAATGCCGGTGCGGTTGGTGTAAACGAAAGAGGCATGTCTTTTGGTACGGCCATGAAAAATGGTTATATTGATATTGATGAGTCACGTGAACTTGCATCACAGGACGGTAAATATAAGGTTCTTTCTAGGGAAGAGAAGAGTGAGTTAGAGAAATTATACAAGGCAGATTATGAGAGAAAAAGAGACGAGTATCTAGAGTTATCAAAACAACTCAAGTCGTCAGATGTTATGGGAGGTATTAAAGATTTCTTTGTTGGAATATGGAATGATATCTCAAACTTCTTTGGTAAGGTTGGAGAGGTTTTTACTGACATTAAAAATGGTTTATTTGATGCAATATCTACAATATTTAACAGAGTTCCTGAGATTCTATCTGATGTAAAAAATGGTATTTTTGGTGCGATATCATCGGTAGTTGATAGCTTTTCCGAAGTTTTTGTTGTAATGAGAGATGGTCTTTTTGATTCAATATCATCCATAGTTGATAAGATTGGAGGTATTTTTTCTAAGATAAAAGATGGTCTTTTTGGTGCAGCGAGTAAGATAGTAGATAAAGTGGTTAACATTTTTGGTTTTGGTGGTGATGATGAGGGTGATGAGAAAGAAGTTTCTACTAAAATTAACCTCCCCGAAACAATTAAATCACCTGATATACCTGAAAGGAAGTGGCGTGGTGTAGAAGAAAAAGATCGCTTATATAACAATCAGACCAAAGATGAAGTTATTCCTAGAAGTAGATTGGACGGTGATAATAAAATTATAAACAAAGATCAGACTTCTATGGTAGATGTTGCTGCCGCTAAGATTAAATATGAAGATGATCGCAATAAAAAAACACAGGAAGAAATGGGAAGTGTTAATAAGGCGTTGAAGGAGAGTATCAATGTTATGAATAATAACACAGAAAAACAGATTTCTGTTATCAATAATAATAGTTCTACTAATAGTGTGGTAAATAAAAAACAGATACCTGATGGTGTTGAGAGTATAGCCGTTATGTTTGTTAATAAATCATGGGGGATGACATAATGCCAGATTTTTTTCCAGATTTTTATGACGCTAAGTTCAAAGGATCCCCTGATACTTTATGGTTAAGAGTTAGACCTAAAGAATTTAGACCTAACATACAAAAACAGACCGGTGCTAATGAGGGATCTATCGTGGATGGTATTGATTATAGGTTCCTATTATCAGGATCTGTTAATATAGGCATCGATCATACTTGGACTTCTCTTGATACAATTTCTGGTGAGATTCGAAACCTTAAAGCGAATGTGTCGAAAGCTGTAGCTCAAGCCGGTGCTGCCGGTGGTTCTTCGGCTGGTAATATTTTTAGTCAGGGTATCAGCAGTAAAAACGATAATCCTTTTATATACGAAGATACTCAGAGAAGAACTGTTAATATTGAATTGAAATTTGCCACATATAAAGATGCTTCGAAAGAGGTGTGGACTCCTATACAGAATCTTATGAGGTGGTCTTGTGCCGAATCTACCGAATCAGGGTCACTTGCCACTAATTTCAAATTTCCTTATGTATTCGAGCTTAGAACTGTAACAGGTTCGGGTGAACTGACAGGTATGATAAATATACCAAATGCTGCATTGACGCAAATACTACCTACATACGAGGCACCTTATAAGAATGGATACCCCATGAGCGCCACTGTATCGGTGACATTTTCGGAAATAGATCCTGTGTACAGAAGTTCCTTGGTTATCAGAAAAAGTAAAGTTAGCTCTAATGTTCAAGGTGGGTGATTATAATGACGATTAAAAGAGTTGAGAATGTTTTTAGGAATTTGCCTGTTAACTCAATGTTAAGGGCTTTTCCTGTTATGGAAGATGAAGATAAAGTGCAACTTCTTAATATTTTCAGACCTTATACCATATCAGCGTTATCCAAAGAGAACCCCTATTTGTTTGAGTATTATCAGGTAGAAGAGAATGACTTTTTGGATACAATTGCATATAAGTTCTATGGTAACTCTGCTCTATGGTGGGTTGTGGCGGATTTTAATGACATAACTAATCCATATGAGGCTCTTGAGGCAGGAACTTTACTAAAACTTATGCGTAGTGATTATTTGTATATATTATATGACGATGTTCAACTTATCGGAGATTTATAATGTCTAATTCTACCGGATGGGAGATTATTGACATTGAGATATATACTACAGGTGTGTTTGAGAGTAAATGGACGTTAAGTTTTACTTCAATAGAACAAGCTTATATCATTGAGGATATGTTTTCGTTTAGTATGACTGGTAAGATATCTTTTCATGACAGAATAGGTGTATCTGAGATAGGTCCATTGACAGGCGAAGAAAAAGTTAAAATAAAGTATGGTAACACAGACGGTGATGGTAAATATAAGGAGTATACTTTTCATATACTGGAAATACAAAGATTTGAGAGGAATATAACACTAAATCCCGCAGGTAATGATCTTATAACTCTGATATTGGTTGATGAATATTACCATAAATGGCATTCACATTTTTGGAGTAAATCTTGGAAGGATACAAAGATAGGTGATATTATTAAAGATATATCAGAAAATCATCTTGGTATAACAGTATTTAATGAGTTTGAATCAACGAAAGAGAAAATAGAGTATTTCGATACTCACCAAAGAACTCCCGCAGAATGTATCACATGGTTGATGAATAGGGCAAGTGGATCCATATCAGGCCAACCGGGATACCTGTATTGGATGTCTGGTGTAGCAGATTCTACGGAATTTAAACATTCATTTGTTACCATTGAGAAAATGCTGGCTAAGACTGGTTGGATGAAACCTTATGTTGAAACATCAGGTCTATATTCAGATGGGAATGGTATAGGGTCATATATATTTGATGGCAAAAATCCTGATTTTATCAATAAAATTCGTGATCATGAGGTTAGGAATGTTGACTTAAGTTCACTTAAAACCCTTACTGGCGGTAAAGCTTTGGGGTATGATTCGAAGAGAAAAAAACTAATAAAACAAGAGTATACCTATCAAGACGCTCTGTCTAGATATACTTTGTTAGGAAAATTTTCATTATTTCCTTCGAGTCTTGAGATATCAAAACCTGTCATTATAATAGATGGATGTCATGACGAAAAGATTTTGGATAACATATGGTACGGTAATTGGATAAAAGAGTATTCTAATCAATTACTGGTAAGTATAACAGTGGACGGTCATGTTGATAGGCATGCAGGAGGAATGATTCGTATTATTTGGCCGAGTCATGCCGAAAAGGATTCGGTGTCTGGGTTGTGGACACCCAAAGAAGAGGAATTTAATAAACAGCTTGATGGTAGATATATGGTTAAAAGTATAACACATTATTTTGATAAAAATCAATCATATGGATGGCAACAGAAATTAGTGTGTATAAAGAATGGGTACAAAGACACTTTTAATAAAAACCTCATACCTGCGTCTAAGAAAAATTTGTAAGGAGAGTCCATGTCAAGAATCGATTTAGCTCACATGCAACTAAAAACCAATAAATTTCACGGTATATATCGTGGGGTGGTGGAAGACAATGTTGACCCTGATATGATGGGGAGATGTCGTATTAGGGTTTGGGGTCTACATGATGACGTTAAAGTTTCTACCCCAGAGGAGGGTATACCTACTGACCAATTACCTTGGGCCGAACCATGTCTTGGTCTTATAGAAGGGTCTGTGAGTGGGTTGGGATGTTTTTCCGTGCCATTACAAGGGTCACATGTTTTTATGTTCTTTGAGGGTGGTAATTGGGGATGTCCGAGGTTTTTCGCAACCGTACCAGGTAGACCTGTTGATGCCCCTGACACATCCAAAGGGTTTAATGATCCTGACGGGGTTTACCCAAAATCCGATAGACTTGATGAACCAGATTATCCTAGACTTTCTCGTGGAGATATTACTGATACAATAATCGAAACTCGGAACAACAATCTTGACACGGGCGTATCACTTGCCGGGGGTGGTAGTTGGGATGAACCACAATCAGCTTATGCGGCTGAATATCCTCAGAATATAGTCATTTCGACTCACGGTGGAATAACCATAGAGATTGATAATACTCTTGATGCCGAAAGGTTACATGTATATCACCCATCAAACACATATATAGAGATAGATGTTGATGGTAATGTTGTGTTTGGGAATGAGGGTGACAGGTTTGAAATTACGAGACAGACACGGAATAAGCATATAATGGTGGATGATAACGAAACTATTGATGGGAATAAAACTTCAAAAGTTGGTAGTGACAGAACATCTCATATTATAAGTAATGATGATTTAACTGTTGGTAGTAACTGGTCTATAAACGTTGGTGGAAATATTAGCATTAGTGCCGGTGGTAATATAACAATGGACTCAGGTGGAAGTACGGAGATATCAGCGGGTAGTTCTTTAAGTGCTTCGGCTAGTAGCACTTTCAGTGCATCGGCTGGTAGCACCGCAACAGTATCAGCGTCTGGACCAGCGACATTAGAAGGTTCTGTTGGTGTTGTTAAAGGAACCGCAAAAACTTTTACGGTGGCATGATATGGGATATGATATTTTACAGGTTGGTGATTCTGGTTCGGGTGTTTGTACGTCACATAAAAGCCCAAAATCCGTTGTAGGGACTATAACAACAGGGATAGATGGTGCTGATAAGGATGGTATTTTGTTGGCAAAGGAAGGATCGGTTGTTAATTTAACATGTGGTCATACAGGGACTTTGATTGCGTCAGAATCCTCTATGAATGTTAGCGGTGATATTTTAGCAAAATTAGGGGACTCATGGGGTCCAGGTTCTGGTGCTACGACAGGGACAATTACATCAACATTAGGTGGAATTTCTGGAGAATAGGTTTACATGCCTATGGTTTTTAAATAAATAAGACAGAGGATGTTTATGTCAAAGATAACATATTGGAAAGACTTTGATAACAACTTTACTAGAAAATCTGGTGGAGATGTTAATACTATGTCGAATATTGAAGCCATTTATAATTCGCTGACCAATATTTTTGAAACACTGAAAGGTGGTAGGCGCATGTTACCGGAGTTTGCTCTACCTTTACATAATATACTATTTGAGCCTATAGATGACATGACCTCACAGGAACTTGGTGAGATGATATTAGCCGCTGTTCATTTATGGGAAACTCGTATAGAGGTTGACAATGTTAATGTTATAGGTAGACCTGATAGAAATTACTATGAAATAAATTTAGAATTTAGAATAGTTAATGACCCTAGTTCTGATACCACAGAGGTATTTACTAGCGTTCTAAGGACAACATAATGAGTGTAAAATTTACCCCGGATTATAGAGATATTGATTACAAGACAATGGTAGCAAGGCTTAAAACCTTGTTATCAAAATTGGATTCTTTTAAGGATTATAATTTTGAAGGTTCTAATATATCAATGCTTATAGAACTTGTCTCATATGTCGGTGATCTCAATACATATTTTACCAATAAATTGGCACAGAACTTACATCCAGAGACTGCAAATGTTTATGAAATAGTCCATTCTTTGGTCAAACAACAGGGTTACAATCCAGTGGGGTATGTTGCTTCTGAATTGACGGTTACGATCAGAGTTTACAGGGTTGCTCTTGATGAGTTTGAGGCTGTATATAATGCTAATGATCAAATATTCATACCACAGTGGTCAATCATTGACACTGGTATAAAGGATGATGTTAATGGTGATAATATTTATTACACTCTTACTGACTCATATAATTATACTGTAACGGATGATGATGTTACGAATGGTTATATTGAATTTGATGTGGTTTTGAAACAAGGGGTTCCCGTAACATCACCTTTAACATACACGGGTTCTGATATAGTTGATAATCAGATTATCCTTCCGTTTAAGCAGTATGATATGGGAACATATCCTTATGATTTTTATACACCATCTATTGAGGTTCGTGTAGGAACTGGTCAGGATAAATGGGTTCGTATCAATGACTTTTTTGATGGTATTTCTGGTCTTTTGGGTGAAAATAATACCTATATGTTTTCATATGACAAATATAGACGATATGTTATAAATTTTTCTAATACGAGAAATATACCTGATGTGTCAGATTCTATTCTAGTTTATCCCATAGAAACGCTAGGTTCTCTTGGTGCTGTTACAGCAAACACATTTTCTGTTGATAGAGATTCAGTAGCTACACATTATATACAAGATAGAGGGATTAGACCGGAAACAACTGATATATTGGGGATTGAAACCCCTTTTATGACGAATTTAAGGACATCAACGGTTATTCCTGTTGATAACTATGTAATATATAATGTATCTGGTTCTTCTGGTGGTTCGGATCCACAAACAATAGATGATCTTAAAATATCAGGATCCTCTGCAGCACAAAATCAACAAAGAAATTGTACGAGATATGATTATAAGGGTAATCTTGAATCTAGAGGGGATGTGATTGTTGCCAATGCTTGGGGTGAACAAGAGGCGAATCCCGGAGCATTATATCTTGAAAACTATAACAAGGCATATATATCAGTTATACCAGCAGAGTGGTCAAATGGTGTTGCTAATAATGTAACGTTGAAACAATTAAGTGGTAGTGATATTGATGCTTATTTTACTGGTGGTGTGAATGTAACATTAGATTTCCCCCTTTCATATAATCCAGTGTGGGTTAATGATATATTATCATATATAGAGCCGAGAAAAATGATAGGTATATATGAGATATTTGTTACTCCCGAGGTGGTTAAATTTAGAATCGATTTTGGTCTTAAAATCAAAAGAACTTACAACTGGATAGAAGTCAAAGAAACAGTTCTTCGTAAATTAGAATATTACTTTTCCCCTGACAATAGAGAGTTTGGTGAGGTTATAGATTTTAGAGAAATAATCAATTATTTATTGGATCCTAGTGTAGCATCTAATACAGATGATTTTATGTTGGTTCGTGGTATAGATAGTTTGGTTATACGAGACATAATGATACATCGTGATCCTGAGTTGGTTGAAAGACTTAATGTTCAGAATGTATGTAATTTTATGGGTGGCAATATGATTGGTCAGTGTAGCAATACAAATTTCAGTGATGAAGCATCATGTAATGCTGCCGGTGAAGCGTGGAGTCTTGTGTGTAGCTTGGTTCCAGACTCAATGTATATTTACCCGGAGAATGAATTGAGTTATTTTCCTCATTATATAGATCTTGGGTATACACATAGCACTAACGATGAAACTTATAATGATCTATTACCCATACAATTAGGGTATAAACAATTTCCGCAGCTTGTTAAAGACTTGTGCGTATTTGTAAACGAAGGATAAGATAATGAATAATTTTTGTGATTCACCTTATTTTCTACTAAAAGATTTTGTACTGGAATTAACAAAGCCTTCAATTACTACAACAAACATTCCGTTGTATGTAAATCTCATACCTGAGATTAGGTTTAATGATATAATTTATGTCGGAAATGTTGATTATTATAATACCAGTAGACCCGGTGATCCTTTAGCAAAATATCCAAATTTCGATGAAGATGTTGATACTGCTAACATATTTGAGAATTCTAATCGTATCAATTGGAATGCTTTTATTGGTGTTAATGGTTTTGTTGGATATCACATTGATGACTTGAGTTTACCGGGTGTTGTGTTTAGAGGTCAAGAAAAATCTCTCATCGTTTCAGGTGGATCTCACATTGATCTTTATGCAAAAACTGATGATAAGTTTGTTGTTGTTAGGCTAAAGCCTTTACATGAGGAGCCTCTTGAAAAAACATATTTCCGTATGGATAAAGTGGAAATAAAAGTTCTGAATTATAATGGAACCTCTGTTAACTATGATTCTGAGTATACAGAAGGATATGAACCGATTTTACCTAATGGGTATCCGTCAGATACTGATGGGGATGATAGCTATGATGGGTCAAGATCATATAGATATCAGACGTATGATTATACGTATACCACAGAATTTGCTACAAATACAGTATTAGAACCGGGAACAGAATTATATTTTAGAAAAGATAGTTACTTTCATGAATGGTTGCGTGATGGGGATAAAGCATCAAAATTTTATAAGGATGCATTTGACGAAGATTTTATTGCGAGAAACTATGTAAACACTGATAAAATGTTTATATATTTCGGCAAGGTCTATAATTCTGATACAGAGAGTGATACAATTCCGAGATATCAAGTTGTTTTTAGTGGGTTAAAGGATTGGATTGCTAGTGCTTTGCCTCCAAACAATCGTAAAGAGTTGTTTATAGAGTTTCTTGATACATATTTTGATATGGTATATGGGGAAGGGTATCAACAACTCAAAGATGTTTGGTCACTTCGTGATGCCATGGAGTGTAATGAAACCTTTTTGAGTTACGTTCCAACATTTTATGGAATAGAAAGATACGATGATATTCCAACATGGTTTACCGATATATACAGAGAATATGCTCGTGATGTTGTATGGTTGCTGAAACGTAAAGGAACCTATGCATCGATGTATATCATTAAAGATCTTTTTTGTAGAAATACCGAAAATAAATTTGATGTATATGAGAGATGGCATGATAAAGATATTCAGATAGATAGTGAACCGTATTCTGGCGATTATCCCATAACAGTTCAAAGTGATAAATGGTCAGTAAAATCAACAGAAAACGGGATAACTACCGTTAATAGTACTCAAAGTACTATAACATTTGATATCCCGACAGGTCAAAGCTCTGTTGTTACTCTCGATAGAAATTTTATTGACAGCAGGGAAAGTTTTAGTCTTAGTACCTCGATGTCTCTTGAGACTGTAATACCTGTCACTGAGTATTCGGTTACAGGAGATCCTCAGATTCAACCCCCAACAAATATAAGGTTTAATTGTATATCCGGTATGTTGTTATGGGATGCTAGTACAACAATAGGTGTTACTTATACGATAGAAAAATCTAATAATAATTTTAGAGAATTTGAAACTGTTGTTGAGGATATAACGGACACCTCGTGGCTTATAGAGAAGTATGCATATGGCGATACGTATGTTCGTATTTTATCAAAAAAAGTTGCTGCGAACACAACAGAAAACAACACTATATCGATGTTACAGGGCAATCCGATATTATATGATTATGATGATGAACGTCTTGGAATATATCTTCATGGCAATGTGGTGTATTCATATCGACCACGATCCCCGGTACCTCAAACAATAAACCCGATAAACAATAATGGTGAGGGTTATATTTATAGTACTGATTATACGGCAACAGAAATTGATGTTGAAATAAATGCCGGTAGTGTTAGTGTTTTACCTTCAAATTCATATCAAGTTGGTGAAGTTTTAAGTTTGAGTGGATCTTCTGGTGGTACAGGGGCTTCTATTATCGTTAATAGTATCAACTCTAATACCGGTGAGATAGTGGGCTATACATTAAATAAAATTGGTTCAAAGGATTATACTGCAAATTCACCTTTTTTATTGAATAGTTCAGTTAGCACAGGAAAAGGTGCCGTTTTCAGGATTGACCATGTTTTGACTAGTTTGTCTTATAATGGGGTTCCATCACAACAGGGAAGTGATTACGGGTCGGGTGGTAACAATATTAATACTTCCGGTGGTAGTGGTGGTGGTCTTACAGTTAACTATCAAACTAATCAACATCAGGGTAAAGTACTAAGAGTATCAGCTTTATCTATTTCAAATGTCGTTCCTTATGATTCAGGTAATCATATTGTAAAGGTCTATAGCGATGCGGCGTTTACTAGTTGGAAAGGACTTAAGGTTTTAGTTAGCATAAGCACCACCAACGTGTGGTCACCTCTTAGTGTAGTTGACTCTGGATCCACCAACACGTATTCTAACAATGAGACTGGATATTTAAACGCTAATGAGTTTGGTGGTAGTGGTAGTCTCCTAGTTAAAATAACGACATCAACCGAAACAGACAGTAATACAACGGGAACTGATGGTGTGGTTCTGACTATGAAACTTTTCGAATCGGCTAAGTCTTATGATATACGAGATGTTGATGGTAAGTCTTATGATGACTATCCAATGCCCGCAGAAGGGTCGAATGTGGTTCCTTGGAGATCTAATGTACCCATTTACTACCCGTATAGTACCGACCTTACCATTGATAATACAAATAATTCTAATATGAAGATAAATTTTAGGATTGTTAATCAAAGAGCGGAAATACAGTATTTAGTTAATACATCAAATCATAAGGATACTTCCTATGATACCACTCATCCGACAAAATACTTTTTATATCCAGATCATTATATAATTACGGGTGATATTTGGGATAATCCCGTTCCGATTGTACTGGTTACTGATACTGTTTCGACATCAACTACGACAACAACTACTAACGAAACCGTTGAGTCGGTTTCGTTAGTAAGTCAACCAAACCAAACACAAGAATTTAATCCCGGTACATATATTGATACCGTATCAGGTGGTAGCGGGACTGGTTTGAGAATTTCATATACTATTGGTTCTGGTCCAATTATTAATAATGTAACGGTAATTGATAGTGGTAGCGGATATAATGTTAATGACTCAGTATATTCAAGTATATCCGGCGGTCCGAGTCCTGTTTATTTTGGAGTGGATTCACTTGTAAGTCAGGTTACAAGTGTTACAGTTGCTTCTTATGGAAATATAGATGATTATAGGACTGGTGACACTTTAACTATTGCGGCTGGTAACAATGATGCTACGTTTTCTATAACTAACGTAACCAAAGGTTCCGTTGATAGCGTTTCAATGACTAATCCCGGTGCAACTTTAAAGTATGATGGTACTGTTACTAACCATACATGGGATTTATATTATCGAAGGGCACTTGATCCCGCAGTTAGTGATAACGGAGGCACTCCAAATAGTTGGACTCGTGGTCCAAGTGTCACTACTTCTGGGTACATTCTTAGTGGTTCTTATGATATAGAAGATCGTAAAACATTGTCTATATCCAATCTATCTTCCGGTCAATATGAATATTATATAAGATATGTCGGACAATCCACAGTACCATTAACTGGTGTGTCTTCGTATATAAACCGTTCAGTTGCCAATGAAGCATTTGTTACTACATTTGGATGGGATAAAATATCCCATCCAGCAGAACAAGCTATTTATAACATAGTAGACAAAACTATAGATGAGATAGTAAGAACCAATGAATCTATGAGTAATGCCTCGACTGTTAATTTCTCTCTACCAACAAAAAAAGCCAATGCTTATTATTATAATAACAATGATGACATTTCTCCCGATAAAAGAGTTGTATTTATATACACCGAAAGTACACTTGCGTTAGTTAAGTATTATAATGAAATTGACAAAATGTGGCATGACGGAGCCAGCGGTGGATTTGTCATAGGAGACAGGGACACGAGAGTTAGACATGGTAATTATGTTTATGTGCAAGGATCCACCCTTGGTAAAAGTATCCACAGATACGATCTTGCCAATGACAGTTGGTTCACTGTAGCAACCAATTTGGATATGTATCAAAATTCTACACTTGTTGTTTATAATATGAATGGTGAGGATTATTTGTATTATTTGAGTAATATTTTTGATAGTAGGATTAATTATATACCGTTAGAGGGAAGTATTGTAGAATACAGTATAGACATGAATATGGACTTGTCATATAAAGACTGTAATGTAATGTTTGCAAAGAACAATAGAATGATTATAACTGGTGGCAATAGTTCGCCTATTCTTAATGTTCCATCTAACATTTATAAAATTAATATAAACCCAAGCGATGATAATGTAGGCGAAACACAAATTGTTGGTGAGGATGATTTGCCTAACGCTTTGATTCCAAGAACTTATTTTACATGGAGTAGAGGTGTAGATGAAACTCTTTCCGTCAAGGCTATTGGAGGAACGTTTGATCCTACAGGTAATAGTCTTGGATACAATCCTTATATTATATCTTTTGATGCTGACGCAGGAACAGGGACATTTCAATCATCAGGTGTTGAATTTAATACCTGTCCTGTATGGACAAGTACATCAACCTCTTCTATTTTAGGGTTTTTTATCAGCGCAACTAACTATAAAGGGGTTCCTGTAGACATTATCAAGGCGACTTTGGAGGTTTCCACCCCAACTATTTCGAATACAGGTGGTGGTATATGGAATGTTGAATTTACTTCTGACGCTACTATTGATGGTGCGCCTAGAACTTTTCGACAAGAAATTCAGTATAACCCACAATCAAGTCCAATAGAAACCATAACACCATCTGTTATATATGATTCTCTTAGAAGTAATATTAAAATAAGTTTTAATGGTGATGATACTCCTGATATAGATACTTTTGTTAGAGGTGATATAGGAAATAAATGGAGTTTGAGATATTCAGCAAACAACCCATCATTTGGTAGGATATTATTTAAAGTTAATGGTTTACATGTGGATTATGGATATTTCGGGGATTATACGATATTAAATAGTATAAATGATTTTGTTGATTATGAGTACACCGGTTTTTATAATCACAACGCTCCTGTGAGATACTATCCTCGCAATGCGGTCGAAGAATATCCGAATGAAAGGTTTAATGTTTATAACAATGGTGCCGTATTTTCCGTAAAACTGGATGATCCTAATAATAGAATATATTTCAAATTAAAGACATTTGATACTAATATAGGATCGTCTGTAGATGTTGTGTTTGAGTATGAAGTGTATCAGTCAAGTTTTGGTTCTGTGAGGAGTGTGTCACTTACAGGTGATGATTTAGACATTGTAAATGGTCGTATTATAGAAACATTTGACTTTGATAACGCTGAGGAGAGAACTTGGTCTTCGAATGGTGGTCTTATGAGAATTACCGTTTATGGTGACGGGGAATCAGAGGCAGAATATTATCACGGATTTACTGATCTTACCGAAAAAGTTCTTGTTCGGGTGAAAGTTATAAGTGTGGAAAGTGTTGGAACTGGTGATGTCAGAATGTCTATTGGTGATAGATGGTCTGTTGACGATGATAATGTTGTTTTGAAAAATACTGATATTCAAGATGAATATTTTTTCTCTACAAATATATTAAGTGATTTCACAAAGGACTATACAGTTGAAAGTATTATAGCTGATTTAGGATATCCTGATTGGGTTACCGGTTATCCTGATGGTTATATAAGCTCAACCAATGAAAGACTTTCTACGATGTATAGGGCAAGGTTGGGATTAAACCATCAACCACTGTCGGCATTAAAAATCATGCCAAAACAGATCGCTGATAATTTATATAGAAATTGGGAAATGACACGACCAGTTAATAGACAAGCTATATATGAATTTTTCTATGAACCGTCAACTGATTTGTTGAGTAAATATTATTCTATTTACACCGGTGAATATGCGGGTCAATCATTATCAAAAGTTATCGATAACGTAAAGTTTGATGATGATAATTATATCCATATACAAGGTGATGTATCATCTTCGTGGAGGGTTAAACATAACCTTGACAGTGAGGTTATAGTACATGCTATGGATGAGAATCAGATCGAAATTGTCCCTGAGTCTATAGTATGGGTTTCTTCTAATGTAATTAATATCAATTTCTCTGAAAGTATTCAGGGTATTGCGGTTGTAACAAAAGCTAAAAGTTGTGCTTATTTAAACTCAACTTATAGAATGTTTCATGGATTTGGTCGAAATGAAGTTTTTGTTCAGATAAGAAACAACACGACTAATGAAATAGATACTCCTTCAACCATAAACACTGTTACCAAGAATTTTGTGTATATACCTGAGATGGATGAGGGTGAAAGTTATGCATATCTTAGTAGGAAGGGTTTTGCTCAAACAACGGTTGATTTTGTCGACACAAAACCTTCGAGTACCTTCGTTGGAATTGTTCCTGGTGTTTATTCGGTGACCGTAAATGGATCTAGCGGAACTGGAATGCAGATAGATATTACATATTCCGGTGGAAAGATAGTATCAACGGTTATTGTAAATGAAGGAATTGGTTGGGTTGAGGGCGAAGAGGTTGTGGTTAATTATGACGACCTTGTTGGTTCTGGTGCAACATCAGGGAGCGTGACATATAAGGTTACTCTCGTGAACACTCATGAAGGTTTACCTGTTGATGCATCTATATGGACGTTCCCTTATGGATGCAGGGAGGGCGGTTCTTGTTCCATTGGTGATCATGGAACTAGAGGCGAATGTGAGAGTTCAGGTGGTGTGTGGACATCAAACGGCGAATGGTATTGGGATATATACCATGGATACAGTGAAAACCTTTTCATGGTCGATTGTTATGACTCTTCTAATGAAAAGATAGTACCATTAAATGTAGATATGAGTCCGTTGGATGAGAACACTAATCCTTATATAATTGTAACATTTAGTGAGGATATATCGGGTTTTGCTGCCATATGGCATGTTGGTAATCTTAATTCGTTTGCAGGTTTGATACCAAGATCCCCTGACGGGTCACTTTTACCTTTGGAGTGGAGAATTACTATCAGCGATGGTAGTAAAATTATATCATCATTTAAAGAAAATTCTGAATACGAAAGCAGATATAGATATAGTAAGATTCCTGTTGAATTTTGGGATGGTGATTTGAATAATAAAAACTTTGTGTATGGTGACACTGATTTTCAGGAAGAGGATGAATTTTGGTATTATTACACATTTACAGTAACAGATGAAGCTCTATCTCTTTTAAATGTCAGTGAATATGATATCCTTGACATAGAACTTATAAATACTGATATACCTCGTATTGATAAACAACAAGTTGCTGTCAGTAGGGTTAGCGGTATATATAAACCTTCTGGGGTTAACTTTGTATGTAGATTTAAAGTATGGAGAAACCCTTATGGGTTTGATTCAGCATTACAAGACCATTTGGATATCAATCTTCTTGATAACAATGAAGGATTCTTGTATATATAACGGAGGAAAGAATGCCCAAATTTTATACATTTAATGCGCCAGAAATAGGTTCTATTACAGGTGCAGAAATATTCACGATATATCAGGAGTATGATACTAAATCCGTCACATTGCAGCAGGTGTGGAATGAAATGCCATCACAGCCAATGTCTCTGTATAACTTAGATGATACTGAGTATTCACTCAAAACATGGAAAGATGTTACAGATCAGAGTACATATTGGCCTGTTATAACTGATGGTGTATGGAACGGGACTTATTATGAGCCTAGAGATCTTGGTGACGGTGGATGGTCGGACCTGTATATAAGAACGGGTGATTCTACTTGGGTTAAAGGTTTCAGACCAACACATGTAAGAATTACCCTTGGTGTGGATCCCGGCGATATTTATTTTCGTGTATATAATCCAAACCTTGATTATATTGTTGATGTTGATCCTTCTTTTGATAATATATTAGAGTCAGGTAAATCTTATAAAATAGGTTATCTGAATGGAATGGATATAGAAAGAATACGTATAGTGTCAGATACTGATAAATATTTTACCGTCGAGAAGATTGAATTTTTATATGGTAATACCGGAGAAGAAATAGAACATTTAAGTTGTCTTGTATATGATTATGATTCACAGAAATGGATTAATAATAACAATGTTTTTGAATTTCATCACGTAGAGGCAACACAGTTAACAGGAAGTCCAAAAATAACATGGAGAGATATATGGGAAGAAGGTGATGATGGTCCTGATGTTAATTTTCTCGAAATGTATCGTCCAAGGAATGAATTAAGCTATGATAGCGAGGATACGTGTATAGAAATTGGACCTCAGGGACCATACATATTTCGTAATTTCGAATACGAAACTGGTTTTACCATAGAGCAGCATAGATCATATGAGAATCTTCTTGTATTACGCCATGTATATCCTAATACATACAGTCAAGGTGATTTTATTGTATGTAACAAGGCGATAAACGAATTTGCCAATGTGAGAGTTTTTAATATTGACCGAGATGGTATAGTCTATGCTAATGGTTATAATTATAGTGGCGGGGTCACGACAAATTTAGGAACCATAAGTGGCTCATGGAATATTGACATGTCAGGTTTTAATGAGAGATGGTTTAAGGCAATAACAGGATCATCAATGACATTTACTATTACCAATCCTCCGGATGATGCGATGTCTTTGATATTTGATTTAAAAACCACTGCGGATATAACAGTGACTTTTATAGATTCTCAACCGTCAGAGTTCATGTTGAGTTCGGATCTAATATATCGTTTTACTGTAACAATGTACGATGATGGGTCATGGCCTTCTTATTGGGTTCGGTGTGATGAACTTGGCAGTGATAATAATGGAGGTGTTACTAGAGATGTTTCTAATATTATTGCTACCGGTGATGAACAGGGTGTATTTGTACAACCAGCCATGAGTTCGAGTATATCGGATGTTGACGTGTGGGTCAATGGAATCAAATTGGTTCGATCATTGGAACATACCTCGGATGGAACTTTTATCAATATACTTAACCCTGCGATTTTGGCTGGAGATGATGTTGAAATTATAGTTTGGAATGGAACTCCAATAAGTGGAAGGTGGGAACCATACTTTGATAACACGTTCTGGGTACCTTCATGGGATTCTTCAGCGTCATGGTCAGTTGCACAGTCAGCTTGGGAGTTTGGTCTCGTAACGTATGTCAATGGATACGGAATAATCCTCAACGCAATCGGTTCATGGTCAACTGAGTTGAGACCTACTGCCATGAGATTTAGTGTAAGTCAGGATATTGATAATTTTATTTTAAAGGATGAGTGGGGTGTTGATATCGTAAACGTTATCGGTCCCTTTAGTGCAAATACGTTACATGAAATACCTATAACAGGTCAAACAGCAGCCATTGATCAGATAGTGTTTGAACAAGCTGCCGCTATATGGCCAAGTTATTTTACATCGTTTGAGTTATATGTATCCTATTGATGTTCATATACTAACGCTTCCCGGTGAAGACAAAAGATTGTTTGATATTTGTCTGGACTCATTAAAAAACGAGCCAGTAAATATTCACATATGTGAAGGTATTGTTGGTTGTACTGGAACAGCAAGAGCAAATGCGTTTTTAAAGGGAACAGCAAAATATGTGTCGTTTGTTGATCCCGATGACTACATTGAACCGGGTATATTTGATAAATGTCTTGAAGTATTAGAATCAAAAAACTGTAATGTATACACAACTGAAAATTATGTTGATGATGGCGGTAACTTTTTAATGGTTGGACCACAATCAACACATCCTTGGTCTTATACATCGATGAGACGAATGTATGTGTTGGTTCACCATCTTGTAGTGTATCAAAGGGTGGTAGTTGAAAAACATCTTCATTGGATTAGAGGTGTATCTTCATTATCGGAATATATGTTAAACCTTCTATGTTCTTTGGATGTACCATTTGAGCATATTAACGAAGTTGGTTATTATTGGAGACAATTAAATAAGGATCGCTCATTAAGAAACCTGAGTAATTCACATGAAAATATTTCTCGTATCTGTAAATACATAAAGGAACAGAGATAGAGTGTTATATAAACCAAAAACAATGGAGTAACAAATGGCCGAGAGAAAACCAGCAAAAAAATATAGATAAATTGAGATTAGAAGCGGGTGAAGAACAAATTTTGACATCAGATTTTACCCAATTTGAACCTTTAACATCATACAAGCTTGGGTCATCAACTTTTGCTGTTGATATGACGAGTAGTGACTGGCCTTTACTTGGCAAAGGTATTGTTAACACAAGTAAGGCATCTGATATTTATGGAACTCAGCAATATCAACCAAAAGCTACAAATTATATATACACGAGACGATGGGATGAAACACCGCCTTCCCCGAGTGATGATTTTAATAGTGTTTCTCTTGATACTGATGTGTGGAATCTTGTGAGTGGTAATATAAGTCTTGTTACCTACCCCGGTAATTTGGCGTTTGAATGGAATGCTAATGTGTCTTCGAAATGGAGTATATCCAGTGCATTGTCATGGGGGGGTTGATATAGGAGTAGATTTCCCATCACCTTTAACAGGAGGTAATTCGATTGCCCTTATATTTCAATTTTCGGGGGGTTCTATTGCGGGATTTCAGTTCGGAGCGTCTGGTGGTCTTGGAACCATATATGGTGGTGTCTCATGGGCATATCACGGCATCGATTTTGGTCCACAGACACTATCCATAAGAAGGGCTGAAAACACTATATCATTGTATAAAAATGATGTTCTTTTAAGACAGGGTGTTAGTGGGTTTCATGGTCAAGATGTGGTAAAATTTTATATATCTGTTAGTGGGTTTGCTCCAACCAAAATTGACCATGTAACAGTTGTTGATGGTTTGGTTACCGGGCTTATCGGGACGGCTCATTGGTCGCCGTGGTTTGAACAGCTTGATGCACAATCCCAATCGGATGCAAACCAAAGTCAGATAGATGTTGCTCTACTTACACACGAAACAAATAAACATGCTACCGGTGTGACCGGATCATTTACCACTACTGACGGAAAAACTGTAACAATTACCGACGGAATGGTAACCAGTATAGTTTAAATGATAAATAGATATAGACTAAAAACAATGGAGTAACAAATGGCTAGAAAACATTATTGGCAGTTTCTTGTTACAGATGAGGGTGTTCCAGTTGAAAATGCACAGATATCGGTATATCTTGCAGGAACCAATGACCCCGTGTGGATTTACACAGATGAATTTAGTATTAGGGGTACTGCTATAGTACCACAAACAATATCAAGTCTTAAGGGTTATTTTGAGTTTTGGATTGCTGACGAGTCTGATACCTCACATGGGTATGATATATCAACAAAGTTTAAGATTGCTTGGTCTGCCACAGGAGTATCAAGTGGTTACATTGACCATGTTGACATATTTTCAACTTTTATCCAAAAAGTTGATGTTACTGATGATAGTGATTTAATTAACAAGATGATTTCTAATTCCTTAGCTAAAGGATGGGAGAGTCATAAAAACTCTGTTATAGTTGACGGTGAAATTCATGGTATTTCTAGTGTTAACACTGATAGCTCAGATGACGTTATAAATAAATTGATATCAAACTATCAAGGTCATACATGGGAATTACATTCAAGAACTATGTATAATGGTGATGTATCGACTGCTATTTCACCTAATTTACCAACATCCGTACATGGCATAGAACAAGTAGATTTATCTGACACGGTATCAATAACAAAAAATAAATTAGTTTCCAATCAAATGGCTCGGTTATGGAATGACCACGCGAATGATGTAACTGTTAATCCACACCCACAATATGTTGCTATAGATGGATCTACCTCATTTACAGAACCAGTTGGATATGCTGACAGTAGTATCATCTATTCTGCATCACCTGATGATTTTGTCACACTATCATATGTAGATAATAAAAGATATGTAGAATATATACCATCATTGTCGTTTATGTATGATGCTATAACTAAATCATATTACTATGATATAGTTCATGGTACAAACACTCAATGTCCCATCATCCAATGTTGGGATAATAGCACATCATATAGTATTGTCCCTGTTGGATACAAATGTATTAACGATGATACTGTTAGAGTTTTTATGTATACAAATACTATATCTTTGTTGGTGAGGGTTATAACGTAATGAGACTCTATAAGTACCTTTCAATATCATCCGATGACGAAACGAGCGCCTTTCGATCACTAAATATTGATTTGGTTGATGAAGATACAGGTAATGTTGACCTTGTTAGGGTTGTTGCTAGTAGATACGGTCTTGATGTTGTCACTCTCAGTTTACTAGAAAGAGCTAATAAAGAGTTGAAGAAGATGTATAGAGGTAAGTTTAAATTTGATTTTTGTCTTGAGGATCAAGGATTTAATCCAGAAAACATAAACATAGATAAAAGAAAGGCGAGGCAGATAAAAGAAAAGTGGTTTAAGTTTAATAATGAATTGTCTGAGATACAGATGAATTTGGAAAAAAGTTTACAAAAGTGATATATAATGATACTATATGTGGTATTAAATATCATATATGGAGGAATATATGCCAGAAGGAACAGTTTCAGATGAAACATCTCATTATGTGAGGAATAAAGATCTCATACCTGAGATTAAGGAATTTAATAAATCAGGCAGAATATCAGAAGAATTAGGAAGAATGTTACTTTTGATAGCTAAAAATCTTTCCAATAAAGGTAATTTTATAAACTATACTTGGAAGGATGATATGATACAAGAAGCGGTATTAACCTGTTGTAAATATTTAAAGAACTTTGATTTAGAAGTATCAAACAATCCGTTTGCTTATATTACAACAATTTGTAGTCACGCATTTGTGAACTACATTAATAAACAAAAAAGACACAGTGATATAAAGGATACATTGTTTCATAATCGTATGGACATGGATGATGAATCATCCTCTTATAGATATAAGGCAATTGATTACACTGTAATGTCGGATGATATAAAGAAGAAAAAGAATTCCAAGTGATGATCTCGGAGGAAAAAATTAATGGCCGTTAACAGAATTTATGGCGCTATTTCAATAACAAACAACCCTACAGGACTGACAACCAATCCAGAAAACGGTTCATTGAAGGGTATTAGTAAGGATATAATTTCCGATGGTGATATGGCTGTGGTTAGGGATATCACCGGAGAATCCATTCATTTCTATACGTATGATGAATCTTCTAGCGCCATGGATGATAACGTTAAAGTCGTAAAACCGGAAGGCGGATCTGTTGGAAGGTGGTTAGTAACCTCGCCTAAGTATTTTGCTGAAAACATAATTGTTGACAGCGACAAGATGGTTCTTGTTAATAAAATAGCTCCTAATGGATCAAATCTTGTATTAAGTTATAACGGTACGTCTATTGATCTATCTATAGGATCATCTAACATAACCATAACAAAACCGCTAATAACAGATAAACAAATAACATCCACGGTCGTTGATGGTACTCCTGCATTTATTATATCAAGTTCTACTATGATCCCCAATTTAAGGGCTGAATATATAGGAAATACTTTACATAGTAATGTGTGGACTAAAGATGCATCTATTGCAGTTACAGGTGTTCCGGTTCTTGATGGTACATTAGATTCAATAACATCCATAACAAACGCAAGACATTTAACAACAAAAGATTATGTTGATAATAAAATTTCCATTGTTAACTCTTCTTTTACAAAAGTACATAACAATCTTACAGGTCTAACTACAGGTGACCCTCATACCCAATATATGTTGGTAGATGGGTCAAGACCATTCAATAATAATATTAATTTCCCTAGAGTAAGCACGGATCTGGTAAACCCCATTAATACATATGATCTTGTTCATAAGAAATATGTTGATGATAGGATTACTCTCATATCACAGGGAGATCTTTTTGTTACTGTTGACGGAAGTAGCATAGTAACCGCACCGATTTTATACGATGGTGCTGTTGATTTTTCTGCTTTGGATGCCCAAGATCAAGCCTTTGCTTCTGTTGATTATGTAAAGCAATCGTTTATCAATCATAATACCGGAATCACTCATACAGAGTACCTTATAAACAGTAGTAATGATACTATTGATGGTCATTTGTCCACGACACAGGCAGTAACTACAGCATCTAATCAATATATTACTAGAGGTGAGATTGATGCTTTCTTACGTGGAGTTTATAAAAACACTTACATGTCAGATTATTATATTGATATTGGTTCTGTTGTATATAATTCAAATATTGTAAGAAAAGATAGACCACGATCTGATAGTAATTATACATTCTCAAAGTTAGAATCATCAGGTTTAAATCTTGTGAGCTATGAATATCTTAGATCAAAAATATATAACATATTACAAGGAAGTCCTGATGTAATCATAGGTGATGTTTTACGTTCTACCCTTATTAGCGGTAGTGATGGATACCTTAATGGTTCTGATGTAACTGTTCGTGGTGGCAGTGGAACTGGTATGGTTATTAATATAACCACTGACGGATCTGGAACTATAACAAGCTATAATATTGTTGATAGTGGAATGAATTATGTTGAACTTGATACTGTATATGTAAATGGTACAAGTGGTGGATATGTTGTGGGGGATATCGTATCGGTTGATTCTTCGTTAAATGGCATTGGTGGTGAATTACGGGTAACAGAGGTTGATTCTTATGGAAAAGTTATACAAGTTTCTGTATCCTTGTCAGGAAGTGGATATCAAGATGAAACGTGTACAACAACAGCTATACAGGGTCAAGGAACGGGTCTGACTGTTGATATAGTTGAAATTACGGTAGATGGACTTCTGTCGACACCAGAGGTAAGTATAAATCAATCAGGTGATGGTGACGGGAGATATAAAGTTGGTGACACAGTACGTTTGGTTGGTGGTAACAATGATACCGTTATAACTATTGATACTGTATTAGAATCAGGAGAAGTTACCGATTTTACAGTTACGAATGGTGGCACAGGTGGTATCTCCACAGGAACATACACAACTACATCGTTGTCAGGCGATGGTTTGGGTTTGACCTTTGATGTTGTTGATGGCGGGGACGGCATAGTTCAACAAGGTGAAATTAATATAAATGTACCCGGAACTGTACACGCATCGATACGACTGGACGAAACGGTTCGTGGTGCTTATCATTCATATCTCATTGGTAGTGGTGTGGGTGATGATCATACTCAATATATGCATATTGATTGTAGAAGAGGTTTTGATAATTCATTAAATTATCCACGAGTCAATAATAGTAGTATAGAACCAACACAGCCGGGAGATCTCATAACTAAAAGTTATTTTGATAGTCGGGCGGGTTTATCTCAGAAATACCCTCATTACTATTTTACACAGAATGTTGATACCTCTAATGACGAATCTAAAGAAAAGGTTAGAAAGGATTATGTTGATAGATATGTAGGATTATCCCTTGTATCTCCCACAGACAAACATTTTGACTATCTGTCAGAATCTTTTGTTGGTAATGGATGGGTTGGGGCATTGGATTCAACTTATAATGATGGTTCTGATAATGGTATCATTATAACAAATAACTTCAAAAATTATGGAACAATTGTTAATTTTAATTTGATCAATGGTGGTAGTAATTTATTATCTATTAGTGCTGAACTAGATAGAATACCTTTAAATTATCCAAGAAGTATTGGTGATTCTTCAACTTCGAGTGCCGAGGGTAGTGGCTTGTCCGTTGATACTACAATATCCGATGGATATGTTACCTATGTATCACTTACGTATGGGGGTACGTCATACACTACTAACGGTTCTGGAGTATCAACGACAAGTTCTGGGTCTGGAATGGGTCTTTTGGTTTCGATTGAAAGTGATGGGAATTCTGTCACGAAAGTTACCGTGGATTCGGGAGGTTCAGGATATGTCACGGACGATGTTGTTTCTATATCAGGATCAGGTAATGGTGATGCAACTTTAGTGGTACAGTCAGTTTCGGATGGGGTTGTGACTGGTGTATCTATTAATGATGGTGGTGTTGATTATTCAGTTAATGATGTATTATCCATAGGAAATGTTGTAGGTTATAAAAATGGGGACACTGTAACTGTTGATGGAGGTACTACATTAGCATCTATTACTATAACAGGGGTTACCCCTTATGGTGATGTATTAACATTTACGGTTACGGATGGTGGTACAGGATATTCTATGGGAACAGATATATCAACAACAACTACTTCGGGTTTAGGTATTGGATTAACTTTTGATATAAATCCAATTGATGGTATTTTAAGTACCGGTAGAGTTACTTTATCTAATAAAGGTACGTTAACAAAGTGCTTGGCTAGAGTTACATCGGCTGATGTTAACGGTACTGTTTCATCTTTGTCAATTATTCATGGTGGATCTGGTTATGCTTCACTGACAGAAGAAACAACAACTGGTATTGGCTATCCAACAATGGATATTTCAGGTATAAATGTTAATCGAACAGAAACAAGTGTTGTTTTAGATGAATCAGGTGGAGGAGGAACAACTCTTGGTATAGTTCCGAGAATTATTGGTTCGATACAATTTGTATCTATAATTAATAGTGGTTATGGTTATCAGGTTGGTGATACAATTGATTGGTCAGGTGATGGTTCTTATGGTACATGGAAAGTTTCTGGTGTTGGACCAGAAGGTCAGATATCGAAAGTATCAAGGCTATATTCTTCCGTATCTCAATGGTCAACCATTTCCATGAGAAGCATATCAACGACAAATGGTTATGGTGCCGTGGTAAAACCATACCTTGTTGGGTCAATTTCTGATTTTATATTAGAAGGAGGTTCCGGTTATGTGGCTAACAATTTTACTTATGATCCAACTAACTCAACAAATGATGGGTTCTTTTGGTCTGGTTATGGAACCGCCGCAGGTGATACTAATTCAACTTCTACTAACTTTACGTTCCTTAACCAGCGAGATGAAAGGTTGGAGATTGGTCATTATGGCTCAGGTACTCTTGAGTCGAATGTCGGAGGAAGTGGTAGTTTCACTGTACCAGCAAGTTCGTCTATAACCGGAGTTCAATTTGATACATATGGTCATATAACAAACATATTAACCGGAATAACAACTATATCAGAATCTTGGTCTAAACAAACCAGTGATTTCGTATCCTCATTCGGATATGCGTATTTTGTTGATACCAGTTCTGGTGCTATTACTGTTCAGTTGCCAGATACCGTTTCAGGTACAATCTTACCATCTATAGGGGATATTTTAATAATTGATGATTATAAAGGCTCATCATCTGTTAATAATATAAAGATTCGAGCGCATGATAATGATGGAGGATCTAATAATATAATTATTGAGGGGGTGTCGTCTCAAGATTTAATTTTAGATGTTGATGGTGCTAAATTAACAATGATTTATGTTGATGCTGTTTATGGATGGAGATATAAAATATCATAAAAAATAAATGATTTAGTTATATTCACATATAAATACATTTATGGTATTATTTTGTAAATAAAGAATCGGGAGATATTTAAGTTTTGAAGTCATTAACAGTTGAATATGTTATAACAGAACAATGCAATCTTAATTGTGAATATTGCTATATGAAAAATAGTAATACATATATGGATCTCGAAGGAACCCTTCATTTTATCGAAAATGTCCATAAATTAATGGAAGTATATGGTAGTGATAAATACAATATATCATATTTTGGCGGAGAGCCTTTAATGAATTGGGGGTTGATTGAAAAGTCAGCCCCTTTATTCAAACAAGACCCTAGATGTGAACATCAGATAATAATAAGCAACGGTCTTCTTCTTGATGAAAATAAAATAAATTTCATAAAAGAAAATGAGATTGGATTTTCTTTCTCCTTTGATGGATTGTGGCAGAATAAAAATCGTCCACATGTATCACACGAGGATGTGTTTTCATTATATATGAAAAAAATTCCCCTTGTAAAAAAACTTGTCGGTAATGGTGGGGGTAAAGTTATGGTATCCCCTAGTAATATTGATACAATGACAGAAAATTTTGAATTTTTTGTAAACGAAATTGGAGCTTATTTTCCAGATTTCAGTCTAGTTCGAGATGATATTTGGAGTGAGGATGATGTAAAAAGGTTCAAGGTTGAGAGCCGGAGACTTGCTGATAGAATTGTAAAATATTACGAAGACGGTAAGGCGGTTTTTGTTGGGTTTTTTGGATTACATCTCATCGATTCTATATTAGGTTATAATAAAGGTAAAAGACCTTTTGGGTGTTTTGCGGGATGTTCTGGTGTTGGTTATATGCCAGACAAACAATTTTATTTATGTGCCAGATACGGATCAGGTGATTCTGATAAAAGTGGTCTTATAATGGATGTTAATGGTAATTTAAATCATGATTTGATTAATAAATATTTAGATCCAAATATTCATAACCCTAAATGTTACGAGGAATGCAAGGCATGTGATCTGTATAAATTTTGTAATGCTGGTTGTACTTATTCACAGACACGTGAAGATGAACAAGGTAATATAACAGCAAAACCAGTAAAAAATGTATGTGAATTATATCATATTATACAAGATGATGTATTTTATTTACACGATAAATTAAAAGATAATAAGTTATATATTGATTGTATGGTGAATCGTTATGGTAAATACTTTTAAGGAGAAAATGCAATGAGTGTAAAAAATATGTCAGAAGTTGTTAGAAAAATGATGGATATTGTTAATTTAATGGAAGAATGCCCTAGTACTCCCGAAAAGGATGCTATTGTAAACTCCATGCTTAAATTATCATCCATGGTATTGAATAATTTGATGAATGGAAAATCGCCGATGAAGAATGATGGGAAGTGTGATAATCCTGATTGTAAGTGTGGTGGCAAAAACAATCAAGACGGTAATGGGTGTAATGGTCATACAAGTCAAGGTGGTAATCTTAGGTCTAATAATATATTACCTTCTGTTGATTTAAATTCTACGATAGAGAAAATAAGAGAAGAAATTAAAAATAGTAAAAATGAAAAAGACTAATATTATATATTTGACGACAAGATGTAACCTTGGATGTGAGTATTGTTACGAGTCAAGAAAAAATCAGATACAGAGTGATGTCACGAAGGATCAAATTGATGAGTTTATATCTGAGATAGAAGTTCGTGAATCAGAATACAATCAACACACGGTTGTTATTATGGGTGGTGAGCCAACTATAGTTCCCGATATGGTTGAGTATATAGCAGAAAAAATGATTTCTTCTAAAAAAACATTTAATGTTCATATGAACACTAACGGTATATTATTGGATAATGATGACTACAGGAATAAATTTTATGACTTGATTGAAAGATCTTCTGATAATGGTGTTAGTTGGCTAGTTTTGGTTAGTTATGATTGGAAAAATAACAACAAGAGGAAATTTAAAAGCGGTGAAACGTCTACTCATATAGTGGAGAGTACTTTACGTAAACTTAGTAATGAGGATAGACAGTTCGGTATATCATGCACTGTTTCATATGATAACTGTGAAGAACTTATGGACTATAGCATTAATATATTAGAAAGATATAAAATTGTTAGATTGGTTTTTTCTTGGAATTACCAGAATATATCGAATCATATAGGACCTGGTTATATAAAACAGTTACAAGAGTATTATGATCCGTATATGGCTGAATTACAAAGAATGTACGATGTTAATATCTGTGGTTTTAATGGAAAAACGTGTTTTGAATGTGGAAATTGTGCAGGAATAGATTATGATGGTAATTTATATTTAAGCCCAACAAAGGGTATATTGATAGAACCATCTACAACTTTCAAAGAGTTTGATAGATTTTAGGAACAATAAGGATTATGGATGAGAATATTTCATATAGATATAAATTCGACAAGACAATGTAATTTAAGATGTAAGTATTGCTATGAGGCTAATAATAGTCTTATGGAGAATGAGTCATATAAAGATCCTGAAAACTTCATCAAGTTCTGTAAAGATTTCATGGAGTCCGATTTCTTTAAGAGTAATTATGATGCAATTAAAGTAAATTTTTGGGGCGGAGAGCCTTCACTTAACAAAGAATTATTTAACCATTTAATGGATGAGTTCTTAGAAGATAATAGAGTTATCTTTTTTATGTTTTCTAATGGATTTTATATAGATGATTATTACATAAATTTATTTAAAATGTTACAGAAGATAAAAATTAATAGCGAACCTAAATTTGTCATGCAGGTCAGTTATGATGGTGAAATTATTCATGACATAGATAGGGTTGATGTTAAGGGTAAAGGTTCTTCTGAGAAGGTTAGACAAACTCTACAGAAGCTTATTGATAACAATATATATTATGTTATGAAAAGTACTATATCCCCTAAAAACTTTAAACACTTGTATGAAGCATATCTTGATGTAAGTAAATTTTTACCCCAAGGACGTAGCTACTTTCCGACGATAGATTTGCATCTTTCTTATGAGGAAGGTGATGATAGTTATAAACAACATGGTCAAGATTTATATGAGCAATTGATAAAAATATCATCATACCAAAAACAAAACGGATTGGATAATTTTGTGTTTTTCTTTCCCAATAAAGCATTGTGTGCTGCCGGTGTTAGTATGATAGCAGTGGATATTAATGGTAATATATTACCATGTCATGGGGCTTTATATACCAATTATGATGAACATCTTATTGGTAATGTTTCGGACGAGGATGCTATTGATAAAGTTATAAATAGTTCAAATTGGTTTAAAGACTTCTATACAAACGTTCCAGAAGAATGTAAAGGATGTACAAATAAGTTTTGTTTGAAGTGTAATGTTGTGAAGTATGAGCATAGTGAGAAAGATAAATATGAGGAAAAATGGACTGATCATACCTGTCAACCTTATCAATGTTATTTTTTTGATATAATAGATTTGGTTAGTAGGGCACATAGAATGGTTAGTTAAGGAATTTAATTATGGCATGTAATGGGCATGTAAGTAGTACGGGTTGTCATGGTCATACCCTAACGGGGTGTGTAGGTCACATTAACTCATGTGGTGGTCATTCTGGATATTATCCATCAAGGGCTGTTGCATTTACTAATAATGTAGCGGATTCTGGTGATATCATAGACTATGAGAATGAACTTAATGAATTAAGAGATGAACTGAATTATGAGGCGTCTAGGAGAGGATTAACTAATCTATTAATTCCCGTATTTGATCAACCAGTGGATGCACTTGAAATAAGAACCATGAGAGATACTTATGTGAGTATAACAGGGAACTGTGCAGATACCCCTATAAGTGATGCAGACATTGTAACAGGTGAACTAATACGTCCAATTACAGTAGAATCCATGTTAGAAGGATTTATCGATTGGGCATCTAATTGTACGTGTAACTGTAACTACTCTTGTACGTGTAACTGTAACTACTCTTGTACGTGTAACTGTAACTACTCTTGTACGTGTAACTGTAACTATTGTGCATGTGATTGTGATTATTGTACATGTCAGTGTGCTTATGCTTGTACTTGTGATTGTAATTATGCTTGTACATGTGAGTGTAACTATTGTGCATGTGATTGTAATTATGTTTGTACTTGTGATTGTAATTATGCTTGTACATGTCAGTGTGATAATGAGTGTAATTGTGATTGTAATTATGCTTGTACATGTCAGTGTGATTATGCTTGTACCTGCGATTGTAATCATGACTGTATTTGCGATTGTAATCATGCTTCATGTAGTTGTGATTATGCTTGTACCTGCGATTGTAATCATGACTGTATTTGCGATTGTAATCATGACTGTATTTGCGATTGTAATCATGACTGTATTTGCGATTGTAATCATGCCTGTATTTGCGATTGTAATCATGCCTGTATTTGCGATTGTAATCATGCCTGTATTTGCGATTGTAATCATGCCTGTATTTGCGATTGTAATCATGCCTGTATTTGCGATTGTGCTTATGCTTGTACTTGTGATTGTAATCATGCCTGTATTTGTGATTGTTATTATGTAACATCGTATGTTCCTAGTGGATGTTATAGTCACAAAAATTAATAGGAGGTTAAAAAATGTTGGCTGTTAAGATATTTCCTTTAGATGAAAAGAAAGCTAGAATAACAGGTTCTGGTGATATACCAGAAGGGAGCAGTGATCCTACAGTGTATATAGGTGTTTCAGATGAAGTGTATAAATTTGTATGTGATAACATCGAAGAACATATATTAATCTGTCCTAGAAACGTGGAAGAATTGAAAGTGGATATGATAGAGGTTAAGGCTGCCAATATTCTAATAGAGTTAAAACATACAGCTGTAAAGGCATACAAAAATTTCCATTTGGGTAGAGTTATGGATCCAGAATTTCTCATTACATTTATAGATTATACCATGTTGAATAATAAATTTTGTTCACATGGGTTTTTTATAACACAGGATAATAAAGAAGAGATGTATCTTGACATACTGAATACCGGTGATATGTCACTTATAGAATCATTGGAGCGATACCTTAATGTTTCTGATAAAATATGTGAGTATTGGTGCCATACGGATAATTTAATTAAATTCAAAGAAGAAATTTATAATGCCGAAAGTAGGGAAGAATTGGAAGAGATATATAAAAGGTATTGTTACGGTCAAAGTTTCATTAAGTAATTAAATGTTTAGCGATAAAAACATTATATTATTCGGTTTGGTATTAGATGCCGAATCTAACATTACTCCAATGGGGTCATTATATGACGCATTGGAGTATTTTATGTTTATATATAAGCATAACAAAGATGTACATCTCATCTTTAATATAATTAAGATTAATCGGTATGTTAAGGATGTAAAAATAGAAAGTATAAAGAATGAAATAGTAAAAATAATCAATGGTAAATATGACATAAGCGATTACTCATTTATGGGTAATGTTCATGTTCTGAATTTAAAAGACTTGTTCTTTAAAAATAAACCAAATATAGTCATGACTGTTGATCTTACGATGCCTTTCGGCTTTAAAAATTTTATGTGTAGAGCTAAAGAAGTCATAATAATACCTGAATATACGACCAGTATGTATTACTATAAATCAAAAAAGAATAAGGTTACCTATTTTACTGAAATGTCATTTTGTTATTCAGATGTCCCTTATAAAATGAAGATTGATTTTGAATCGCATAAGAAGATAGATAAGTTTGATAATAAATTATATGTTAATTATCCAAAGTATGATGCTAAAAATAGACCAGAAGTGTTAGATTTTGCCTGTGATATAGGCAAAGAATTGTTGATTAAAGAAGATCGATATTTCTATGATCTTCATGAAAGGTTTGATGAATATGTTTATTTTCAATCGGATAGATGGTTTGATCCTCACCCAAGATTATTTCATGAATGTAAATTATACAATAAACCCTATCACTATAAGAGTATTGGTGTAAAGGATGGATCTTATTATCGATATAAAGATAGTCTGGCCGAGAATCTTAGTGACCGACAACTGACAAAGGATGATATTATTGTTAAAATGATGTCTTAATTAATAATTTGTGAGGTACCTATGAAGGTTTTTTCTGAGAATGAGTGGAGTCCCCTGAAAGAAGTTATTGTTGGTTCTGCTTTTTCTGATTACGTTTTTGATGTCGACCTATCTTTTAAGTTGTTTTTTCGTGATAATTATTCTTGGGGAGCCAGAAAAGGATCCCCAGAAAGAATTGTAATAAAAAAGAAATATGTAGATGAATTACAAGAAGATGTTGAATGTTTTTCCGAAACACTCACAGACTTAGGTATTAATGTACACAGACCAAATGATATAAAAAAGGTCGTTAGGGTTAAAACTCCTCATTGGTCAACAGAAATAATTCCAGCACTGAATGTTCGTGATCAGACCGTTATACTCGGTGATACTATTCTTGAAACATCACCATGTGTGAGGAATAGATATTTTGAAAACGACCTCATGAAAGACATTTTTTATGAGGGTTTTCTTGATGGGGCTAATTGGATGGTGATGCCTAGACCTATCATGACCGATAACAGTTTTGACAGGAACCTTTTAGATCACAAGTCAAAGTTGAACTCAATACCAGACAAACCGTTCGATCATAGCGATTTGTTCCTAAACCCAAACGATATCATACCTGATGCTAATGACCTGAAAATACATGAAATGATGATTGATGGCGCTCAACTGGTACGTTTTGGGAAAGATATCATAATCAATATTTCCAACAAAAATCATTACTTGGGGTACCTGTGGATTAAAAGACAATTCCCTCAGTATAATTACCATCCAGTTTATTCGCTGTGTGATAACCATTTGGATACACTGATAGTTCCTCTATGCGAAGGTGTTTTGTTGTTAAGGTCTAAGAAGTTTGAAGAATTCCTACCCCCATTTCTAAAAGATTGGAAGATCATATATCCACCTGAGATAAGAAGTGATATGTTCCCTAAATATGATTCAACCGACCTTATATTAACATCACCATATATTGACATGAACATATTATCGGTTGATGGTAATAAGATAATTGTAAATGAGTTGTTCCCTGAACTATCTGAACTGTTGTATAGTGAGGGGTTTGATCCCATTCCAGTGCGACACAGACATAGGAAGATATTTGCTGGTGGATTCCACTGTTTCACATTGGATCTGTTGAGAGGTTAGATGGAAGTACAAGGAAAAAGGGTGATGTTTGGGCCACCAAGAGGATATACATCTTCTATATGGGATTATTTTAAGGTTCTTCCCGATTATCATACTCACAAAACCAAAGAGTTTGACAGGGATACGATTCATGCCATGTCTGACGAAGATGCTTACAAAGAGTATTTACAAGGATATGATGGTTCGAAGCCATTTATAGATTGTTGTTTGTTGTATTATAACAACCATGCCAACTTATCGTTTATTAAGGATTTGTTATTTACCGATCTGGACTGCTCTGTGTATAATGTCAGGTCATACAAAGCCGCCGTAAAATCTTATTATCTAATGGTTATGAGAACCATGAATAAATTTTATATGGTCGATGATTTTGAATACTACGACCAAGCAGGTAAAGATAGGTTGTTTGATTTTGCATATAACCGATTCTCTGTTGAATGGCATCTAAACTATATTAAAAATACCTGTAGGTATAAAGGTGATGTATATTTCGTGCAAGGTGTTGATATACATGAAGTGATGAACACCTTTAATATGAGAATACCGAATTATGGATTACAGAAACTTAATTCGACAGCATCACATCTTGTGATTAAACCAAGACTCAAGTATATGCTTGAAAGGTTTAGAGAGTTCGAGCGGTACTGGTCAGACAATATAGAAAAATGTCATGCTGTTAGGGAGAACAACATTAAGATACTGAAAGAATCAAGATTCATAGGGAAATTTGACGAGGATTTATATAGACGTGAATAACAACCAAAAAATAAATCGAAAGTATTTAGAGCCTTTAATGAACTGGTGTCAAGAACATCCTTTAAGTGAGTTTGGTGTCATATATGATAATGAGAGATACTTTGCTGATTATCTTGGCGTTAAGACATTCAAGTTTGTGAATTCTGGCACATCAGCATTAGATTTGATAATGAAGAGAATATCTATCGATAGACCTAAACCTCTGATCTATGGACCCTCATTCTGTCATGTATCATGGATCAATGTTTGTGAATGGAATGACTTTGAATATTATTTTGTTGATGTTAAGGAAGATACCCTATCTATTGATCCCGTAAAATTGAAGGAGATGATCGTAGAAAAAGGAGTTCCTGATATCGTTGTTATGGTTGATATGGGTGGTTACGTTGGCGATGATACGTTGACTGTGAGGGAGATATGCGACTCTCATGGTATAATTTTGGTTGAAGATGCCGCGAATGCCTTCGGTCAACAGTATAAGGGTTATAAGGCTGGAACTATTGGTGATTTCTCATTCTTCTCATTTTCCAATCCCAAACTTCTGACGTGTGGTGAGGGGGGTGCTATTGTATGTAATGGTGACGACTTTAATGATTCTTTTGAGGAAATGATTTATCAGGGTGGATGGTATAAATACGGAAAGTCCAGACGAACAAATGGTCTAAATTATATTATGTCTAACTGGATGACTCAGTTATTAAGATATCAATTAGATGACATAGAGACGATCCAGAAAGAACGTCATGACCAGTTTTTAGTATATTCGGATAAATTTAATTTATTTAGATATGATTCTGATAATAAATATTATTCGCCAAGTTATTACTGCTACAGACAGAAAGGTGTATCAAAAAGGATATTCGAGCGTATGACTAAATTGGAAATGTATAGGTATAAAAACCATGATCCTGAGTGTAAAGTGGGTCAGTTGTTAGAAGATGAACTTGTATACCTTTATATGGAGTATAAATGAAACTATTGTTTATTGACCTTCCGTTTCTTGATATGAAGAATAATGACCTTAATTTAGGGCTAAGGTATTTGTTGGGGTATTTAGACCAGAATGATATTGCCTATGACCTGCTTGACTTTAAAGGTACTGATTATTTAGAGAAGTATCGAAAGATCGTATATTTCACTTCCACGAAAGCATATCAAAGTTACCGTGAAGATATTGAAAGACGAGAAAGTTTCAAACAAACGGTACATGAATTTATACCATATATCCAAACGTTTGATGTTGTAGCATTCAGTATCTTCTTTGAATTGAACAAGGTACATTTTGATGAAATGTATGAGACATTAAAACCACATTTAAAACCTAATCAAAAAGTGGTTATCGGTGGAAATTATCTACGACATTATGACCATCACCTTCAATTCAAAGACTTTGATGGTGATGTCGTTGTTGGACCGGGGGAGCCTTATTTCCAAAAAATGTTTGGTTTACCTGATTTTGATTTGTATTCATACAATCATTCACCTTGCACCAATCCTTACGCTGTTCCGATAATAGGATCCCATGGATGTGTCAATAAATGTGTATTTTGTACACATAGAAGAATAGATATGTGGCACCGTAAGCCAGAGTACATTGTTAAAGAGATTGCTCATTTTTACACGAAATACCATAAAACTCGTTTTACTATAAAAATGGATAATATGTTAAATGATTACGAAAAACATAACGATTTGATGGAGAAGTTGTCCTTGTTAAACAGGACTATTTTAAGATCAAAACTTAAATGGTCAACCAGTTTTTCTTTGTCGAGATATAAAGATTTTGTCGAAAAAGTTGATATCAATAAAATAAGAGAAGCTGGATGCGATACGTTACTTATAGGGGTGGAAAGCTATAATGAAAATGTCAGAAAATCGTTAAATAAGCCTAGATTTGATATGGATGATATAGAAAATTTTTATAAGTTATTTAGAGATAATGGGATCAAAGTTTGTCAGAATCTAATGATCGGATATATATCAGAAACTGATGATGATTTTGATAAAAGTGTTGAGATGACTAAGTATATTATGGATAGATACAGTGATGTTGTCGTTTATACGGACATTTGGACCTACATAATTAACAGCGAGTACAACTATAGAGGGTACGAAAAGGAATTGTATTTTAGAGAAGACGGTCATTGGGTGTATAGGGATAACACTCACGAAAAACGTATGCATCGTAAAGATGTAATGTTATCCTTGATGTCTAATTACGGTGAAAAACATTGTATGATAGTAGGACAAGACAATTCAGGAATTATTATGGTATAAAGAGGAGTAACATGTTATATTACAATCCGTTTGCAATGAAGAAAATTTTACATAAAAATGATTATGAATATGATCTGTTTTATTTGAATAGGGCGGCTGCACCAAAGTTCGATAGGACGGGGTTATTCACCAAATTTGATATAAGTGAGAAATATAATTTTCAATCTATATTCAGAATGCCAGATTTTTCAACCCCCTACAACAAAAACTTCGAGGAAACGGCTATGAATACGGCCAAGAAAATTGTTGAATCGGAAGAACAATTTAACTTATTTTGGTCAGGTGGTTTGGACTCAACAACAGTTTTGATATGTCTTCATCAATGGCGTGATATTATTAAGGATAAAATTAAGATTATTATGACCAATGCTTCTATATACGATAATAATTATGCATACAATGAGATAATTAAACATAATTATGATCATGTTGTGTGTGATGATTTTGGTGGGGCTTTGGATTATTATTCATTAGAGTTTATGAATGTAACAGGGGATGCCAGTGAATCTATATACGGATGGTCTGGAGTTTTACAGAACTTTACGAGAGAGTTAGGGGTTGATGGGTTATATATAAAACTTAAGGATATTCCTAAACTCAGAAATAGAATAAGCATTGATAATTATGCAACATTCGAATATTATTTGAAATTGTATGAACTGATCAAGGTGACCCTACCAGCATGTCCTATTGATATTGTTGATATTCAGGATCTTAACTGGTGGTTCGTGTTTAATTTCT